TGTATTTCTATTCCGTTACTTCGGTCATGATAACTAATTCCTTTTGATTTAAGATAATTTTGAATACGTCTATAGTTGGTGCTGTCCAATAGCCCTTGAAAGGATTCTATTGATTTCATCATGCTATAGGCGCTGGCTCTTTGTTATTTAATTTGTTAATCATTGATGTGTAGGCATCTATTACAGGTATTTTTCTATGTCGTTCTAATACCTCTAAATAAACTGTCATTGTTTTTTTTTCTTTATCAAATATTCGCTCTCGATATATTAACTGATACCATTGACATGCCAGAGCATTTAATATAACTTGATACGCTTGCAAATCTTCTGTATTACTTAAATCAAAAGTAAACGCAAAAGCAGTGGTTGAAATTGGAATATTAGGCACATCTTCAGGTGAAATTGCAGCTTCACCTCCCGGAGGTACTACATAAGGCACTGTATCAGAATATCTGCTACCAAAAACAAATCTACCGCCCGGTGAATTATATATTACCCCGGGCGGCATATTTTGAGCAAATTGTGTAAGGTCTAATGGACGTTTTGATGATAACATAATTCTTAAGCATATTTAAATTTAAAGCCTTTAGTCTGACTGCGCATACCACTTGCAACTCTACTAACCATTCCCGAGGTAGAAGCAATATATTTTGCGGCGGCAGTTACGGTATCAAAAGATCGTAACTGATTACCTTCCAAGTCAAATTGGATCACTTTTCGCTCTTGACTTGGACGTTTAATTAAATACTGCTTAATACGATCAATTGCATACTGCTCACCTTCTTTACGCAACCAACCTGATAATGTACCTTGACCAACATTTATCTCACGACTCCATTCTGTGACTGTTTTTGTAACATTGTTAACTGTTAATCGTCTATTGTTACTGCGATTATTACAATTTACTTTTCGTGTTACAAATCTACAATTATCTGGAGTATAAGAGCCATTATTATCTATTCGATCACACTGTAATCCAATTTCATGTTTTTCTTCCGCTTCATAAAGTGCCCAATTAATAAATGCTGCTCGGCTATTCCTCCATTCTTCACAAACTGTAACTCCTTTACCGCCATAACGAGGATAATTACTGTCAGCTGGATCATAACAACGACTGATCATTAAACGATATACATTTAATAAAGTCGCTAATTTATCAATTAAGCTATCATCTAATTTATTTTTCATAATTTTTATTCGTTGTATGTATATTCTTGAATGTCGGCCGGTTCAGGTATTTTTGCCCATCTCAGCAACTTATAACCGTTTACTTTACTATTATCGCTACAAAGAGAGCAATAAAAGCCTACAAAACCTAACCTCATAATTTTTAATTCACTACCTATTTGAGACATCGTACCAATAAATACTTGTCGACATATATAAGCTGGATTTTGCCCATATTTGTGCCGATCAATCACATCAAACCAACACGGCGTCTGCTCTGGCGGCTCTTCATACTCAGCATCAGTCCACTCTAATTTCATTTAAATCCAAAGAATTTAGCTAATTCAGGTATATCAACGTTACCAATTTTAGCTAATCCGTTGAGCGTTTGCATATTTGGTTTAATTCCCCCTAAGCCCACAAACACCCTCAAGCTATCAACGCCGCGTGCTGAGGTATTCTCATAAATACCCGGATGCAACATCATAGATGCGTGTTTAGAGCTATTTCTTAGCATCTCCAACCCATTCATCAATTCTTCATTCGAGAATGCGTTAAGAACATTTGTGCCGGCCAAAATAATACACGCAGCTTGCGACGCATGTGAAATATCCGCGTCAGATAAAGTGGCGCTCTGATACGTGGCCATAATAGCCTTTGACAATACATCGCTACCTTCTTGCCAATTTGGAATGCCGGACATGCCCAAAGTTACCATGCCGCTGCTCAACAATTGCGAGAAGTCAGCTTTATCAAAGGATTGAATAGCTGGCGTAGCTGAAAGGACATTAAGCGTATGCAGCATAGTAACTACATCTTTATTAGCGTCTTTATGTAGCGAACCTACCGTCGATTTCCTAATTCTAGCTACTCGTGCATTATCTATAATCAACAACGGTGCCGGATTTAATCTAGCAAATGCTTCATACGCGCCCAGCGCATTAGCTGCCACTCGGCTACCTTCGGCATTCTGCGGCAGGGAAAGTATCGCACCGACTTTAGCGTTTATAGCATTGATTTCGATATACTCTTTCAACGCTTTAACAAGTTCTGGGCCACCACCGCTTCCAGTCCCGCCACCTAAACCAGCACAAACCATTACAAAGTCAAATTCAGTACCAAGGATTTCCTTGAAATAGTTCATAAACTGAACTTTGTTTTGCGGCTTACTCATCAAATCTTTTGATACCGCCGGATTCTTACCTGATCCGCCTATATTAAGATTTACAAATTCAAGGTCTTCATTTAACCCAGCACGGTCTTGAAGGCACGTATTTATAGCTAAACACCGACGGTAGCCGCGCTCATAAAATTCATTAACAATCCTACCACCAGCAGCGCCAACACCGACAAAAGCTAGCTTAAGGGCAACTGGCTCTGAATGCTGGTCTTTTTCTGGGCCACTTTCGGGATTTACTGCAATTACCTCTTGAATTTCTTCATCAAAAATACTGTTACTCATGTTTTATTTATCTTGTTTAGCTACTAGCTTACTTACGCCGTCTGTAAATACTACCTCAACGTCTTTTAATGACGCATTGTGGGCCGCCAGCGTCTTAGCGATTACAGATAAAGTGTACTGCCCGCAGCCAGGTATGTCAAGCACCTGCTGTTGAGTCATAGCCATTAATTCCCCGACTTTCGCAATACCCGCTCGCGCCAATACGGCCCTGACACGACCACTAAACGCAAAGAAGCTACTCACCGGAACGTCAATAAGTAGCATATTCGAGCCAGGCTGCTCAAACTCCATTAAGTCTAAACGCTGACCAGTCAAGGCTATGCACAAATAGTCAAGAACATTTATAATTTTATCTAATTTAACATTGGTTTCATTACGAAACTCTTTAATCTTACACTCTAAATAAGTGGCATCTGACATTTAAATTTCTCCAAATAATTAGCTAACCTCCAGCTCTGCATCTTCTCAATCCAATCTGCCAAGGATCTACCCGTTTTGCGCCACTCAAAGAAATATGGCGCAGCCAGTAATTCAGAAACAGTAAGGGCGAAGTCTTTTTGAGACCATTCTTCTGATTTTCTCTCTCTTAACGATCTACGTTGTGCATAAATTGATTGCTCAAACTCATATAATACCGTTTCTACTTTCTCAAACTCTTCCTTATACTCTGGGAAATAAGCTAGAAACTCCTCACTTTCACCTGACCGTATTTGATCAAGTATTCGCTCAACAGTGAGAACACCGTTGTTCTTTAGATAAGACGCACTCAACCAAGCTGGGCCTTTGATTTTTACTCTGTTATAGTTCTTATCTACTACAACATAGCCTTCTTTATTAAAACCTAGCTTAGCTGCACTAGCCACACACTCATCAAGATTCGACAATCTATGATGTGGAGCCCAAGGAAAGCCCTCTATCATGGCCGCCACTTCCTTTAATGTTGTCATATCTCGTGTACCAATATGATAAAGAAAGACTTCTTTATATGGAACTACGACCCTATTAAGTGGGCCGCACAGCTCAAACATATAGCAATAATTCTTATTTAGCCTGTCGAAATTTCCTCCCTGATTATTCCACGCTTCCATAAAATAGGCGTAGAAAGAAATGCCATTAGCCTGATCAAGAAGCGCATCTCTTGCGTCTATGCAATTATTAGTAGAGATATGCCAACCGCAATCATACCAAACTTTCATTAGTGAGCCATCAAGCTTCTCCAAAACTCTAGCTGAGTTCCAGTCAATTTTAGCCGCATGTCCTTCACCGTAATTGAAAAACTTATTGAAAGCTTGGCAAACTACTTTATAATCTTTACTGCCGTCAATTCGTCTTAGTATAATTCCTCTAGCTTCTTGTACAATCGGCAAAGAGAAATTGGACTCAACCATGTTGTACGAGAAAAGCACATAATCATCATTTATTTTAATATTTAAAGAATACGGAGGGGCGAGCAACTCATCAACCCACTCCTTTTGTGTACTCTTTGAATTAACAAATTTTACCAATTCTAGTTCCATTTATGCCCTTTCTCTCTTGGAGTAGCCGCTGAATGATACATACCATCCAAACCATCTATAATACGACCATCTTTATCTTTACCGTATGATGAAATCGCTAAACCTCCATAGTCTCTAGAAGTTATGAGGCCTAGCCTAATCGTAGCTAACTCGCGCTCTGCTGCTATTGCCGCCCATTTTTTACGTAATTTTTTACGTCGTTTTCTATTCCGCAGTTTTTCACTCACCGTAAATTCCCTCATGCTTAAATCCGTTCCATTTATGCTCGCACCAAGGACGCGCCCACTCACAGCGACGACAAATAATTTCATCATCATTTTTAGCCATCATAGCCGCCTCAAAGCGCATACGGATTTTTCCATTAATAATTTCATCATAAGTTTGATAGTAAAGATTACCTAGCGGATGCGCTAGTTCAAAATCCATACAACAAGGAATCACAGTACCGTCAGGCAATACAATTGTGGCTTCTGCACATGTCGGTCTCGGTTCAAGAGCATTATTACTAAACCGCCTATTACAAAGAATCGGGGTTTCTTTAGGCCAGCTAACTGGTGCGTCAGTTGAAAATTTAAGCTCTTTTAATGCGTCTCGATCAATGAGTTCCAGTCTTGCTGAAATTTTCTCATCACGAATATATTCCGCATCTATAATTTCTTTAACTTTTTCATGCGGCTCGCCGACACACATATACTGTGTGCCGGATTTATTTATTGCTGCATAGAGTGCTAAGTTTTGAAGATATTGTTTAGTTATCTTGATTTTAGTAAATCCCTCAGCATCAGGTAAATGAATTACTGTAACATCTGAAGGCGTATACGCAATTTTAGTAACTAGCTCTTCAGTTATCTCAGATAATGTGGTGAATAGGTATATTTTTCTACCGTCCTCTACCGCATAATCTAACATGTGCGTAAAATCTGGATTATGACATGGTTCGCTAAACCCGGCAAAATCTATAATTACATCTTTTGGTATATTTTTGAGAAGAGCCTTAAAATTACGCAAATTTATAGTGGCTCTTCTATTTTTATCGTGTTTATAATACTCTCGCAATAATACCTGTTGCGGACAGTAAACACAATTATTTTTACACCCTATGTCGAGCGTAAATTCAACCCACCTATGACTCATTATTTTTTTCTAAATTAAGGTTATGGGTGCCGAAAGTAGAAAAAGCACGTTCAACTATTGTACTAAAATATGAAACATCGCGCACCAACGACCTATACTGAATTTCTCGCTGATCCTCAGAAATAGTGACATCGCCGCGCAAAAACTTGACAACTTTTTCAGGTATTGGGCGTTCAAATAGGATATAAGGATACTTGGCGTGCCCATCCGCATCTGCCTCACAGGTTGAGGTAGAACCCTGACAACAACCTTTAGTCGCGTAACCCCATTTATTTAGCTTAGCTATAAGGCCGCGCAATTCAATATCTATCTCTTCACTGCATAACGGAAGAGTATCATAATAGACATTCTTACTGCCTTTTTCAAAGAATTGCTGAATTGATTTAGCATAGACAGGTTTAACCCAATATCGCCAACTTGAGTAACTATCCCGCTTACCCTCTCTAACTAATCGAACATGCTGGGACTCTGGCGCATAACTTGACGGAGCCATTGTCATTTTAACAGCGTCTATAGCCATTGAAAAATGACCTTCATAAGGCGTATATAGTAGCTCAGGAATGTTTAGCGCTTCAATCTCTTCTCGATGATCCTCAAGAAATTTGGTATCAACACCAATATTTACTTGATTTAAACTAGATAAAGCGCTGCCGTTTTTAAGCTTTTTACTTTCTATGCTCTTTAACGTACGCTCATCACAATTAGCTCCTCGACCTACTGCCTTATAACCTAAGAGAACATACTTAACGCCGTAATAAGACTCAAGACAGCTAAGAATCTTCTCAATATCCGACACTCCGTCCACCATCTGAACTGCGTACTTAAAGCTTGAAATATCGTGATAATGCACAATACTCTGTATTTTCTTTGCGTCACTATAAGCATTTTGAGCTGAGAAAGCTACTCTGCCGACATATTTTTTTAGAAATTTAACATTTTCTTCCGTAAACCACGCATAATTCTTTGTGGTAAAGTTAACTGAAAGATCGTACTTGTACGCTTGTTTAATTATTTCCTTGAAATCCGGATGCTTAGTTGGCTCGCCGCCACCGAGTACAACCTCGGGAACACCTAGCTGAGCTAGTGACCTCAAAATAGTAATAACATCTTCCGTCTTTGCATGACGCCCCTTCTCCGTAGAATTCGCGTAACAAAACTCACATTCTTGCTCACAATAATCAGTAATCTTGAGATCAACTAATTCTGGTATTGAGGCATACGTAATCGGAGCGTCATCAAATCTGATCCGAAGCTTATTACCAGTATGCTTGTCAAATAATAACCAATAACCAGTCACGGGATCTTTACGACATCTAGTAAAGTTGTTATGCTGTAGCCTTCCAATAAGGCTTTTACCTTCGTATTTCAGCGATAACTCACGAAACGCTTCTGTGAAATTATTATTGTCTCCAAACAAAATAACATTTTCTTGAAGCAGCCACTCTTTAAACTCCTTAAAGAACTCTTCGCAAGGCAGCTTACCTCCTACTGGAATAGGAAGATCGATAGGGTCACTTCCGCTTAGGCTCCTAGACACAAATTCACGCGGGTTATCCATTTCCAACCACTCTCGTGCGTAATATTCCCAAATGTATTTAGGAAGACCTTTGTAACACAAAGAATGCGACAAGAAAGTACCGATATAATCTAGCTTCTTGCGACGATCAACAACCATAAATGCTTCAGAATTAAAGTCATCTATTGTTAAATGCCCACACTCTTCTGAGCTAGGGTCTGGTTTATCCTTTGGAAATAATATAAATGAATGAGTACTACTCGAATTACACGCAAAGCCCAATCTGATGTTATGAATTTTCATTGTGAACTGTAACTGTTATTATTCCCTGAGGATTAAACCTCATATCTTCAGTATGACAAGCTGCATTAATTATTGTAGCTCCATTATTTAATCGTCCAATATACCCCGCTCCCTGGTGGTTATGCCCAAAAATGAATAATTTTAATTGTGGTAAACTCTCGGCCACCACTGTTAGTTCTTCACTGCCTATGTCTCTATTGTCACTAGTAATACTGCCGTTAAAGAAAGCTGGCGGGCTATGAGTAATTAAAACGTCCGTGTCTATGGACGGGTTAAACTTCAGCTTATCTACCGGAAGTTGGTAATTCCAATTTCCATAAACTGAAGTATACGGAGACCCCCAAAATTTTAAACCTTTATAGGTAATTTCCTGTTCGTGCAAAAAGATAACCGATTTCTTTGTTATCTTTTTTGTACCAGCGACATAAGCAGCATTATCAGGAAAATGTTTAGCTATTTTCCAGAAATCGTGATTCCCGGCGACCCCAATAATTGGGCACCGAGCATGCTTTGCGGCAGCATGAAGTAAATCAATAAAACCGTTGTAAATTTGATGGAGAACAATGTCGCCAGCTAAGATAATTAAATCAGCGTTTGCTTCACGAGCTACGCCGCTTACCCTAGCTAGCACCAAGCTGGAACCGTGTATATCTGCTGCGCAGACTATTTTAAATTGTTTCATAAGCATAAATTGGCCATTTCACCCATTTTAACTTTGGTAATTTCATAGCGGCAAAACATCCTCCAGATGAAAGATCACCACATTACGCCCTGGCAGCGTCTCATGAATTAGTTTCTCAATTAATGTCCATTTACCGCCAGCTAACCCCGCACCAAATAGGGGTGCAATAATCCGCACGTCGTTAGGTATTCTTTCAGCTACTTTTTGAAGGCAGCTTTTAATGGCCTCGTAATCAATAGGTGTTGGATTATCTGGGCCAATTACGCCATTTTGCCCGATCATATTAACAATCTTAATGTCAACACCGTCAGGACTGCTGTTGTCAGCGTAATAAAAATGCTCAACTACCTGAATCTGCCCTAGCCCAAAAATACCTGAAGCAACAGCTCGAATATTTTTAGGGTAGCAATCTCCTGGGTTATTAAACCAGCACTTATAAGCTATCTTACTTATTGGAGCAAAATGCTCTAAAGGCACAACAAAGCCACTACCCCAACCGCCGATGTTATTACAGCAGTGAATAATTACATCCCTATCCTGGACGTGCTCGAATAAGTTTCCTTTTATATACTCTATTGGCATGGCTTATGCGTTGTAAATGAGAATGAAAACTAACACTAATAAGATTAAAAATAGCAGAAAAAATATTGCAGCCATTTATTTTTCTTTTAACGAAAACAAGAATTTATTCGATATTGTCTTCCAACTAATCATAGCATCTTTATGACATTTCCAAACTAATCCTTCACGTTCCTGTTCCGGACATAGAACACTCGCTCCCTCAGCATAAGTGAGTGCGTCAGAGACAACAAATTCCTTTAGCTTTGTCATAAAATACGTCCAGTATTGATCCTGCTCAATTGACATGTCGTTAACAAAGGACATGGCCGCATTGATCTGATTTGATGACGGCGCAAAAGTAAGCCACTCCGCTATAACCGGTACTTCAAGAATTGGCGGCGCGTCAGGTTCGTAAGTATTTAGCTCGGCGATTAAATTCCTCCGGTCAATTGGGCTCAGATATCGGCTCATCTCAACATCATAAACATCAAAGACCCTCATTTCTGTCTCAGTCAGTCGATATTTATTTTTCTGAATACCCGGCCCAATAATTTCTGAAGAAATAGCGTACATAACCCCGTTAGTTTTACAATACGCACCTAACCTCTCTTCCAGCTTATACTTACGTGCCATGTCCCAGTAAACTGAGTTATAACATACTGTTTTTGTAAAAACTGTACCGTCATCATTACGGAACGTTTTCTCTTCTGGAATTGGTTCTTTTAGTTCTAAGTTACGAGAACATACGTGAAATTGCCAGTCTATAAATCTCTCGTGAGGAGCTAACACGCGGCCTCCACGACCACCTATTACAAAATTACTATTGGCAGTAAAGCCACACGTAAAGCTAGTGCCATCTAATTTCTCCTCAACTGTGACAGTATGCCCATACAGCTGCATCAATTTACCAATACCAAATGACTGAAGATTTTCTTGGTCTGTTTTACGGAAACGTCCAATAAAATTGCCTTTACGTTGCCCGATGTTAAAACCAAAACCGCCAAATACGGGCGCCATATATTTCTTAATCCCCAATTGCTGACCCACGTCGGTACCGTCAGGGATGCTCTGATTCAGCTCAGGGAACTCTGTCAAAGCTACGGCATAACCTTGTGAAATTTGTCCACGAAGCTTGATGCTTTTAATACGATAACCTTCTTTACCCCTTAAAGCCTTATTGCTTCTGCCTTCCAGTATGGAATAGCGCTCTTCTTTAGGGAGCCAAGCATCCAGCTCGAAGAACACGCAACGATCTCCAACTTTACAAGAATTACGACCCATAACTACTTCCCAACCATTTGTTGTAAAAGTAACAACATCCAAATTATCCGAATCTGGTACTTTTCGTACTGAATTAATGGTCGTTACAGTAGCTAAATTTGCTATTTTATCTTCATTAAATGCTTGCTCTTGATCGGCCGCTTTATCTATTTCATCTGCCACCGGAGTATACGGTGCAATTTTTACATTATCTGTATACATTTCTTTCCTTTCAAAGGTGCAAATATTATCCCCTACCTGTAAAACACGAGTAAACGCTGGCAACGGATCACTTAATTTGAGGTAATTATCATCAGCTTCGTTCTTATGTGCCCATAATTTTTTACCATTAATATAAATAGAGCCCCGCAGGGCTGCCCGACGCATTTCTGCGCCGGTACGTACCAGCCCTGAACTCAAAATCACATCTGCAATTGTTTGTGTCATGCTTTGAAACTGTCTTTAACATAGTTATTAAGTTGTGCCGGAACTTTAACATAGTCTATTTCTTTAGACCACACTATCTCATCTCCATCTAAATGTGGATACATTGAAGCCGATGGCTGCCAGCGCCCAGTCCATTTCAGAATAGTAATTTCCCAGCCGTCTTTATCTGTTTCATGTGCAGCCAGCGTTAATAACGCATTCTCAACCTCGTAACGATTTAAGAAAATACCAAACTGTACTGTCTCATCACGAACTTGAAGCTCTAGTGTCCAAACGCCTACAGTACAACTAGAGGGCAGCTTCAGCTTACGCATTATCGTATCCAAAATATTCTTAGTATTGGCTTTAGTTGCTGTAGCTATTACACTCATTTAACTGTGCCCGCAAATTGCTGACATGATGCCCTTTAAACCATCGTGTACAGTTTCTGCTAAATGGTTAAAACCTCTTTCTATTACGTCAGCTATTTTATCCGTGTCGCACTCCGACAGGCAGGCTACAATATCCGCTAACTCCTTTCTAATTGGGTCAGCGATCTCGTCTTCATTTATTGCGCTTTGATTATTGGCCTGAGCTAACTCATTTTTAATATCTTCAAGCATGGAAACCAATCTCGAATCGTCAAACATCAACACCTCCCATTAAACACTGCAATTTGAACCTTGCATAATCCATTTTTAATTCATCACTCCTTGCGCATTTCTTGAAGAATGTACAGGTTTCTTCCCCCAGTATCTCCAAGCAAATATGGCGCACACAATATTCGGCATATTCGTCACTATTATTAACTGTTTTACCTAGTGCGTCAGTTAACACTTTGACCGCTGCTTTAAACTTTTCTTCTGTAATGACTTTTGGAGTGTCACCAAAAATCATAGGGTTATCCGCAAATGGGTGTAACGTTGTAATCTTTAGTTTTTTTTGTCTTTTTTTTTTCTTAGTCACAGGGCGAACAAATATATGAAGATTCTTCTACTATGTTTAAATAATCCTTAATATAACCTAAAGGCATCACACAAGTTGGAAATAACCGGTTCTTACCATTAATAATTCGCTTTGAGCCTGCTCCGCCAGGGAGAGTGTATACCATGTCCAATCCCGGATAAGAATGCCACGCTAGCGGCATGCCATGACCTACATAATTATGGCATGCTCTAATGGCTTCAGCTATGGAAAAAAATCGACAGAGTCGGCCATTTTTATATTTCTCAAAAGGAATCGGCCCAGAATGCCACGTTAGAGGCACTTCTCCAAAGAACAGCTCAAAGTTAGCTGGCTTACGGACTTCCGGAAGGTTCTTCACCCATACGGGGATCTCCTGATAATACGATAACTGGCTCGCCACTTCGTCTTGTAAATGCGAATCCCGCTTCCATTCTTGTTTTTGTTTCATTTAAATCTTTCTCCAGCATAACAATCCTTGCATCTAATTCACTACTAATCCTGGTTGACATATTCATAAAACCAGTTGACACTGTGCAAACTAATAGCACTACTCCGATGATCAAAACACTATTACTAATGGTCATGACATTCAGCCACCATACCCGCTCCTTAAACCGATCCCACGTTTCATATTTACCCATCTTTTTCTATTACCTCCGGATTTTGTATCACTTGAAACATTTCATCTATTGAATCACGCAAGGAATAAACTATTTTAGACGTACTATTTAAAGCAAACTCCCTGCGCACTAAATCTACATATAGTGTGTGACTTCCGTCGTCACCCTGATAGAAAGCATCCCACATAACTTCAGACAAAAGATCCTTAACTTTAAGCTGCGTTAAAGCCAAATTATCAAAGCTACAGGCTTTGAAACTTGTCATTATTGCCGGGAGTAATTTCCACAGCCTGTGCTGTTCTTGCTCAATACTCTCAGAATAATGTTCTACGCCCCTACGGAATTTCTTGTAGCCCAGAATAAGAAGCTTTAATCCTTTATTTCGCAACTCCCAAATATCATCAACCTTAGTTGCTCCGTTAATAACATGAATTACTGCATTAGGAAATTTCTGTACCGCACCGATGAATGCTTCGCCAGGAGTCACAAGTGAAATACCTAGGCCGTAGATTAGCTTTTTAGCTACTAACTCCTCTATGAAAGGTAATTTGTTTATAAAATGATTTTGATTTACCGTTATATTAGCTATAACCTGTTTCTCTTGGAGTATCTCAAGAAATGGGACAAGATTAGGATGAGCTAACGGATTACCTCCACCAATAGCTATCTCAGTAAACGGCCTTAAAGTCTCAATGAATACAGCACCAGCTATATTAGCGTGCTTACCGTCAAGGCTAGAATTTTCATGGCACCAAGGGCAATTCATTTCACAATAATCTGTGATCTTGCAATCTATACTTTCCGGAAATGCAGCTTTAAATTCCTCAGCGTCCGTTTCCTTTATCTTAGTACCATCTTCTGTGTTTATATGTACGGTATAGTTACCATTTTGATATGTATACCAGGTCAATTTTTAAACCTCCATTGATGTTTTCCTGCGGTTTTTCTATGTCCATTTAGTGATTGTCATTATCCACCTTTACTACTGCTGTTTTACCCAGAATAAGTGTCTCAATAGTGCACCCCTCATCTTCCAAGAAGGCAGCTAGTGAATTATAACTTTCACACGATTGATGATCAATATAACCCGATATATCCAAATATCTTCCACCGCTACTATGTGATTTCCATTCAATATTAATTAACTCAGTTGAAATACCTTTGTAACCAAACTTCTGTACGAACTCCTCAAGAGCTTTAAAGCCTTCAGTATTCCTGAAGTACTCCAATGGTGAGATATGATCCGGTATCTTCTCCTTTACAAGCTCTGTCATCGCCACCATAGTAAGTAGGTAAGCCAGCTTACTTAGTTGAGCGCGGAATTCTTCTGGCCCCCAACCGAACTCACCTAACTTAATAATAACTTCATTATTATCATTCGTTGGTAATGCCAGTGTATCAAGTAACGTCTTATCTTTTCCAAGCGTCAATGAATGCGTACTACTACTATTTGTTTCAAATACCCCGTATCTAATTATTTTCATTTTAATTCCTTAACCGTCCCAGCCAAAATATCCAAACGCTACGACACGGGTACCATTCTTACAAGTATGAACTTCATCAAATGTTTCCATATCAGCTTCATCAAAGAATTGTGTATAGGTTAATAGACGTTCATCCTCGTCATAATCGCAATCATCTTCACAGTCTTCCTCGTCATCATCACAGAAAGCACATTTGCCTTTCTGTTCTTCTGCCTTGATTAACTCACCTTTCCACTTGCTATAAAGCAGTTCGCCTCTTTTCCACTTCTCAAAATCTTCAAAGTCTACAAGAGTCAAACTATGTGTCGAACTACTATTTGTTTCAAATACTCCCGCTCTAATTATTTTTTTCATTTCTTTTTCTTTCAGATGTAGTGACCAGGGAACGCAGTTTCTAACTGATGCTCTATTCGCAACTTTCGTAAAATAGCTTCATCAGTGATAGGCTCCTCGTGACCATTACTTTCCCATACGGTATCCAAGAATTCTACAATCTCACGATTATAGTCAGGTAATCTTTCTTTAAGACGCATTAAGCTACCTAGCTGCTTTGCTTCAAAGTCAGCCCTTCTTTTCTGTAGCTTAATTAATGTATTTACTATTTCTTCTGTCCTAGAATCTACTTTTGTCCGTGTAACCTCAATATGTTCCCCAGCTGCATTATTAAATACTTTACTTACCCGCACATCCATCTGCGACGGATTCCGGTGATGGCGTTTCATTTCCGACATTCCATTTCTCCTGAATAAATTTTTGTAAATCTTTTACATATGATTCTCGCCACTGCTGTTCAGCAGAGCCATAAGATACGAGGGCACTATGATACTGGTACAGTAACGCACCAGCTACAAACCCTTGGAATATTAAGAAAGATATATCAGTAACTGGAATACCAATATCTGCAAACGTCTCAAAGGGTTCCTCAAAGACAGTGCAAGCTAAAATCCTATCACAGTAATCAGTATAGAACTTAATTGCTGGCTCTAATTTAGCCGGTGTAATATTATGTTCGGCCAGAAATAGATGAAACTCTGCATATTCTGGATTGGTTACAACATCAATAGCTGTTTTAACAGCTTGTGGATATAACCCAACGATTGAATGGCTGGGCTGGTAAAAGGGGCTGCCCTCAGCCCCTTGCGGTCGCATAAATAATCCCATTTAAGTTCTTTTCTTTGAAGCTATAGACACTGCATCTTCAACTGACCAGCCTCTATTTATTCTTTTTTGAATAGTACCGTGAGGTACTCCTAATTTCTCAGCCCAAAACTGTAATGGTTGTTTTTCACCATTTACTTCAAGTATACGATTACTTCTTTTGTTGCGTGAATTAATTAATCGTGTAGTCCATCTACAATTACTAGGACAATAATCACCATTATTATCAATTCTATCAATTTCTAAATTATCCGCATACTTATTAGATAAAGACCAATCACGAAAAGCAATAAAAGATTTAGACCACTCATCACACACTTTAATTCCACGCCCGCCATAATTTGGATAAGCTTGTGAATTTATATTTTGGCATCGTTTTAAAATATCTGCCCAAATACTATAGAGTCTACTTCTTTTTCCTCGTTGACTCTCCCCATGTTGTTCCCGAGTGGAAGGCCTACCAAACTCTTCACGAGTAATATCTTTATTGATTTTCAAACGATATTTAAGAGTATCAATAGATAATCCAATTTCTGTGAGGCTTCTACAATACTTTCAAATTCAAAAATTTTTCGTTTATTATGAGTAGCCATTAACTAACGTGTGGTCTTTTTTGCGTTATCTCTAATAATAGGTATATCCTTTGGACAAGATATACCTATTTTAACGCGTGAACCTTTAATTTCTCTAACGACAACTTCAATGTTGTCTCCAATAAAAATCTTTTCATTAACCGCTCGTGTTAAAACTAGGAACGGTTTCTTTTCTCCTTCTTCTTGTCCTTCAAATACTGGCATTTTTGTTTAAACTTCTTCTACGTGTGTAAGAGCATGCTCCATTGACCAGCCCTTTTTTAATCTATTGAGCAATACTGCTCTTGTTATTCCATATTCCTCACACCAATAGGCAACACAATGAGTTTCATTGTTGTACGTTAATAAACGATTTCCACGTTTATTACGTTGGTTCAACTTATGCGATACCCAACGACAATTATCTGGCATATAATCACCATCGTTATTAGGGTACCTGTCTAACTGTAAACCTTTTTTATATCCATTATTCACAGACCATTTTTCAAACTCTTCATAAACTGCCCACTCATTACAAATTTTTATTCCTCTTCCACCATAATTTTTATAAGCTACACAATTTGGATTTAAGCATCTTTGCCGCATACTTACCCAAATACTATATAGTTTAGGACGATTATTGTTACGTAAATGTCCATGTTTAGTATTAGCTTTAGCTCTTGCTTCAACACCAATACATCCACAACCTTGTATTCGTTTATTTTGTAATTGAGAACCTACAACATAAACAATTGTTTTAGCTACACATGAACATTGACATTTCCAATAAATACTACCACATTTATCTCGTCTAGTAGTTTCTTCAAGAACAGTTAAACGTCCAAATGTTTTATCTTTTAAATTTATTTTTGCTGGCACTATACTTCCTCAGCATGCGATGCAATAACTGTATCCACTGTATCAGAAAGAGTGATCCCGATGTCTTTCACAAGAGCTACAAAATCATTAATACTACTTGCCGCTGCGTCCAATGCATCCACACTCATACTTTCCAATGTCTCAATCGACACATCATCCCTCCATTCCGTAATCTTCACACCCAACTTCTCAAACTTCTTAGTCACCGACTCAACCAGGTCATGAAGCTGGACACAAAGACTCTCAATATCGCCTTCTCCCGCTAACTCGTCAAGAGCGTCGCCATCTTTCTTACCTTTAGGCTGAGCTACAACTTCGTCATCAATATTGTGCGAAACTGTCTTACGCTCAACCCCTAGAATAGCATCGACAGCCGCTCCTACCGCGCGAGAATAAAGAAGCTCTCCAGAAAAGATACGGTCGATAATCGATTGGCGGTCGATGGCATGCTCCTGAGAAGATAGGCGATTTAGCTCTCGAAGGTGCGCTAACGTTATTTTTACATTTTCTTTCCTGGCATCAGCTACTAATTGCACAAGATACTCATATCCCAAGATTTCACACAGCTTAGCTGCGTGATATAGGCTGCTGGTTGCTACGCCTAAAATTGAGGAAATAACCTCTACAAGATTATTGCTATATTCCTCCTTATCCTCTGAACTAGCTAGCTGCTCTCTACGAACAGCTACGTCATTTCCTAGAGAAAGCATGTTCTCCAGCTCGGTAAAGCTATTGAAATTCTTGCCATGCTTTTCTACCAACGCTTTATCTTCTGCGTCTAAGCCCGCCAATAAGGCATCATATTTTTCAGAAACGGTGACAGATTTTTTAGTTTTTGCCATAAATTTTTACTGACTAAGGGTTTGAAAGGCCCAAATATAGCAAAAATTTAGCTGATTGTCAAGGGGTAGGGCGGAAATTTACTTCCTGAATAAGCTTAATAAATTCGGAATTATCTTGAATAAACCTCGTAAATATAGTGGTAAGCGCCTCAATTTCGCGTTCTTTAGGTTGTTTTAACCCGCTGTGATAATAGGCGGCGTGAACAATTTCGTGCATTAATGTTCCAACATAGGTATCTCGTTCTACCTTATCAGAAACCTCAATTAGTCCTTTGGTGTAAGAAATCGTACCACAAATCTCCCTGTCGCCCTCATTTTCAAGCCTTTTTTGCTCAACCCGGTAATTTACTGGGCCAACTCTGATGGAATTTATTAGACTCATTCCGTCAGTATACCAGAAAAGTGGACACGTCGCCATCGAAGGCGATTCCGAAAATTGCATCAAATCAAGATACTACGTGTGTATCCGAGAGAAATAAATTCAGCTACCTTCTAGCTCGGCCTAGAAAATAACCTACACTAACCATACTTTCTTTCCTATTTCGTGGGGCTAGTACGGTAAAACAGGGCAATCTTAGTGGCGCCGGGTTTTCTCTACCAAGATTATCTCGATCAACCCGCTCGCTAAGCAGCGAGGGCGAAAGCTCTATTTTTGCCTTCTAAAATGTTTGCAGCTCGATTTTTACGCAGCCAACGAGGCCATCTGCGACACGCACTTTAATCTTCAGCTAATCACGTCGATCCCTTTCGTGCCCAAGATATTATTATATCAAATCCCAAAAAACATGAGAACTACAATCCTTATTGTTCCCATAACCGCCAAAACCGTCATACTTAAGGCCAGTGTTGCTAAGAGTAAACACAAACTATTAAACACCATAGTACCCATATCCATTTGCCTAAGCCAGTTCTTCATTTATTGTCCTTTTTACTGAATAAAAGCTTCTTAATTTCTTCCTTAGTTCCTTTGCACACATATTTACCGAACGTTGTATATAGCGTACAAGTTGACGTATCTTTAACTACTACTTCACGTATGCCTTGAATAGAGCCATAGGGTAAACAAACAGTTTCATTACCAACTAGCTCTATGTCATACCACACATCATTCCATGTGGCGGACTTATATGTTCCAAAGGGATTACTATTACTGCTAGCACCAAATAATTGTTCAAATATGCTTTGATTTGTCACAGTCATTACGTTGTTCCGCTGGGTGGTACCTGTTCACTAAAAATCTTTCTATATTTATCTGCATCAGGGCCCGCTGTCCAAGGCGCCGCTGATACGCGCTTCACATCTTCCCGGTGTTTTTCAAGCAATTCACGCAATTTCTTTTGCCCAGCTTCAGTGTCCAAATCTGCCGCCGTAAACTTAGCACTAGAAAGTGGCAATTCAACTCTCCCGGTAAACATATCTTGCATTGGAACTATAGCGCGATGCCCTTTATAGACAAACTCTAATAATTCATTATCACCATTTGGCGTACTGTCATATGTTGCCCCTAACTCTATCAGCGCAATAAGATTGTCACTTATATTACTAACGTATTTGAAAAATTTATCCAATTTAGTCATTCTTCTGTTATCTCCACTTGTGAGTCTATGAATTTAATTTTTTCTGCTAATTCCGTCATTAGGTAATCAACATCTACTGCCCTAGCGTTGTCAAGCCGTTTGCATAAGAGATATAAGTCTTTAGCTTGGCTCATTAAGAAGACATTTCCCAAGGCCTGCTGCTCACCAACATCTTTACCTATTGAGACAACCAGACATAATTCTCGACCATCATCAGCTTCTGCTATAGCAATATGCGGAAATTCTACATAGTGACTAACTCTCCAAGGGCCGGGTGTTACTGGATATTTCTCTAATGTATCTGTCTTCTTCTTTGATCGTTTCTTCGTCATATGGGTTTATTGGGGTTATTATTTCTCGGCCAATTATTAACCAGATCCAAAAATACCGTGTACGCTCTGTAACTAACCACAGCCGTGTATCCTCGCGCGGATTTACTGGAAGCACATCATTCACTCGAAGTACATTTATCCCGTGAAAAAGTCGTGAGCTGCTAAGTGAAGTTGCTGCCGGAAAACTATTTCTAGCTACAACCACGTCTATCTGCTCTCCTCTATACTCAAGTGTTTGAATAGGTAGCTCTTCTATTTTAGATATAAACTGTGAAACGCCATGTCGTTCACTAACAACTGCATTACCTATAAAAGAGCCTACGCCGCCTAAAAGTAATAGTGTTACCCCAAAAAACCAGCACCAAGCCGTGAACCACTCATTTAACCCATAATTACGACAAGTTTTAAAGAAAACCAAAGACCAGAAACCTACATTTAACCAAAATAACCAAAATAGCTGACCGTTATGTACACTATCAAGTAACATCTGTGTTGTTATCATTTGGAAAAGGCCCTAAGCTGGGCTGTAAAAGTTTTGGAACATAACGCAACTTCTTACGAATATTGCCTTTCTTAGTTAACTGCTGCGCCAGACATTGGTCGTCGCAGAATAGTAACAGCGCCTGTTTAGTCGTTACTGGCTGCCACCCCGTATCTAAAGCAACTTTAGCTAACTGATGACCATAAATAATTGGCTCCGAGCCGAACAGGGTTACTCGCTTTCTACACGTAACACATACTAACGTAGTTGGCTCACTCATGATGATACGTCGTGAGTTATTGGTAGAATACACTCTAACGCAGCCCACTGTGTTGCGCCCATGCTGCAAAATTTATAGCGGACTGGGAATAGGCTGCTTTTTATGTTGTGCTCAATTTGTTTTTTAAATATTTCCAAGGTTGTGCCTCGCTGCTTAGCCCAAGTTACACAAAGCCCTACTGGGAAATCCGGATCATCTTCATCGGCGTTCCAGAAAATATGGACAGCAAAGAGCTGTTTAATATGTTTAAACCCAAACTGCCCTTCCCTGATTTCCTCCATAAACATTAAATAATGTCCACGATCTTCGGGCACGTCATCGTCCCAATACTGTTCATCAATCTTGGGAAAACCACTTTTACCGTAAACCGCTGCTGACATAGCCTTAGCTACCCTATCACCACTTTGTTCTTCAGTCTTCTGGGACATCGTTTCTTCTTGCAATTTTCTCTAATAAGTTTATTAACCAGCGTACTTGAGACGTCAATAATGTATACGCTCTTAGCTTATCTTCTTGATGCGAATGATAATCCATATAAAGCGTATCTATTACATTCTTCAATATTTTTCTATCGTCATACTCTAACTGAAGTCTTCCGTCCCATTCAGTAAAGAGAAACTGCTTAGATTTGTAATCAAAATTATCTTCATTGCGCACAAGCATACAAGCAACATGCTCAGGGACATGCTGAATAAATGCCGCCATATCATCACAAAAAACTTCAATTCCAAGCTCAACAATCGCCTTAGCTTTAGAATCATCATCTTTATTTGCGTAAATAATATCTTTATATTTGATACCTAAGCTTTCAAGCTCCGCTTCATCTCTAGCTCTATTAACTGGGCGATAGGTAAGAATATATACATCATCCAGCCAACAGTTAGATAAATAAGCAAAAACCTTTGGATACCTAGTAATACAGCCGTCAATATCTAAAGCTATTTTCATGTCGTTACTGTCATTGCGTAATCAATTTCTTGCTGAACTACCTCATGAGGACGATTCACAAAATGAGTACAAAACGCTGTACCAATTACAGTACCTTTTCCGCATTCGGACGGAACTACGGATTTAATGTATTTCACCGGAACCGTAACCGTGTAATCGTCCTTGTTAACATAGGAAAAACTTCTCATTCTACTCTCTCGTTTCTGCATGTAGTTCAGGCTCAGCGCCGTATAAAAGTACTTCTGTACGATTTTTGATTTTTGTAAGAATTGGAAAATCCATAATCTCAGTTCTGTTCCGCTCAAAGATTAAATCAGGGTTCGTTCGAGCTAAATGTTTTTCTGGTAGCTCATGTAACTCATCTGCTGTGAATTTTTCCAATACTCTAATTGTACGAATATAAGTACCTCGCTTTTGCTCATTTGAATAATCATTCCAATTAATCCCTTTTTCACTAAATAATTTCTCCTGTAACTGATTACAGCTAAGCTCCTGAAGAGATTTATGCGAGAAATTAGCTTGCGCAGCTGCTTGAATAGAATTACGGACTGCATCTAGCTCACGCCAGATAAAGTAGTTACCTACCTCTTCTTCGGGGTAGTTTGCAGCTCGGCAATCAAATATAGGCTCCATAGTCGCATGAACAGCCGGCGCTCCTGGTACAATAGCCATCGCATAATTAAATCGAACTGAGGCCATTGCAGCCAAAATAGAAACTATTTTAAACAGCTTCCCGTCAAAGAAAATCTGACTGTCATACTTTGGAGAATGAAACAATAATGAAATCTCGTCTGACTGGGTATAGCCTAGCTTAGCTCCAGTTTGTTTTACAAGATATTTCATAGTGTAAACCATAACTTGGTGAAACCCTTCATCAAAAGGTTTTCTAAAGTTCCTAGTTAATGTATGAAATGCTCTACCGTCTAATCGAGCTATTACTGGCACCATCGGTATAAGACTTTGCTGCCCTATTTGCTCATATATTTTCATTCTCTCCGCTAATGCTTCCATTTTTCCTCCAATTCCTTAATTTGTACATCTAGCTCCTCTAACTGCTCGTCTGTAATCCACGGCTCATGAATTATTACAGCCCACTCAGTGCGCACTATTCCAGACATCATATATATGAGCCATCCTATTAAAATAAACACCTCATATTGCTGACCTAGCTTTAACCATGGCGATACAATCATCATAAACAACAATATCGCTAATGCGCACAAAATAAAATGTGGATAAACTAAATCTCTACGCGGGAATAATGGGCTCATCTAAATCAGGTCTAAAAGCTACAATCCTGCCGAAACGAGGCTTATCTTTAATTCCGCCGTCCTGAAAGACAATATCAACGTGCCTCCCTAAATATTTCTTACGATTCTTCCACGTAATTTCAGTGCGAATGTCATAAGCTTCTTTAGCAAAACCTACGCCGCACTTTAATCCCTCTGGAAAACCCTGCTCAGCAATAATCTCCACAAAAACTGTCCCAACCTCATCAACTAGCTCGCGGTCAGCTTTCTTGTGCCCTCGCTTAGTCCGGCCAAGATTATCCTTAGTTGTATTAGTTTTCTTAGCTTCCTCAGTAAGAATCCCCTTCTGACCAAAATCTACAATCTTTGCAGAAATAGTAGTCCACTGCTTCATTTTCCAAAAGATGTTCTGTTTCGCTGTCGCGCGAGAATGAATATACGGCGATTTAGGGCAATGAAGCATAATCCCCTCCATGCCGCCTTTAACATTAAAGTCAAATTCGTTTTGCACAGCTTTCTCATTGTGACAAACAGTGTGATGAACTGGAACTAATTTAACTTGATTTGGATCGTTTTTATCGCACCATTCCTGATAATCAACGACTCGTTCTTCAAAAGCTTTCGCCCCTTCTTTGTTTTTCCATGTTATATTTTTCTTCCATTCAGCTACAGTCACCATATCAAAGACATACAGCTTCAGGTCTCCTACGTCTTCTTCGTGAGCCATAGCAGCAGTTATTTCATGGAACTTCATCCCTTCAGCACATATCTCGCCATCAAGTATTACACCTGAGCTAGTAGCTAGCTCAACAATATCTTTAAACCGTTTAGTAACGACTGGATGCAAAGGCTCCATTTTTTTAGATAGAAATTTTCCATCTACTATAAGAAATCGAACCCCATCAAACTTTGTACTCGTTAGGACGGGGTAGTTTATTTTTGAAAGTACAGGCTTATCATTTGCCGCCTGCATTGGTTTTAACATCGGCATATTGTTCTCCAATCATATGATAACTTATCTTCTTTTGTAAAACGTCCAAACGTATATTCAGGGTAATCTGTTGATATAAATTTATTACTGCAGCGCTTCTTTTTTGGGTATTTAACTAAACAAACAAGCTTTAAAGCGCTGGTAAGACCGATTAATACTTCTACCCCGCTTTTTCTTATGCGCCCAGAAACAAGTCCGTTATGTACTGCGTTATCATGCGCTGTTCTGAAACCGAAACGAACACCGTTATCTGGTAATTTAGCTAATGGCGTCGGAATTAAAGGCATCCACTTCATTTTTACTCTACTGATCTGTTAAAGTTGTTCCACGCGTCTACTACAAATTCACGATTATTATGGGCAAAAGAAGTATGATGATAGTCTCCATTATCTAAGCGCCCTCCACAACTTACCTGAACATAAGTTCCATCAGCTGATCCAGATAATGAAGTTTCTTTTTTGCAATACTTACAGGGGTTCAAAATACCTAGTAAACCTACCGGGTGCTCTGGTTTTTTTAGTGTATCAGATTCGCGGTCTTTCGTTGCTGTTTTATCCATTCTCGGTGACTATCCTCTAGCTTGAGCCAACCACTGCCGTAAACTTGCATTTTAAGCAAGTCATACATCTTATAAAGTGGTATCAATTTTTCTGGGTCTTTAGTAAACATCGGCCACGCCTGTAGCCCATTACGAATCTTTGGCCAATGAACTAGCTCAATTGCTGCAGCAGCTGCCACTTCGGGAGGTATATTCTCTTCCCCACCTAACATTACAGCTGTACAATAAGCTGCTAGGGGCTCACTAGGGCGCCGTAACATTTTATCAACTGGAGCATTAGCAAAATCATAAATTAGCTTAGCTGCGATAATGCACTTTGTACGAGCTTGCTCTTCTTCAATCTCCATGTAGTGACAATAACAATCCTCAGCTGCCCGCCCTGTAAGGTGACTGAACTTAATAGGGCCTGGAATTGACAATTTGTGCTTTTGCTCAACAAGAAACTGCGCCCTTATAAAATACTCAACGGTAGGGCAATTTGATTCTTCAGTATACTGCGCAAATCGTTTTATGTCCTTTTTACTCAACCATTTACCGAGCTTTCGACCATGCCATTGACATTCCTGTTTCCAGGTCTCTTCAATTACTTCTTCAACATTTATCATCTCAATTCCTTTCAGTCTGAGTAGCGTGTTAAATAATTATGTTTCCACATAGTCAAAAATAAATCATAAGGTCGCTGTACTGCAACTTTACTAGTACCGTAATTGTCTATTGTCATACGACCAACAACTCGATCTGATTTAAATTTAACTTTGCTCTTAGCAAAAGCTAAGCCCCTATAGGAACCAACACCGTCATCAAAAATAACAATATCTTCCGAGAACTCAGCTAAATGCTTGAGCACTTGCTGTATCGGCAAACTATGAAATTTTTCCCAAGTAAGCACCTTGTTATAAGCCAACACTATTGAATAGTCACACGACCACTCCGCCTCAGAAAAGCTGAGCAACTTATCACTGTCTCGGCGCGATTTAATCACTTCTTTCGGGTAAGACATGGCCGAATAATACTGCTCGCAAATCAAACTTTCAAACGTTTTTTCCTGCCGTTCTTTATATTCTTCTGGATTATCACCATGAACAACGCTTTGAAAAAAGGCATTTGGTGTATATATTTTTGGATCACTCTTCTGTTTCCTGCCCATTTATTTTTCCTCCGTCGATTAGCAACCTGTAAGCTGAGTCTAAATTCTTACTGTTTGCAAAAGTGCTCGGATAGTTCAAAATCTCAAATTGAATCATCAACTTCTTCCAAATACTGTACGACAATTTTAGCTCACGTAATTCTTCAACCGTATATTTTGTATCTTTATAAATGTAATGCCAGTTTATTAAGGGCAAATCTACATCTATATCTGAAGCCAACAAATTTAAAGCTTTTTCAAAAGTTCTGCGATTATCTTTATCTCTAGCACTGTTTAAAGAAGGGCAGCAATTTAATAAAGTTTCTACGCCAAGCTTATTTCTAGCAACTTTATCCTCATTTGCGCGCAACCCATAATGAGAGACCATTTTTTTACCAATAGCATAAGCATTTACGTTTTGAGCACTTAGCTTAAATAGATCAGTAAAATACGGCAGAATAATGGACAATTCTTTGAGATGTTTTAGTAATCCTGGCTGAATATGAACTTCAAAACAGCCATCGCCACTTATAATTTCCTTTTTTGTAACTTTCCCGTCTCTATCTCGAATATCAACGCTTACCACTAATCCAAACCACTCAGTGGACTCGCCCTGAGCTAAATGTATATAACCTAGCCGTTGTATGTCTTCTCGAATAACATCGTAATATTTGTGTCTGTTTTGCCGAGTATCTTTCAAGCCCATGACCACTAAATAGTCAGAAAGAGTGAATCTTATATCGGAATTTTTCCAATCGCCTCGATCACCATTGTACTTGGTTACGAGAAGAAGGAGATAATCAAATAACTTCTTAGCGGACAAGCCAACTGTTAAAGCTGCCTCGGAAATATTACTGACAGCAATTTTTTTCCCACCATAGATAAGAGTTAGCTGCTCTCCCACCTTAGTGGGTAAGCTATCCAACGCTGATACTGCCTGAACAGCAGAGGTAGAAGCGATGGGGTAACAATCTCTTAAATTTTCTTTCATTTTGTTAAAATAGGTAAATTAATTCTTAAAAATGTCCACAAGCTCTCGCCGGCCTTTTTGTCCACAAGCTCTCCCTAGATGTCCACAAGCTCTCGCCTCGCGTCCACAAGCTCTCGCCTCGCGTCCACAAGCTCTCGCCAGCCCTTTTTGTAAGTCCTTACTGTGTAAAGGTTTGCGAGCAACTCGAAATTTTCATACTATAAGGTTAATACTATAAGGTTAAACTATAAAGTCAAAACGGTAAATCTAATAGAAATTTTTCGCCGGCGCTTCGCGCCAGCTCAAATTTCTAACTGAATTTTAATTATCAGAACTCCGCATTTCTGAGACATGGGTTCTTTTCCCTTTTGCTGTTGTAGAATCCTTTTCCTTTTTCTGCCAACTTTTCTGCGGCACCTCAATCACCGCCCCCTTTACCTCAATCATGGTTCCAATGTCCCCGATCAACCTTAACCCCGTTGGAGCTATCTTCTTGTTTTCTCTGGCCTTGGTACAGGTTATCGTGCTTGTCATGTCTTCCTCCTTCAGCATACTGACATTGAAGCACGCTACATAATGCATAGCTAAGCTCTTACTGCCCATTCCATCTGTGTGATCTAGTGTCTGCCCAGCTTTTTTCTTATTTCCCTCACCATTGGCCTGATTAACCACCCACACAGGGCAATCAAACTTATAGGCGATACTGTCCCTTATTCGCCAAGGAATACTTTGAACCGCCATCCAAAGATTTAGCTTTTTATCGTTAGAAAGCATGTCAAAAGCTAAGTCCGCAGTGTGGTCAACAACAGCTAAAGCACAATGAGATTTAATTCCCCTTTGCTTATCTGCATCCAAGGCACGCTGAATCATCATCACGATAACATCTATAGGGTCAGAAGCCGCGCTTCTTATTTCTGGTTTTGTAAGGTCGATAATGCGCAAATTCTTAGCTATTTCCTTCATTGCCATTGCTTCACGCTCAACTTCACCAAAAACACCACTAAAATACGTTTTGCTGATTTCTAAGTCTCTAGCTGTAGGAGCTCTAGACGAAGTTTTAGGAGTTGGATCCTTTCCGCTGATTTTCGCCAGCGGAACTTTACCTATATATGACACAAAACGATTAGTAACCTTGTCCATCCCATCTTCTGTCGTTATGTAGAAAACCTTCCCAAGGGAAGCTCTCCCTAAAGAAATTCGATACCTGTTCATCTGCAATTCTGCCCATTCAGCTGCCACTTGAACACTACAACACGTTTTTGCGGCACCAGTGGGCCCCAAAAAGCTGTACATCTCACGGTTGGCAAATCCCCCAACATATTTATCGATGAAGGAAATTCCAGTAGGCTGAAACTGAGCTAGAGCATTCCTAGCTGCCCTCATGCTCTCTGACATCGGATTGAAATCATCATCCGTAAACTGGGTTCCAGCTCTGGCTTTGTCCAAAGCGTTGGCATAATTCCTTAACACATCGCCTACTTCTTCTGTCGGAAGCTCAGGAAGGCCCAAAATCAGCTCCTGGTGAGCAAGTTGCGAAATTAAGGTCCCAGACCAGTAGGAAAGCTCAGCGGCCGTTAGAATCGAGCTATGAGCGTTTTGGACTAAATTGTACAATTCTATCCATTCTTCTTCATCTAGCTCAGGTGTCCCATTTTGCGCAGCTTGACTCAATCTTTCTTGGATAGACAGCAGAAGATTGTGTTTTCCTGGGACGGTTTTCAGTTTCTGTACCGCGTCTGCTACGGTCTCGTAAAGGATGGCCAGGTCACGACGCCCCAGAAAGGCCGATGAAGTGATCTGACCTGTAAATATTTGCCAATTCTCCAGTGAGGAGATCGCTGCTTGCAGCAGCATCGTTTTTCTCTCATTTGTTATCATTTATTTAAAAGTGACTGCTGGCATCGCGTTAGCTGAATACCCGCCGTTTTTTGGGGGTTGCCAGGAGCGACAATTGCTGGAATTGACTATCGGTATTGTTTTAAGAGGCTCGAATTTTTGCTCAATAATATTTTTTTCTATATGGTACCTAAGCCAAGCAGCTTGCCAGTAGGTGATAGGTACTGCATAGTTATTAGTTGAGTCACTAATTGTTAAACAAGCTTGCGTTATGGCAAAAGAACGAAACCACGCCATAAGCCCTGTTACAATTTCCAGACCAATTAATCCAGTCGTTATTTTTGAAACATAGAGTTTTTTAACGCCAATTTCACCGTTATTTTCCCATCTAATTTCACCGTTAATTGTCTGGGTTATGATGGCGTTAAATAGGTCAGTTACTGTTTTGCTCATCGTTATTCCGTGTTTGATGGGTAATATCAACGCAATCTTTATATGTCCAGCCGCGCACTGCTAGAAATGATTGTGCATCTCGACAGCATTTAAATACTGCATAAGGTATTAAATCGGCATAGTCACTATCGGCTACCGGATCCGGAAGTTTTTCAACAATTCCGTAAAGTGGCCCTTCCACCTTTACAATAACTACGCCCTTATTATCTGTGGCCTTTTGCTGAAAATCAGCTGAAAAATCAAAAGCTTCTTTTGTGTCAATAAACATTTATTTTTGGTTTTGTTAAATGAAAAAGGGGAGGCAAAAATGCCTCCCCTTAAATAGTTCATACAGTTTTTTAGTCTTGCGGATCAAAGACCACATACATCCCAACAAGAAGGCCATCGGCAATACCTTGATCGATAAGTTGACTGACCAGCCCTTCTCGCGTTAATTGCTTGATTAAATCTTCTATGGAGATGCCGTTGTCATTGCAGTAAGCATTAATTACCGGATTCTCACGTAAGGACTTTTCTAAGAAGTCTGTAAATGATGTAACTCGTGTAACACCAACATCATCCGTCTTTTTACATGTACGAACATCGGTGCAGCTTCGTTGTCTTACTAAACGCTTAAGCTCCTGTTTAAAAACCCTTTTATTTTCTGTTGTTGTAGCTGCAACTGCTTTCACAGGTGCTTTAGCTCGAGTTATTGAAGAGCCTTTTATAGGTATATTATTTGGTTTAGCTGATTTCTTGACCGCAGCTCCTCCAGCTGGCGCAATCATATTCGCAATTTGTTTAGCGGTAATATGGCGTTTAAAAACTCTATAGACGTTCTTAATTACGTTGGAATCGCAATAAACTACAGCTGGGCAGGTCGTATCTTCACGATCAAGTCCCTTAAGTTTCCGTACGTAAGCTTTCACTGCCCGATCTACAACAGCTGCCGGAAAGCATTCACGGCCCCATTTAAGAGCTTGCTGAACTTGCCTTACATGCCAGTTCATCATTAGTGAAATTTCCGTTGTGTCGTGACCTCCCAAATAGAGTTCCCATGCTTGAGTGAACTTTTCTAATCTTTCGTTTGTCATAATAATTTTTGTATTGTAAAGGTGTTATAAGGGTTTTTACGGGGACACAATCCCCGCTATTAACGTTACATAATATGTTAAAAGACGCTAAGCGTCAAGATGCTTACGGATTCCAAGTTACGCCATCAACTTTTGTCATAAAGTCATTGACGTCTTGAGTGTTACCTGCAGCATCCAGATACGGGAAGCCGTTGATGTCAACAGCTGTCACATTATCTTCAGCTACGTAAACATCCGAAGTCGAAGCTGGCATACGGCCAGGCGTCTCCGGCGGAACATTAACCATATCAGCAACAACTGGCGGCATTGCGTACTGCATAGGCATCTGCGGCGGAGCAACAGCCTGCATATTAGGGGCTTGCGGCTGTTGCTGGTGAGTTGCGTTTGGAATTTGTGCCAGTTGCACCATCTGCGTTGGAGGCGACGGGTGTTGCACCATCTGCATAGGTTGACCAGGATGTGTTGTAGGAAGCACGTACGGCTGTTGCTGAACTTGCTGCTGCATCTGCGGCGGTTGAGGAGTTTGCTGCACCTGAACTGGCTGCTGAACTTGCACCGACACCGGCTCTCCCTCAAAAATCGACGTATCATAAATGAACGCCTGTGGAACGGAACCAAAAATACTAGCAATTTCCGGGTCATTAAGATGCTGTTCAAAATCAGTACGAGCGTATGCGAGCTCAAAGATAGCTTTAGCGTCAGAAAATGCCATGGCTAGTTCTTTGATCATCGTGTGATCGTCCATATAGTTGATAGTATCTCCAACGTGCATCGGAATCTTCGCATAATAATCATTAGACGGCGTTCCTTGCTGAGTAAGCAAATTACGAGGCAGCTGGAATGGTTGCCCAGGAGGCCCGAGTTGCTGACCGTTGAAATTGTACAGCGCACCAGCTACAGTGCCGCTCATGCCGTCAATATCGGTGCTACTTTTCACCCCAGGAACAGGACAGGCCGCACCACGATGTTTCCAAGCGTAGAAAACAGCTAGCTGATCGGGATTAACCGGATTCGGATAAAACCAATCACCATTAGGGCCGCGAGTATTCATGGCTTTAGTGAGATCGTTCCATATTTGTTGCGAAACAGCTACTATGCTGATCTTCTCATCCGGCCCAAGACCCTTACCGAGTGTCTGCGGGTTGTAAAAACACTCCTGCATCGGAATTCTATTACGAGTGTCACGATTGTACTCTTCTTTAGAATTAAGAAGCATGATACTGGCCATTAGATAAAAACGTCGGAGATTCGGCAAATAATTTCCGCCGGTCTTGCCGCCAGCTGACTTTTCGCGGAAATTTAATAATCCAAACCATGGCGAACTTTGAGCAAACTTCTTTTCCCGGTTCATACTAGTAACGAAGTTATACAAAGCCATATAGGGAGACGAAATAAAATCTTCACTTCCAGTTGTTACCTCACCGTACGGGCAAAAGGTAATTGCTTTTGTGAAATCGGTTCCAGCGCGACAGACAAGCGGTGTTGCGTAAGCCCATTCATCGAATTGACTCTCATCGCCATCATACCTAGCAGGCCCAAAAATGGACGGTTCTTGAGAAGAGAACATCGGAAGCGGGCACCATGCATGAACTGCGGATTTAGGGCCACCACCGCCGCCAATAATTACAGGCTCATAATGAGACTGCGCATCCTGACTCATCCACTTGTTAGCTCGTGCACCAAAATCGACGGATTTTTGAGCTGGCGGAACATAACGTTTCATTTTTACTTGTGGTACATTAACGGATGTGGCTTGCGGACGTTGTACTACCTGTGCTGCTGGTTTCATAGTTTGATTTAAAGTTTTTACTTGTGTTGGCATATTAATTTATTTGTTTAGTATTCTTCAATAATTAAGCTAATTTCACTGTCTATTTCCTAGGTTATTATAAAATCTTTAATAATTGCACTGCTCATACTCTAACTCGGTTTTGTAAAAATACCTATAAATGTGCGGCTATCTCGCGCTATTGTGCGGAGAAATTTTTGCTCTAGTTGTGCTATTTCATTTACTCTAGCTGAATGTTTTTTTAACCACCATTGCATCGCTTCCTCATATTCTTCTTGATTGTAGAACATGAGCCCTGCAAAATGATTCTTCTCATCATAGCTAGGTAGCGGTAAGCGATCATTTACTTGCACAACAACTTCATCGGTAAAAACACCTCTTGCTTGTTGACCATAATGGTATAATCGCCAGCAGTTATAGGTGTTCTCCATTTTTCTAGCGATATACTGATTAAGATCCCAGCCTAGCTCACTAAGCGGTTTATTGCGAAAACATTTATGGTTTTCATCTTTAGCTAGCTCGCCGACCATATGCTGCGTTGTAGGGTACAGCGAATATCGCTCACATGGAATTATAAAAATAAAATCTTCTCGTTTTGGTCTTTCATTCATATTAATCTTTTATTTTTTAATGCCCCAAGCATGACATAGTTCATGTAACATATCATGCAATTCCCGCTCTCTAATTTCTCGCGTAGATAAACCTTTATTTGCAAGCTTACGCCTAGCTAGATTCTTACTTATGGCACGCTCAAGACGCCACAACCTTACTGAATTAAGTAAGCTATCATTACTTAATACGACTTTATTATCAATAATTAAATTACGTTCACGCACATATGAGCCACCTTCGTGCGCCCCTACAAATATATCAGCGCACTGTAACTTAACTAGGTAGCCGTAATACTGAATTTCATATGTATTTGTAGTTTCTGTTTCATCATACTCCCACTGTGCATTCTCTTTTGCTAATCGCATCAACTGTGCGACTATTATTTTTTTAAGATACTTAATTTCACTCATTGAAATTCTCCAGATGCGCACAAGAAAATTACTTCCTGGCATTGATGTATATCAAACATACTTATATGGCATTCTGCTCGTGAAATACTCATCAATCTTGAAAGTTTTTCATAGGCTTGTGATCGTGTTAATTTTCCTCTTTTCCATTGTCGATCGAACGCATTATGCGCTGCAACCCTGGCTTGTCTAAGTATTCTATCCGCAAGAGCTACTGGTGTTGTATTATTTGGCGGCACTTTAGCTAGTGCGTTACACTTTGGCCAATTTTCACACACAAATAATTGATTACCGTAGGTCTGGCCGTATATTAGCTTATCTTCCACAATATTAATGTTCCCGCCGCAGTAAGAACAATTGGCGGGAACTGATACTTTACGACCAAGCAATTCTTCAAATGTTTGATCGTTAATTTCTTCGACTTCAATATCGAGCCCTCTAAGTCTTATTCTCGGCACGGTATTCTTAGTATAGAAATTTCATTTTTAGGGCTAGGTATGCCTTCATCTCGATAGCTGTGTACAATATACTGTTGATGTTCTTCATCAAGAATATTCATGCAGCAGGGCATGGCGATTACCCAGTATTCTTTCTTTGCTTTAATATGTTTTAAGCAAGTGCTTAGTTTAGTATGCGCGTGACAGAGAACCAGAATAGCAACTTCTGGCAAACCGTGTTCATAGCATTCTTTTTCTTGATCAAATTCTTCGATCTTAGCTTCAAGGCATCGGAGATTCTCTATTTTGCAAGATATGTGAGTATCCCAAACTTCGATACCTTCCCAGCGACAATACTGCCCAAAGAAATGCCCTCTAGATAAGTGTCCCCAGCTATTACCTATAACATATTTCTCATACATTAACGGGTCGATACTGAAGACACGATATTTACTTTTCAATGCAAACATTAATCCAGCTCTAGGACTCACGCCGTCAGCTATTGCGTAAACATGAACATTTCGATAGATGTTACGTGGAATATCGCTGTGATATTTCCTTAATTCAGGTAATATCCAGTCCATATAGGCAATATGCATCCCAGCCGCCTCAGCTAGCTCACAGGCATTTGGATATACGCCGGATACTACGAGATCGGCACCCGTGGCTAATCTTAAGACATTATTGATATTTGATACGTATTTAGAAATTTCTTTCTTAGTAGTGGGCGCCTGATGACGAGGATCCATGTCTTTTCCTTTTTTAAGTTTCGCGCTTACCGTGCTTATTTAACCACATCGCTACAAGTCTTACTGAGTTATTAATACATGTCTCAGCCCAGTTTATCGCCTCTTTAGGTGATTTGAAAAACTTTTCAGTTACGCCCGCATAATTCGAGAGTTGAAAAAGCTTAACTCTATAATATTTTTGTTCGCCGTAAGGCGTGTCACAAGTGTGAGGACTGATCCACGCCAAGCAGCTGCTGTCAGGAGAAGGTAGACTAATACTGTAGTTAGTCACTCCGTCTACCATCTCCTTGACAACTTGAAGTGTTATTTGCGTATTATTCATTAAGTTTTTGTTTTAAGAAGGATGCTACTTCTGCTATATCATATAGCCATTGATCAACCCACTCAGTTGTCTTTGTCGATTGATCTGCGAATGTTATAGTAAACATACCGTTTTTATCGCCTGAGTGTAGTACAACATTATCGCCGTTATATCGCTGCATAGAAAGAAGGTACCATTGAGCATTAGTTAGTATCATCGCACCATCATTACTATAAGTGCAAATTTCGTACTGAAATAATTTAAGACCAAACAGTGAGAAATCTTTAACCATCTAAATTCTCCTTATTGCAGATCATCTTCCTCATCATCGTCGTCGTACGACCAATCTTCCTCATCATCCCAATCTTCCTCATCATCGTCGTCGTACGACCAATCTTCCTCATCATCATCATCATCGTCGTCGTACGACCAATCTTCCTCATCATCATCGTCCTCCTCAAGGACTTCTTTGATAATTAGATCAATGTCCGGGGACAGATCAACAGATTGAAGGTTACTTACAGCTTCCCTTCGACGAGCATATTCAGCTTTAGTGTCTTCAAGATATTTGGGATCAAAATCAGGATGTTCTTCATTGGCGTAGCGATCAGCTGTTTCGATCTTAGTTATATGACACATAGCTTCTTCAATTACAGCCTCACGATCCCAATATAATTTGAACCGCTCATCATTTACAATACCTTTATCAATAGTAAAAACTGTATAGCCCGCGCTACTCCAATTACTCATTGGTCTCTTCCTCTCTCCAGTTGTAGTACATTTCATCACTCCAGTAATATGTTGAAAATCCAACCATATAATGTTTAATTCGTTCAAAAAGCCAAGCTTTCGCCTCCCTATTGGTCTTGAAGCTAGCTGATTGCTCTCCCGCGCGAGAATCACACTCACTATTAATATATTCAAAAGTAACGTACCACACTTGGTCAGTCGGCACATCACCTGCTATATCATGATAACTAATACTACCTAATGATAGGTTAAATGGGCCTACGAGATCCCATGTAGGGCGTATACCTCTCATGGAATCTCTATATTCAAAGGCCAAGGGGAATTCAAGCTTTGTTATCAACATTTGCAATTTCCTTTTGTACGAGTTCGCGCCAATCTTTAACGCTCTCACCATATCTAAAACCACAGCCACTATCTGTTCCCAGAAAATATGGGCCGCGAGATAAATCTAGCTCTCCAGTTAAACTTCTAGGCCAAACTGGAATATCTTCAACCATGCACTTAGGTATGACGTTATCTATAACTTCTTCAACGTGCTGGTAGGGAACTTCCAGCAGGATTTCATCATGGACTTGTAAATTGATGTTGTACCAAATTTTATTTGCACCACGATAATAGTATAAATTAGTCAAACACTGCCTCACATATTCTGCAACGAAATTTTGCATTGGAAAATTCTTAAATACTCGTTCAAGATCAGCCATCTTATCGGCCGGCAAATATTCATGTTTAGGAATTCTCCTGTATCTTCCTGCTACGCCTACGATATAGCCAGTATTGAGAACCGCATTAGCTGCATCTTGAAGAAACTCCATAGCTTTAGGATAGGTTTTCTTGACAGTATTCATAACTTGTTTAACTTCGTCTACCGTTACAAAGCATTTCTCTTCTTTAACGGCTTCAGCAATTGCTGCAGCTCCTCGCCCGTACATCAACCCAAAAATAATTGATTTAGCTACAATCCTAAGATGCTTCATCCCTACAGCCTCTAATCCAGCTTTAGTGGGGTCGCAGTCCAAGTGGAAAGCAGCGCAGCATAGTGCAGAATGGATGTCATAGAAATCGGGATCATCTTCGGGCAGTAAGTTACGCTGGACGTGAGCTAACATCTGATTGTCGTCGGCCAAAATGGCGCAAGCCGCTAGCTCGGCCCCCTTAATGTCTGACCAAACCAGCATATGTCCCGGTGATGCTCTCAGAATAGTCCTGAGCGGAGCGATATAGGCATCTCCCACAATGGCTTTATAGTCAGCCTCTCTCCGTTTACTAATATTCTGCAGCGCAGGACGGGCTGAGGCGGCTCTACCAGTATCAAGGGTTTGGTACAAGTGAGTTCGTAATTTCCCGTCGTCACAAATATAGGCTGCGAGTCCTTGTTCTGTGGCGTTTCCTTCATCGTCCACATCAGCTTCTTTGAGAACATAGCTAAGTACCTTTCTAAGTAATTTATAACTACGAATATTTGCTAACAACTGACTTATGAACTTATCGGACGGCTTTTTAGACGCCTCAAATTTAACTTCATATTGATGAGATAGCATCGCAATAGAGCGAGAATCACAAGCTGGTACAGCTAAATCGCCGTCCTCTTTGACCGCTTTCTCCCAAGGCATTCCTTTTTGAGTGGAATACAGCGGAGTTAAATTTAAAGCTAACGCACCTACTGGCCTTAGCTGCCCTCCTTGTTTAGCAAAATTATATTTTTCACCAAACAATAATTCTCGTAACTGAAATGCTGAATTGAGGTTAAGTGTGCCCCACTTAGTATCTCGCTTGATCTTAGCTAGTATTTTCTCGCATTTATCCGAATAAAGAGATGCCAGATCATTCATCCTTGCCCTATCAACAACGAGACCGGTACAGTTCATCTCCAAGAACACAGGCCATTGTTGCATTGAATTAGTAAAAGGAATCCAGCAGTCTAGACCATAGGGATCACAACTAAGGTTCTCCATATAGAATAAAGCTAACCTGCGGGTGACATCGGCATCATAACAAGCATATGGGATCAAAATATGATCAGGACACTGTGCATACCCAGGCAATTCTTTTCTTTTAATTCCTTGTTTCTTACAATAGGCAGTTGCCCACTCATCCATTGGTACATCATACCTGGGCACTGTTGGGCATCTTAACATAAACTGACCAGTGAGAGAATGATCATCAGTTTCGTTATAGGCATGAGCCGCCATTGCCGTATCAAACAAACAAGGCTTACCGGCAGCTATCGTAGCCTTATATTCTTCAGCAGTAGTTGGAATTGGAGGCAATGTCCAAATATTCGGAATAAAACCATTGTAAGCTAGCGTCTCAATGTCAGAATCAAGGAAATGACCGCAAACAATATAATTCATCCATAGCCAGTAGAAATTACTTTTAACTTCAGCTAAGTCTTTATCGCTAAAGCCTTTAGAGTAATCATAAAGAATTTCACCTTTTTCTTCTAAGCTTTTAGCTAGCTTATTGAAATGACTATTAGCTGCTACTCCGCCAATAGTTTCTTCCTCGGGCATAGGATACATCCTGGCAAAGTTTTCACCTAGCTCACTTTTAAGGACTATCGTAGCTGCCGTCTTATGCTTCCAGCTAATTTGAATAGTTCTTAATTGCGCATTGTCGTTTTGAGGATGTTGTCCGCTCCATTCACCGTCTATTGCAATTATTTTGTCGGTACATTCAGTCATGATACGGCTCATTAATTCACGCCATTCTTGAATGTTATGTACGGCAATATGTTCTATATCGTCAGTAACTGTAATACCTTGTATGGTGTTCGCGAAGAGTCCGAAAGCTGACTTGTATTTAGCCTCCTCTTCTGAGTCACTTGATCGAATTACTGCGTGCGGTGAAGTGCATGCAACACATTTAGCTGTTTTTTCGTTTCCGTTGAAGTCGACATATGTGTAGTCTAATACGGAGCCAGTAAGTTCGGTAATTTTAGCTTTATGCCCAAATACGGCTTTAACAGCTTCAGCACCAAACAAAAGTATGTAGGAAGGTGCAACTTGTTGTATTTCATATTGCAGGATTGGGAACGATTCAGCTAACCAGCCAGCTTTTAATCTAGAGCCCTTATTTGCGTCTTCTGGGTGTAGACATTTGAACAAATAAGTAACATACCAGCTAGATGGGTCAACTCCATAGGCTTTAGAGGTGTCCAAGAAGAATTGTCCGGCTTTACTTCCGGTATTAAACACACTTGGTATAAAGTGAGGGTCTTCAATGTCCTCTACATCAGCTGGTCGTGGCATTTTACCGACTATCATAATTGGAGCGGGTTGTGGGCCTTTGTTAACTGGCTGGCTATATATGTGTCCGCCACAAATGGGTACATTACTAAATACTTCACCTTTAGCGTCAATTTGCCAAGGCAGGCTTTCAACTGATCCGTCAAGTATAGCATCGAGACATTCCTGCTCACTAGCATAATTAGGAAGTATATAAGCAGCCAGTCGGGGCCCGAGAATTCGGGCCGCGATTGGTTCTTTAGCTTCTACGGTTTCATATAAACCGCATTCAAATTCGTCAGCCATTATTTATTTATTTATTGCGTTTCCAAGCTGACCCGTCTCTCTTTCTGCCATTATGCGTACAACCCATACGAACAAGCCCATGATAAATCTGGGAGTAAGTGAAACCTTCAGCCATACCATCCGCATAAATTTGTTGCGAGAAAACCCATGTACCGATCGGCATATAGTCCTCTAAATGAGCGTCAACTTCAGCAGCTTTGTTCTCTTTAGGAGTTGCAGCTTTAAACTTACCATAAGTAGGCACACCAACATGCTTATTGTTGGTAATAACTTGATCAATCGTCCAATTACTATGATCCTCCTGACGACGAGCGAAATCTCGATAACGAGCTGCTTTATGGCGATCTTGGAGGGTATATTCGCCAGCGCAAGTAACTGTGTTAACATTCCAAAATGTCATAAGGTCTTCGCTATTAGCCGGTGCCTCAATGTCGTACACCTTGCAAAGTTCATGAGTGACATCGGTCAGTGAACGAATCTCGTCATTATAATTAACCCAGCGTTCATCTTCAAAATATACGCATGCGTCAGCGTTTTCACAGAACGACAACCAATCGGTCTCCATATCGAATTCATACCAGTGCCACGTGCGGATAGAGTAGCTAGGAGCATTCTTAGTAAGAAGTGCGGTATCAATATACTGTGTGGCAATTGCGTTCAAACGCTCTTGCAGCGCGTCGGTATTTCCACATACAGCGATATTATCTAAAGCTGCGCACGAATCGACGCCGCCGCTCTTATCAAAACCTCTATCATAGGCCTCGTTAACAATCAGCACGGCGGCGTCCTGTAATCCCTTCAAAAGTTCAGCTCTAATATTGTTATAATCTACTCTGGAAATGTTGTTAGTCATGTGACTTTATGTTGTTAGATTAACTGTTTCTTATTAAATGCCGCATTGGCGTCTTTACATATTTGGGATTTTCCATCAACATAGAATATTCGATATTGTTTACCAGAATCAGGATGTATGACATCCAGTTGAAATAATAGTGTTTTTAACGTATATGAAAGCCTAATACAATCAGCGTGGTAAGTAAACCAGCGAGAAGTTGTTCTCGTTCGATCGATTACCTTACTCCGTGGATCCTGCTTTTCGCGCGCCTCAGCGACATCATCATTTAGGTCAAATTCGGGATGGGCATAAAAAGCATATTCCGGGAAAACACCGTGCTCACCGTCATGCCCAAGCGCTCTCCAAATATATTTAAGATTTTCTTCAATTTCCGCTTTGGATTCTTTTTTACTTAAGGGGGCCAAAGTCAAGGTTACTGTTTCCTTTAATTCCATTTCTTCTTTTCAATTCACTAATCGTAACATAAAGCCCGCTTAAGGCTTTTTGATAATACTCAAGTTCAAGTTCAGTAAGTTCAGATTTTTCCATAAGGCGCATATAGGTGCAAGCAACTTCCGGCAGAATAGAAATAGTGGCGGCAATATGCTCTAGCTTAGTAGTAGCTACTTCTTTTCCTTCACTATCTGTTATCACATAATCATTTTGTATTTTTTCAACTACCCAAGGCCCTCTAAGCTCGACAAATGACTGTCGCATCCATTTGTCAAATGCTTTATTACTTTCATCTGGCTTAGTTTTGGCCTTAGCGGGGTCGTTATAAATCTTCTGTGAAGGCTCAGTCTTCGACGATGTTGCATCGACAGTCTTGTCCGTCGCAGCCACAGGTTCTCTTCTTGGTCTTCCTCTTTTTCTTTGAGTTACAGAAGCAGTGGGGAGGGATGCAGGTTCCGTATTTATCCGTGCAGCTATGCGCGCTGCGGCAGCTTTCTTTTTCTCCTCGAAGCTCATCCGAGGTCTTCCTCGTTTCCTTTTTTTCATTTCCGTGATCCTTTCGACCATCGTAACCATTTACTTCACTTAGCTTAGTAATTGCTTCATAAGCTGACTGCATATAATCTCTGATAATTGCACGAGCTTGGTGTATGCCGGAATCAAATCCGGCTTGATACCCTCGCTTCCATTTATCAAGGTCTTCATCGCTCATTTATTTAATGGTGTTCTTTCTATTTCTGACATAAAATCTTTAAATGCCTCAAAGAGCCTAGCTTCATTCGGGGATAATTCATCTGGCAATTTAGCCTCTGCAAGAATAGGGCGGGTTTTTTGCTTAGCTAAATTCATGAAGTCTACGAAATCCATAGCATCTTTATCTTGCTTAGGTCTATATTCTTCAATATTAATACACGTAACTTCAATGTTATCAGGGGCATACATCACATACGTTGCATTATCAAGATTGAGTGTGATAATGTCCGTATCAGGGTTAAGCGACGGATAATCACTAATTGACTGAGAGAAACACGTATTAATCCCGCTATGTGCTAGGCGATAACCAGAAACTAACCAATTAGGTTTAGTAGGCCAGTACTGAGTATTTTCGGTATAATCGACCTCAATTAATCTATACCCGGCTGGCACATAATCCGCCCAAAGACTATTATTTTGAAAAACCAGTACAACGTCCGTTCTGGGGTCATAATTAGTCGTTATCTGAATCGTTTCCGTCAATCTCCGCGCTGCTTTCGTTGGCATCGTCATTTAGTGTTTGAAATTGTTGATCTAAAGCTTTATCAATATCCTCAGTGTTATCCATAAGCTCTTCATCAGATGATCTCCTAGAAAGAATAATACTGCGCTGTAACGCCTTTAATTCATCAAAATTTCCACCCGCCACAAACTCCTGCCCAATACGAATATTAAATGCAGCCCGGAGCTGAGCTAATATTTTCGCATTATCAGGATGGTATAGTGCCGCGTGCAGCTCTTCAGCAGGAGCAGCTACAGTCAAGCCCAGTGGCTTACATATAGCTTTACCAGCATTTGCGCTCATCGGCCCAAGCACGTCTTTAAAGGCCTTAATAATCCTCGTTGGTACTTTACATTTCTCTGGTGCTGTGAACAGATTAAAGGCTGCTCTAGTCCAATTAAACCAGATATGACGACGAGATTCTACTCCATTAATAATCGTATCTTTCCATTGCATTGGAACACTGATACGAATACCTTCACCTGTACCTTTCTTAAGATGAATTCTTACATTTCTTCCGCCGCCATTCGCTAGATTAATGTCCGCGCCTTCTTTCTCCAGGTAAAAGGTTGCAAATGCGTGAAATGACCACTCGTTAGCCCCTTTAGGTTCATTAGTTTTAATGCCTTGCCCTAAATCAACTATTCTTGAGTGTCGAACACCTACAAGAGTTATCGGAAGTTTCGATAGCTTACTTGTAATATGTGGAAGATATTTAGAAGCTAGTAAAGTATTTAGCGGGAAACTACGTTGAGCAGTACCTTCTTTATCGATCTTCTCACTATCTGAAGCAGCGGTAGCGCCATTAGTCGAGTCTAGTCCAATAAGAACTGGAACTGACTTAACACCAGTCTTTTCTGTCGCCTTGGCATACCCGTTAACCGTGTGCGTAATTAACTGCAAAGCCTCTTCAAAATTTTCCGGAGAATTAAATTGGATTTTAGGCCAATGATCATAACCGATTAAAGCTTGCCCTAAATTCTCAGTGGCCTTCTGCTCCGTATCAATAACCTGGGCTGCACCGCCCGCCCTGTCCATTACTCGACATAAATCCCACATTAGGCTGGACTTACAGCTAGCTTGTAGCCCATCTAAGCAAATTACCCTACCCAGCCCTAAAACTGACTCACTGAACATCACTTCTAACGCAAAGTGACCCAGTGGAACTCCTACTAGTGCGGAGCGTAATCCTCCATCAAAATCGCTGATACTTTTTTCACTTTGTTTAGCTACTTTAGCTACCGCCGCAGAAAATATATCGCCTATATCAAATGTTGCGCCTTTTGTTTTAGGTGCGTCTTCAATCCCTAAAGCTTCAAGATCGACCACTTTCTTGGGCCGTCCTCTGTTTGTCGCTTTTGCCATAAATTATAATGTGTTTGTTAATTTTCCAAATCTTTTTAAATTATCAATGATTTCTTCTAATCGCTTTCCTCCATGTAGCTTAGCTGGTGCCGTTCTATAATTTATTCCTTGTAAGAATTCTATGGTTGCCTGCATATATTCTGGCCACGGCGTACGCTTAAATAATTCATTCTTAATGCCAATAACATCACCCAGCATCAATGCATTGGTATGTCGCATCATATCTGCATCGCATAATATGTCGACACATATCATGAAATGCGGGAATGCTGACTTTGCTTTTGATTCGCTAACAGGCTCTAAAGGATATTTAGTGGCACGAATTAATTCGAGCACGGTATACTCAAACACCATTGCCTTATCGCCCAGGGCACCAGTTGTTTCACAATTATCTTCAAGTAGAAATTTATAAGCACCGTCAATAGCTGCATCTACATTTCTATTGTCGTCAACATGAAAACCGCCAGAATGGTTAAAATCGTGAAATAATGCAGCTATTAGTAAGTACTTAGGGCATGGCCCCAATTTAGCTGAATAACCTTCAGTCCATATAAGATAGGAAGTATACGCAACTTGGAAACAATGGGCTAGGCCGTGATATGGCAAAGCCTGAGCGGCATTATGCTCAAGCAAAAATTTAACACATGCTCCCAAGTTATATTCTTCTAGTACACTTAAAAGTTCTCCAAATCTACGTTTCATTTGTTGCCGAGCTCATTATAGTTTCATTAAATAGCACGTTCCCTGCCGCCCAAAGAGCTTCCCTTGCTTTCTCGTTTAACATTGTTCTAAAAGAGCTAGCCTCTAGCTGTCCAAAAATAGTTCGATTCCAGTCCAACATGATCATAGGCGCAGGTTGTAGTGTAATTACAAAGCCAGTATATCTTCGCGCATTGTCCATTGCGTATTTAATATTGTGCATCCAATATACATCGCTTCTTAAATAATCCAGCACTGTCCATTGCTTGACGTATTCAAGTTCAATTAATTTAGCTAGAATATCGCAAGTATCGCCATTGATCGTATTGATAAGGATTTTATGCAGTTCAGACTCTGACACCTCATCAGCTCTTACTTGTCGCTCAAATTCATCATCTTCCCAGCAATCGATAATTTTTAAGATGAAGTTTTTATTGGCTTTAACTTCCGGACAATTGGATTGCTCATTATCCCAAATATTTATGATGGCATCTAATACGCTTAATTGATCACCTATTAGGTATTTGGTTTGATATTTATTTCCCGCTGCGATCTCTTCAAATTTATGTGCCCAACTAATAACTGCGTCTTGCATTTCATTGTTTGCAGTTGTTGGGCACATTTTATTTGTGCCTTCAGCAGAAACGACATTTATTTCTACTGTTTTCTCTGCCACTCTACGCGCTTCCTTTCGAGCGTGTTTAAGGCGGCTAAATGTTGGTCAAAGGTTAGCTCTTCCCAGGCCGCTCTACTCATAGTATCTAATTTATTAATATTCTCAGTAGAGCAGCAACGAGCTACGGCTTCACAATAATATTGATAGGTAATTTTATAATCATTTTGCCAATACTTACAAGCATTAGTTGCGTTATAAACATTCGCATAACCACTATTTTGCGGATGCGTACATTTAATACCTTGTTTAAACTTACAAAACATGCACACGCTCTCTTTGTCTACAACTCGAACATTGTTTTCACAGCACCAATCATAGCATGCCCCCGCTGACGGATCAGTAAACCACGCACCGCGATATAAATGCGTATGCGTTACTGGGATAATTCGAAAGAGCTGTCCATTAGAAGATTTTTCTATGAAAGCGATTACAGGATAATCTCCGTATGATCGAAGCTCATTTTGTAATTCTGCAAGTGTTTCAAACTTTGGTTTAGTCATTTCTATTGTTTGCCCAATACCTACACTCATCCTCGTCATCTTCCATATCGTCGCACTCAAGACACCCTATGCCTCCGCATTCTGGGCAATCCGTATAGTCGTCGTCATAATCAAAATAATCTTCATCATCCACATCAAACTCAGGATCAAAATATTCTTCATCGTCTCCTTCAAGAAAAATCTCACGACTATCCGCAGCCAACATCTCTGAAGTTTCTTCAAGCTCATCTTCATTAACCCACGTACGATTAACTGTAAGAATGTAGCGCAAATAGAAAAGATCTTTTGGGTCGTTAAAGACAACTTTAGGCATAACGTCTATAAAGCCCTCTTCAAAACTTACTTCAGTTCTATAACGAACCCATATTTCTCTACAATCGAGAGGCAGTAGGTATACAGCTACGCTATTAGGTAGTTGGCCCGCCTCAGCTAATTCTCCTAAAGCCTTCTTAACGCTGCGCTGAGGTAAGATATTATAAGTTCCGTTGTCAAAAAATTCCTCTGCGGCATCAAATTGAATAAGTAGATAAGAGTTTTCAGTCCAGTCTGATTCCATATTAATCTGTGTATCCGTCGTTTAAGCACATGTGTTCATTATTCCAGAATAAAGGTGTTTTGAATCTGAGTTGCGTATCCCATTCGAGATCACTTTCAGTTTCACCCCTAGATATAAATTTTCCATTAGTTACGAAAGTATCCGCCATATCAACAGCTGCAGCAACATCTTGCCCAGCATACTGTTTAGCTGCCCACTCAACAAATTCCTCTATTAAACAGGCAGCCGCATGATTGTAATATTCGGTCTCATCAGGATTAAACTTCTCAGAAAGATGTGACCATAGCTCTCTTGCCCAACATTTGAGGTTAATTTTTACAAATGTCGGTCGTTCTTCTTTTTGCATTAAGTCGTAACAGCTAGTCGATCAGAGGCATGACAATCCTCTAGCTTAGCCCTATTAGCCGCCGATAATGTACGTATATCAACTGAATAGTGCTTAATGAGCATGTCTGCCGTATTAAAGATACCTCCCATAGGTTTATCAGGCACTGTTAAACAGTTCCTGACCTCAAATTCCGTCATAGGAGAAATGTCGCTGAATATATTGCTCATACTATAATTATAGCTGACTATTTATGATTTGGTTCATGCAAGCCTGTTTAATGGCCTGCGCGCAACGCCAATCCACCCAGTAACGCGCTAACTGTACGTCTTCAAACAACTTATGCTCCTGCCCTAATTGGCAAACTGCAAGATATTTTGGCGGAGACTCTGAAGAAAATTCGTCACAGTACAGCTTTAAATCCAGCGGATCTAACTGTTTAATATAGCCCATTTCTCTGTTCCAGATCGGGCAGGTTAAGCTGAAGTAGTCGCTCTTATATCCCCACTCATCCAGTAGCTCATATCTCCATTTAACTGTGAACTTAAATTCATGTACTATAGGAGTTTGCGCTATTTCCATTAATTTGTCTTCCATGTTACGGTAGTGGTTGAAGCATTCCTTTAACGCACAGTGCGTCAATTTCGTTAATAAATCGAATCAATTCTTTACCTGCACAGTGTGGGCATAACGAAATATAGTTTTTAGCTTTATTTACACAGCAAGGCTGTTTTGCCTGAACAAAATCCCACGGACGGCTGTCATCTTCCCACCTGTCCTTTTGCCTAGACTTGTGCTTGAAAAAGACGCGAATTTCTTCGTCTTCTCCATCAGTCCATACAACTAAGCGATAACGAGTATCTCTAATGCCTGGTACTGCCATCGGGATAGTTAATTCAATATATAGCGTCAGCTGATGCGCATACGGGCTGTGCGTAATGTCAAAACACCAGCTAGCCTCAGTATCAAGTTTGTGTAATATTTCTGTGTACCGCGCTAAGGCAGCCTTCTGAATTTGCTCTAATTTTTGCATTTCTTTATCTCCCCATATGCGCCGCACATGTCCTCGAAAAATACCGGTAACTTTTGCCTGAAGCAACAAAGTAACGGATCCATTAATAAAACAATATCAGGGTGCGCCGGCCCCGTATCTCCTATACTAGAGCGTAAAGACAAAATATGTCGCCATTCCCTTAAGTTTGCAGTGCATATAATATCTGTTTTTAAGCCTAGCGGTAAATTATCTCGAGCATCTTGAGGGGATAAACCATTGTCTTCTATCTGCGCCTTATACATCTGGAATGCATGAATGATGCCTTGCAGCCAAGTAAAAACTGCACGCATCTGATGAATACTGTCTAGCTGACAATCATAAGTCTCGTTCCCCTGCCGGTTAAACTGTTCTTGCAGCCTTTTTATATTATTCATGTCTGCCCAATGCGGCCTAATAACTTCCATTTCAGCGGCTTTAGCGTAATTAACATATCTAGTGCTTTCTACATGAAAAGTGCAAAGCCTGTGACGAGTTAGCTCCGCTAACACACTTCTAGACGTAATAAACCTGACGGTAACTGATACGTGCTCAAGAAGACTCGCGTGCTTACGTTTGATACATTTACGGATAAACTGTTCAGTTTGATGGCGCCCAGCGGCTTTATCTTCACTTTTATAGCAATTCCTGCCAGCCAGTTCTACGATTTTTAATGCATCATCGTATGATGGTATATTTAATATTTTAAAGTGAGGTTCGACAATTTTCATAGTACAAACAGTCTAAGTAACGTTGTCATTAGCAATCCTATTAGAAAAGCGACAGCTAGAGTAATGTATTGAATAAGCGCCATTAATATCCCCTTTTAAAGTAAGCGTAATATGTGTCCATAAAATGATCGTGTTTTCCTTTCGAAAACGGAGGAGCTGGGTAGCTACGGCTGTTTAACCATGGCAGCTTCTATGCCAGTGCCCAGCTCCTCCTAATCGTTTGTTAACCGCAAATAATTTTTGCTAGCTCAATCGGATCTACCGAATTACCTTCTTTATCTATTACCCGAATCACATTGCCCGATATTTCATCGGCCAGCATCAGCTTACCTTGATCGTCTGTGCCAAACTCTAGCTTAAAGTCAATCAACTCCAAACCTTTCTCTCGAATAATACTAGCTAGCAAATTGCCAACTTGACGAGTATAACCGTCGCAAAGATCATATTGTTCTTCTGTTAGCTTACCTAGTGCAATAGCTGCCTCAGCGTTAATTCGCGGATCACCTAGTGCATCGTCCTTAAGCGTAGCTTCAATCAAGCCATGTAACTCAAGTCCTTTCTCCACACCATACATCTTACAGAATGATCCCCAAGCTTTATCTCGCCAGATAAACTCGACCGGAATAATTTTTACGTGCTTTACGGTCAAGATGCGAGCTTCATCAACACCATTTACACGCATACCACCAGCACAAATAAAGTGTGTTGGTATTCCTTCTTTCTCAATCAGAGGAAAGAAGTAAGCACTTAGCTTCGCTGCTGCAATCCCGGACTCGTGCATTTGCAAGCCAGTTTGATTGGCTCCAGGGTCAAATTTACCAGTTGTAGCATCAGTGCATACATCATCTTTAAAGCATAAATGACATCTTTCCGTATTATCTGCCGGAATGGCAATTTCTTTTGTTTTTCCCATCTTTTCTTTTTGTTAAATTTTGTTAAAATTATAATATGATTGGTTTTATTTATAAACATACTTCTCCCTCAGGTAAAAGTTATATCGGCCAAACTACTTTAGTACCTAAAATACGCTGGAAGAAAGGCAGTAACTATAAAGGCTGCACTGCTTTTTATAGCGCAATTAAAAAGTATGGTTGGGAAAATTTTATAAGTGAAATTTTAGAAGAAATCGAATTTGATGATATTGCTGTTTTAAATAAACTTGAAGAAAAATATGTAATTCAATTTAATACATTAGCTCCGTATGGTTATAATTTAAAAGCTGTTGGCGAAAACACCTTAACAGCTGAAATAACTAAAGTACGAAAAACTAAACATTATGTTTTACATAAAGAAAAACAAGTTTCAGTTGCATCATTAGCTAAAGAGTACGGAATAAACCCACAAACATTATTTAATCGTGTGTTTAAATTTAATTGGGCATTAGAGAGGGCCTTAACTGAGCCAGCTACCGGACGTAAAGGTAAAAAGCACACAGATGAAAGTAAGAAGAAACAAAGTGACGCAAAGAAAGGAAAGAAAATGTCTAAAGAGTTTAAAGAAAAACAACGTACTATACACATCAAACACATTATTGAATATAAGGGAAAACGACAACCAATAGTTGATTTTGCAAAACAATACGGAATTACACCGTCTACCCTTAGAGATCGTATTTTAAAATTTAATTGGCCAGTTGCAAAAGCAATAGAAACACCAATACGAAAGAAAATAAACTCTAAACTTTGATAGTATAGAACAGATCTATAATACTTTCATCATGCGTAACTATTAATGCTTGCTGCCCTGCTTTTCGAAACACCGCATCTACTTTAGTTAATACTTCATTAAAAATCTTACGATTATCTACAGATAGCCCATCGCCAGGCTCATCTAGACATAATAACCCAAACTTACTTGCGTTAGTCTGAAACGTACTTAACCAAAATGAAGTTGCAAGCATACACTGTTGACCACCAGATAGTGCCCTGGCATCAACAGCAGCTCCACTTTTCATGGCGGCTCTAAATTCAAGATTTTCACCTAAACTAACTTTAAAAGGAGCATCAAACTCTAACAAATACGCATTTATACTCAGTAGAAGTTGTTGTAGCAATTTTCGACTGATATTGTGTGGAATATTATTTCTATGAACTAAAGACCTAACCTCATTCAACAAATCCACATATTTAATCAGCTTCTTCTGATTCTTTTTCTGTTTGACCTGCTTTAACAGTTCATTAAGAGATGCCCAATGCTCTCGTTTAGCTTTTAAATCAGCTTCGAGACCGGCCATATTTATTTTAAGAGTTTGGAGCGTATCCAGTGCCAAACGTGCATTTCTGGCATTTTCTTCAATTATTGGTGCCTGTGCAACGATCTTCCGACTATTTTCTAATAATTTTTGTATTTCTGCTTCGCGGGCCTCTAAATCTACTAGCCCTCTACTTGCTGCGTCTAATGTTCGTCTTGCTTGTTCTACGTGCGGAAGTAAATCTATTTGTTGCTGATACCTTGCACTCAGGTCTTCATAATATTGCGTATTGCTGCCAATATTTGTAACTTGCGTAGCTGCTAGTTTTTGTTTTAATTCATAAATTCTAGCTGTCTTATTATCATTCAAGCTAATGTTACTAATATTAGTATTTAGCTGCTGTTCCAGTTTGAGCCGGTCATTAGCTAATTTATTGAGAGTATTAGCCAATACTATAGGATTACCTTTAAACTGATGCTCTGCTGCCGCGCCACAGACTTCACAATCTTCTCCAGCTTTCTCCGCAATTTTCTCTGCAATTTTTAACTGAAGCTTGTGCTTAGCCTGCCTTTCAGCTATTGCTTGAATTTGCTCTGTTAACTGCTTATTAATTGCCTGTATCTCGTCTCTATTCCAATCTTTCAGCTGAAACTCTAGATTATCTAGGTCTTGTTTCATACCTACAATCAAAGAATAATTCATAAGATACTGTTTATAGGCATCTACCTCAGCTATCTCGTTTTGGTTTAGCTGAATTTCAGCATATTTCTCAGTAATTGCTTTATGTTCAACTTCAGCATAATTTTGCGCCTGTTTAGCCCCGGGAATGGAATTAACCAACTTATGTATTTCCGCAGTGTAACTATCAACTAATGTTTGCTCAGTTTTAAGTTGTTGTGCGTAATCTAACGCCGATTGAAGTGCTTGCTCATTATACAGCGCAATTTCTGCCGTAACTCCAATAACTTTACACTCAGCCTCTTTTAGCTGAGTTGTCATCTCCTCAAGTTGAGCGGTTATTGATTGCTCATCAAAAGTTGGCCCGCTAGACATCACTGCTTCGTGAATTTTAATCGTGTCCGCTAACTTCTTCCAAAGTACCTCAAAATACTCAACATTTGATAAATGAGCTATTGTTTTAGCCCTATCAGCATCAGACAAGCTGAGAATATTGGTAAATTCCCCTTGTCGGATAAATACAAACTTATCTAACACATGTTTGACAATATTAAATCTGGACGCTAGTATATTTTCTATATCTTTAGCCGCTCTAACAGTTTCATCATCAATAACTAATGTGTGTTTATTTTTCTCTCCGATTTCCCTAGTTACCTTAAAGTCATCGAACTCCACAACAATTTGCGCTTTATCGGATCCTTGCCGGATTACACCTTTCATTCCTTCTGGATGTTCGTATGCGTTAGTAAGGCCCCCGTATAGAGCTGAAACCAAGCTCGATTTACCGGATCCGTTACTTCCTACAATACAATTAACCCCAGCTTGGAACTCAGCTGTGAAATCTTTATGACAACAATAATTTTTAAGTTTTATACTTTTTAACATTATTTCTTCACCATTGCTTTATAGTATGAGTCCAAAACCTCGTCAGCACTATCGCCACTGATTAAGTCCGTAAGTAACTGTTTAGCCTCTATTGTTGCATCAGCCTCATTTATTGCGGTAGAAATTAGTACATCAAGCGTATCAGTTGGCGATCCAAAGAGCTCATTCTCCAGCTCCTCTACTTCATTTTTGACGGTGTCAATAAACGGAAAACATTTACCTTCGCAGGCCTTTATTAATTGCTCTTTTCTATCTGCATCGTTCTCATAAAGACTAAAGCGAATTATGGGGCGATCAAAATGAGAGGTCACGGGAGCTTTAATCCAATTACGAATTGTCTTATCAAACTCTACTGGATTTTCAATATTTCGTTCCTCATAAGGCCGCCTGTAAAGTGTCTGACTATAAATCTTAGGCTCCCATTCATTTGACCACTCAAGAACAAAGCATTGTCCCGTATTAGTCTCTGCGACGGTTTGCATAGCTAAGCTGCCGGGAGAGTAACAAGTATTAAGATAGCCTTCTTTATCTATCAGCTCAAAGATTGCATGCTGATGCGTATCGCCACAAACAATACAGTCGAATCCGTGCGGAATCATCCCATCATTTAATTCACAGGCGCGAAAATTGAAGAACTCCAGTTTAGCTGCCCGCGCATCACCTGTCCCAGCCATCACTGCATTACAGGTCTGATGTAGCATCAGGATATTGTAAGCATTTGGATATTTCTTTTTATCTCGTTTTAATGCCGCACCTATTTCATCTAATCGATCTTGTAAATGAAGAGAAATACACCAATCCATTGCATAAACATGAATATCCATGCCGCCTAAATCGAGAGTGAAATGATAACGTTCAAAGCGCTCATCTGATTTCCTAAGCTTATCAAAATTTGCATGTGTACCTTTGGTTAGCTCCATCCAAGGTACGCCGACATCCGAGCGTTCATGCTGTCCTTGAATATAGGCAAATCGAAAATTTTTGGAGGCCAATAATTTATTTGCCATAACAACTGCATCAGACGAAGGATTCTTCATGTCGAACAAGTCGCCAGCTCCTAGAATAACATCATAATTTGGTTTATCATCACCAGTATGCGTAACTATATCCATTAAATGTTTTAATGAATTTAATGCATCTCCGTGTATTTCCGGCCTATTTTTCCAGGCGCTTCTAGCTATGTGCCAGTCAGCCGTTAAGAATATTCGTCTGCTCATTTTATTGTCATTTTATTAACGGGCATTGCGACGTCGGGAAAATTACTAAAGTATTTAAATACATCTTCTTTAAGTGTATCTGCCCTACTAGCGGTTATCTGCCCTGAATCCTGATTAAAAATCACAAGATTAAGATCATGCGGCACTTCATAGTGTTTTACAATACCGTTATTATCAATTAAGACAATCACAGTCTCATCCATATCAATAAAATTTAATTCTTGCCCGTTTCTAAGTGCTGTCCCCATCCTGTAACCTCTCCATTTCTTCAATTGCCCCGTCCAGTTTTTCTGCCAACATTTCTTTTGAGACAAGCCCTTGAAACATTTCAAATGTTGAGCCCATACAATTAATTGTCAAAAAAGGCACTGAGCTAATAGGGAAATTTCCAAGATATTCATCTGCCCTCATCGAACCGAAAATAGCTCTATTTTTATAATCTTCGGACAGCTCCTCTAATATCGTCTTCAAATGTATGCACGGAATGCATTTTGGCATTGTAAAGAGAACAATTACTGGAACTTTTTTAGTATTTAAATTCGCTTTCATTTGGTCATACGACCATGCTGATACCGTCATATTTCATTTTGGTAAAGGCGCGACCTTGCGCAAAGTTTTTAATTTGTTTTTATGTATGGTAAACTGCACAGTACTACTAGTCCAGCTGTAATAAACCCCATAACATAATACCCGGATATGATTGCTAGCGTTACCACAATTATGGTCGCTCCTATAATGTCGCTTCTAGTATTTTTCATAAAATGTGATTATATAAAAAGGTTATAAGAGGGCAGCTAACTAGCTACCCTCTTGAAATACTTATGTCGCAATAAATGCAGCGTCGTGATGCCACGGGGATTTCCAGGCGTCAATGCCAATGCTATTATGGGCAGCGCTGATGGCTTGGATAGTTGCCATCACTGCCCGAGAGCTAGCACCAGTTGGTGACAATGCTACGCGCTGTGATGGATGATCATCATCAAAATAGACAATTCCCGCACGATAAGGCGCATTCGTTTCAACCAGAATAAGGTACATCTTGCTATCGACCAAACCAAGCTTGGAAAATACCAAACGATTGAAAGATAGCTTGAATATGGCCTCATTAACCAAAGAATCTAGTCCAGAACGACTATCTCGATCAAGAGTTGGAGTGCAGACTAGTTGGCAGACACAACCACCGGCTGAAATATAGTCAACATGCGCATAGCAATTATTATTGTCAATGTTAGCTGTCCCGTGAATACTAAATTGCCCGCCTGGTTTCACCAAATGGGCTAAAGTCGTAGAAAATCCTCCGTCGACCTGCTGCTTAAGCCCCGCATAAATAGCTTTTGCTTTCTCTATGTGGTCTTTATGAACCGGCGTAAGACCTTGTGCCCTAGCACCTCTCGCCCAATCCTCATATTTCTGGGTATCAGCCCCAAAAGGTTTATGAGTCTTCGGATTTATAGGTGAACTACCATCTAGCTTAAGTGTGGCATCCTCGCCACCAAAGAACAAACCTTTAAGAATCATTTCAACCGGATGTTTAATTACCGGCGGTTTCTCGTAGACTTCCTTGATATATGTCCAATAAAAGGTATAAGGACATTTATAAAAAGCTAGAACAGAATTAGCGTTGAGATGATAATTAGGATATTGAATATCCGACGTAAAATCAATTGTTTCAAATGCCATTAATGAGTTGCTCGAAGCCTATTGGTTAGCTGGGTCTTTGCATTAGCTTCCTTGCGAACAGCATTGCAACACGGACACCGGCGTTGAGTTACTTTATATAGCAGCCACTTACAGCCTGAATAGGTGCGAGAAAATTGATCAATGTCAGTTTCATTAACATCATCATCTTCTGCGCCCATGTCAAGAAGCTGACCTGCAAACCAGTTGAAATATCGCATACGCCCTTCATTCTGGTTGAGTAATAATTTAGCTTCACAGTATAGTCCTGTGCCCACTAAATAATCTAATAATTCATCCGTTGTAACATAAACTTCTTCAATAGTTTCATTACCCACGTCGGTAGCAGAAATTCCTTTTTCGCACGCTGTGGTGCTATTTTTTTTGTTTGTCATCTTCTACGAAAAAGTCCGCGTCTTACTTGTTGCGGCGTACCGGAGTAAGATAATCCAGTATTGCCCCTAAACGTCCAATATGTTTCTCCGTTTTTCTCAGCCGCACCTAAGCCTGCACTAGTCAAAGTCGGACTTAATAATAATCGTCGGTGCCCAGGAGAATCTCTCCACTGCTCAAATACTCGTAGCGCGCTAGCAACTCCCTTAAGTGTATTTGTTGCAATATTCTCACGATAATGACAGCCGTGCCTAAAGCCTGTTTTTGTCATAGTATTTGACCAGCTGCTGGCATCGAAAGTTAGACATTCATCGTATTCTAGTTTCGGTAGATTATTTGCGGTACGAAAAGCATTGATTTGTTCAAACGCAATCAATTCTATTTCTTCAGCTAAAACAGCAGTCGAAAGAATGAATACTGGAACAACAAGAATAGCTCTGAGTCTTTTCATTTTTATTTAAGTTGAATGCAAAGAGGGGCCAGGAAAATTCCCAGCCCCTCAATCAAATGTTTCTAAATATGTTTAGACCGCCTCAATTTCTGACCCACATGCCGGGCAGAAAGAAATGCACCCAATTGAGTCTTCAACAGCCCGAACGCTTTCTTCCCAGCAACAATTACTGCATACGTAATTCTCAAACTCTAGTTCATCATCGTCACAGTCTTCATACTCATCATAGTCACAGTCTTCGTCACAATCATCCACCGGCGCTACATATTTAGCTCGGCAGCGGCGATATTTGGAATCTCCGTAAAGGTCAGCAAAGAAATTCTCAGTCTTATATCTAAGACCTTCAGTGCTATACACAATGTCAATATTGAGTAATCCGTCAACCTCGCCCACAACTGTATACTCGCTACAGCGTAGCTTTGCATGGTTATAATCATTAGGTACGGAAACAACGTGAGCTGGGTTGACTTTCACGAGCACATATTTGGAATCGGCCCGCCCGAAGTCCTGAGCATACGCATAAGTACCGACGTGAAGTCCAGCGGAGCATGCAATTTTCGGATCGAAAGTGACATCTTTACGTGGCATGACAACACGCTTACCGACGCTGTTATCCATAGTGCCGGAATGCAGGTCGAGGAAGTCGGGTCGAACGGCTTTATAACCTAAGAAGCAACCATCTTCGGTAAGCGGGAAATTCCCGTGCTTCAAGAACGAGCCTAGCTGCTTGATTGATTCCCAGTGCGGATTCAAGAACATATTGTCAAGAAACAGCTTAAGCGCATCACACGAAGTGTTGTAGCTGTTAATAACAGCCACAAGAACTGGGTCATCAATAGTGCGCCCACGATATTCAACCGACTCTTTAGTGCGGGTAAGCATTTCTTGATTATCGTATGTCTCAGTTGCCGCAAATCGGACTTCAAAAGCCTTATAAATCCGCAAAAACTCGTCAGCCTCGCCATCCATCGCGGCTTGCTTTAATTCATTATAATTTGGATGCTTATTGGAAACCTGAAAGAATTCATCTCCAACATAAGCGTTAATATTACCGGCGGCGTTAATGTGAACTGTAAAGTTAGTCTTCATCGTAATCTTCTCTCTCTTCTTCTGTAGGTATGTTTACTAATGTTTTTGCACAGGCTAAATTATGTCGACCTTGCAAAATTGTTGCGTTAAATATTAATTGATCTTGACTTTTAAATAGATACGGATGTGTCCGTAAAAGCGACCTTACTTCTTCATTGAACCTGTCAATCCATGGCCGGTATATTTCGACAAATTTACTAACCGGAAACATCCACCTGGTTAGTACATTATATTGGTCTACTATTAGCGTAGCTTCATCACTGCGTTTACCGCTGTAATATTTTGTGTGACAGCTGTTAATCGGACTGTCGTAGAACGTGTCCACTTTATTCCACCTATGTGTCACCATAGTGTCCATTATACGAGAAATAAACGGATAGGTGACATAGTCACCTAACCAAATTTGACGCTGCTGGCGCATCCAAGAAAACATTAATGCAGCTTCTCGTGTAAATGGGTCACTTATTCTATGCCTGGCATAACTATTAGCGCGACAATCATTATATCGATGATTGCCTGAATCCTCATAAAACCTGTAGTCTGTCATCATGTAGGCCATAAAGCCCATCCAATTATCAACAAATTTCTTCTCAAGCGCTTTAGTCCAGGCCGGCAATAATTCTGTTAATTGCTTGTCATAATTTTTGACAAATCGTGGCCGAATAAAACAAATCCGCTGAGCAATATCTTTATGATTTTTTAGTCCTAAAGCACTAGCAATTTTCTCAAAAGAAGTATCAGTTAACTTATTATCAATTTCACGAATAGAATCACTCCATTTTCTAACCTTACAAGAACCGTTAAAGAATTCTGTTATGTTAAATGTATTTTCTTCCTCAAACGGAATATAATACTCAAATGGTGAAATATCTTCAATGCGGATAAAATTGTGTTTAAACTCAAATATGCCCGTGACTCTAGGCGCGGCAGGTAAACTGGATACCGGGGCGGCTGAAGTGCTGCGAGCTTTCTTTGGGACTGTTTTAAGGAAATTACTAAGCGTATCAGTTTTAACCGGTACTTTTTGCTTAATTAATTCATCTTCAAGAAGCTTGATGTCAGCTGCATTAGTTTTACTATCATATCTACCAATTATGACGGTGTTAGCTGGAAAATGCTCAGCTGCCGTTTTAACGCCCTTAGCGTCGTAAGAAACAAGATTAACTGGTGTTGTCGGTGTGACATTTTTAGCGGCTATAATTGCCCCGCCAAATTTACCCATACCTCGCTGACCAGTATTTTTACCTATGATGGCATTTCCAGTACCTATTGAACTAGTATAGCACGCCTGTACTTCAATTGCACTTGATTGAATCCAGAGCGATTGTTGCGAAAAAGAAATACGATAACTTAGGGCATCGTCAAGAATGTGATGCGTTGTGTGAAAGTTATGTATATCGTTGGCTACTTTAGCTACATATGAGTCGTCGTACTTGTTATATGCGGCATAAACTTCCCACTGCCCCAGGCCTTTAATCTCTGCGTTAAATCGTTCAGCAATCCGTTTCTTAGCTAGCGCGTGCATTCCTTTGAATTTCTTAATATCGTCGTCTGACCAGGTCAAACTTTCACGAGACGGAGTCGGCTCAAACGTATCAATTTCAACAAAGAAATCAATTGCACTATCGAAATCATGAGCTAGAGAATTTAATAGGGGGTAACGATTGCAACCCATGATAATATAAGATTTTCGATCTTGACTCCCGTAATATGATGAGAAATTTTTAGCTCGCCGAGCTTTCCACTTGAAAATCTTTTCGTCACCCTCCATCACATATTCTGGTTTCTCAATTTCTGGAACCGTCGTTCCGACAAAATTAATTGGCACGTCAAAATATGGGTAGGCTTCTTTAGCTGCTTCCATAAACTTTGACACATCTTTAGGGTCAATCGCAAACTGAACCTTTAAGCCATTAGGTTCGTCAGTTTTAACTGGATTGCCGTCAAATAACAGCTCAGGAATTTCTTCATCGTTCAATGCCACAATATATTGTGAACGCATCCCATTATAGAAAGACGTAACACCAAATGAATTTACATAGGAAAGCGGAGATTTAGAACCTAGTCCGAATTTACCGGTACATTGATTGGTCTCTCTTTTAGTAGACGCACCATAAGTCTGATACACCGTTTCAATTGTCTCTGTGGACATTCCGGTACCATAGTCCCGAATGTAGAAGATTGGCGTATCTGTACGAGGCAAATGAATATCAAAAGCTTTATCTTTAGTGCCCGCTTCTGCCTGCGCATCCTTTGCATTTGTTGAAAGTTCCCTAATAATTGCTAATACTTGATTCGAGTATAGCCCAGCACTAAACATTCTAAAGGTCTCAGCCCCAATAGCTATTTGGAACGTGCCCTTACTCTTAAAGTAATTTACATTATGATTTTCTGTCATATTTTTCCTTGCGTCAGGTAATTTTATACGTCTCGACATCAGTTAAATTTCAAAGTTGTTTTAGGGTTTCGGGGGCCAGGGCCCCCAAAAAAGAAGATGTTTAAGATCCAATATAGGTAGCGAGATCAACAGCTAACACGTCACAGCATGCCCCATTGCGCGGATCGAAAATTTGAAGTGTCTTGCCGTCAGGATAACGTCGAATTTCCCGACGACCAGTAGACGTCTCAATCCAGCCCGCATGTACTGCCTTAGGTTTTGGAGCTGGGACAATTTCATACGCATAAATGTGGTCATAGCTGGCTCGCATCTCAGGGTACATGCCCACTGCGCTGAACGCATCATTAGCGCCCTCTTTATCAAGATCCCAGCGCCTACCTTGACAGCACGCTTCTTCGCCAACGGTGATAAGATAACGACTTAAACAGATTTGACGGAGCGGTTTTTCAGCGTACATGCGAATCTTGCCACAATCATTAACTGCATCACTAATTAAATAAGCGCCGCGGCATCCATTAGCCGGGTTAGTAAACAAGATGTTAGCTCTAAGAAGCTCACGATCCCGACAAGGAACAGTGGTGTCCTCGATTTCACAAGTATAAATTTTTGTATAGTCTTGAATTTTTACAGGATTACTAATCATTTTTGAATGCTTTAATAAAATTAATTGTTGTTTTTGTCGATTCAGGTAATAACTCAAACTGCTCGACAGTACAGTTATTCGTTAACCAGGCGAACATTGCGCCTATCACTTTACTTCTTGGCTCTGCATGTACGATTCTAATTATGCTGTGAACTGGCATGTAATGATAGTCATAGCTATCTAATAGCTCATTACATAAGCTTTCATCGTCCCCTTCATGCCGCTGAAAGAGCCATTTATCTACATGTGTTCTAAATCTATTTGTTACTGTATGCCGTATCCAGGCAATCGAACAAAGTATTTTCAAAGACACTAGCGGTCTTGCACACTTAGGCTCATCTATAACAGCTGAAAAATCCTCAAACTCAACAGCATGAGGAAATATTGTGTCTTTAGTGTATGCGTACGCAAGACACCAAAGCTTCAAATGTGTTCCTACCTCTTCATGAATTAACCGCAATAAAACATGCTTATTAGCGCAAAAAAGCAGCTCACACAGTTTTTCATAGCTATGCGGATGTCTCACATAGCCCGTATCATTAAAGAGAAGATTAGAGTGCTTAAAATCTAATAATTTAAGATATATTGATTCTTGGTCTAAAGGTTTGCTGTTGTAGGCGAATGCCTGAGCAGGTAGTCTTGGCCCCATATTTAAATTTTTGAAAAATCCAATTCAACGTTTTGTTCGTTTGCAGATTGAAAAAGCAATTGTTTGAAAAGATCTCGAGATATGCCGCCAGGGTCAGTATTAGAGGGCAGGTAAAAAGGCATCACTTTTGTATACTGTCGACGTATTTTGTCCGCAGTTACTTCAATGTGGTGCTTACTCTGTCTATCAGCTAGGGCTTTATCTGGATCTAATGCTATTACTATTAAAATATTATTACGCGAAACATGCGATATAAGTCTATCGAGATTATACGGGCTGATGGATTTACCCATTAAGCCAATAGCTGGTGGTCCGATATTTATGCAATCAAAAGCGCCTTCAACAAGAATAACTGTTTTATATTGTTTGGCGCTATCGTAATTGAATAAATATCTTTCAGTTTTCGAGCCGGGCATATTGTAGTATTTAGGTATTTTTTGCCCTTGCTCATTAACAAACTCCCTTTTATATGGAAGTCTAGCCATCCAGCTAATCTCTTTCTTATTTTCAATTACTGGGATAATTATTCGCGAGCGTGCTGTGCTGAGGTCGGAATAGTCACACCACTTCACACCATAAGAGTGACTTAGGATGTTTATATCAAAATTTCTTTCATTACGGAGATATTGAATTGCAATATGGCCAGGATTTAGCTTATGTAGCGGTACACAAAATCCTGGAGCGACATATTCGCCAGCTACTCTAGTTGTACCTTGCTTCAAAAAAGCCTTAAGAACAGGTCGTCCAAATAGGACTTCAAAGAAAAGAATAGACTTTCGTTCAGGCACGTGTGCAAAACAGCTTTCATTATAGCAATTCACTAGATTCAAATTAGTGTGGCCAGTCAATGTGTCTGTAACACCCCATTCATAAGAGATATAAAGGCGCTGTCTTGTATCATTACAGTAGGGACAATTAACGCGAAAATTTTGTCCGCGTGAAATCAATTCACGTTCCTTTATACGGCCGTTATAGGTTATACGCCATTCATTTTTAATGCCTTCATTTGCAATTTGAACATGACCGTTAAATTTACGTTTAAGAGCCGCACATAATTGTGGATTAAGATCCATTAAAACCTCCTCTCTTATTAGATGGAGTTGTTAAGGCTTTTTCCGCATCCCAGCCTAATGTTAATCGCTTATGTGCACATTTATAATTAATATTAAAATGTTCGCACCACTCAACTAATGTTTTTGTAGCATTATTAATCGTTAGGTTTACAGAATTTCGTCGATTTCTACAATTTTGTTTTTTTGTAACCCATCTACAATTATTAGGACTATACCCCGCATCATTATTAATACGATCTATTTCTAATACTATGCTATATCCGTTAATTTGTGCCCACTGCTGAAAATTTTCAAAAGAATTACACCAGTCTTCACATATTGTAATGCCTCGACCGCCATAATGACAATAACCGAGATTATTTGGATTAAGACAACGTTCCTTTATATCCGCCCAGATACCGTATAATCTCGTACGAGACACGCCATGTGTTTTATTTATCGTTTTTCGTGTTTCCTTATAAATACAGCCACAGCTATTTGTGTCACCAGATAGCAAATATTGCGATTTTACAATCGTTTCAGCGTTATTACACGAACAAACGCAACGCCAAAGAGCATTATTATGTGCATCTGTACCCGCAAACTCAATTACAGTAAGCCGGCCAAATTTTTGACCAATTAAATTTTTAATTCGTTTGTTCATATAGTGTTTTCCTATAAAATAATTGTTTAAGTATTTAGCTCTCTAATTACATTGCCAATAGCTGTTTTTGCGTTTTGAATCAACATCAAGGCATAGTCAACACATTCAAGCGTCTTAATTTCGCCAGTCTCAGTCGGAGGGGCAAAACACATTGCGCCAGCTAAATTTAGCTCCCTCACGGCCGTCTCACATTTAGAAATTATAGCGCTTTTAAGTGTGGCTAGCGCGTCTTCACGCGTCTGTTGGGTTGTACTCATGTCCTTCGGATAAATAATGTAGAACAAACAATAAATTACACGATGCGTTAGCTAAATGATCACACTCTTTGCCGTCTTGATCTAGTTCTTTATCGCCCTCCAAGAATAAATAAATATGTCGAAGGGCGTGATTCAAACAGCCAGCAATAGGTAAGCCGCGGCGCCAATTATGCGCCCCATAGCGGTCTGCCCCAGTTTTTAACACGGCAGCTATGCGATGTAATGATTTTTGAGGAATTAAATCGTAACGAACATCATCAGCGTCCTTTGAACGTTGTGCGCCCGTCGCAAACTGCCGCATATCTTCAGGCTCAGTGGTATTAAGTATTTTTTCCTTTTTCTCAAGACTTTCTTTTTTATTCGCGGGCTTAAGTGTATCAGAAGACCTATTTTCAGAATGAGTTAAATATTCATCAGTATTTGCGCTGGATCTATGATTCGCCACTGGTATCTATTACGTAAGTGCGTAGAAGTTGGACTGTATATGGCTCAGTATTATCTGGCCTAGCAGCGTTAAATGTTACATATTTATTAGGGCCAAATAATTCTTCTAAATCAGCTGGCGTTAAGTCATAATTAGTATAATTTTTAACTAAACCTGTTACATATTCTGCAAAGTACTCATCTTCGGGCAATTCCGTTTTAGCAAAAACTTCACGAAAAATTACACGATTAAAAGCTACTAGCACGACTACGGTAACATAGACTTTCATTATTCTGCTCCCCCGAAAACTGAAGTTGCTGGATTAAAAGGCTCATAATGTTGCTCGGCAGCTGATTGCTCGGCAAACAGTTTATCCATCTGCATCGACCGGCTGTTTTCATTAACATTGGGTGTTCGTATCCAGCCAAAACTTGCTAATAGGTCATTTGCCATATTCGCCGCCCTAGCCGCCGCTAAGCCGCCAACAATTGCAACAGCCATTGCAAAGAATGGATTAAACATTACACAAGCGCCAATGCCTACAAAGAAAATACCCAAATAATTAGAATAGCAGAAAGGGCAGCTCATTAGCTCGCCCAACCATTTTGTTGCCTTATTTTTCTCAAAATATTTACCAAGTGACCGCCACCAATTGCCAGCAGCTGAGTGGTGTAAGATTTCTGTTAGCTGCCATACGGCGGCACAGGATATGATGAACCAAAGCCCAAATGTGATCATAGATTTTTAAGTAATTCAGCAGCGCTTATTTCAGTCTGCTCGTAACCTTGTTTTTCATATAATTTCTTCCGTTCAGCGGAAAAATGTTTAAATTCTGTACTCCAATAATCATAAAAGTCGTGAACTACTCCATAAGGCTTATCGTCCCCCAGCCTAGCCACTCTGCCAGTTAGCTGAATATTGGCCACCTCTGATTTCAGCCCGCAGGCATTAATTAACACAGCTAAATTAGGGAAATCTACGCCCTCTCGCCATATGGCTGTGGCAATTACTCGTTTCAAGGTGCCTTTCTTAAACGCACCTCTAGCGCGATCTAAATCTGGCGTTTCCGAGCTAACTACTAGATAATTTGGTAAAAGCTGCCTTAAAGCCATCGCGTGCTTTATTGTTTCCACAATAATCAGCACCTGTGTATCTTCGTCGTAAGACTTAGCCGCCGCTGCAATTAAATTATTTCTGGGGGCATTGTACCAGATACCTCTGTGCTTCTTGTAAGCTGAATGGCATTTACCTACCGGATTATATTGCAGATGAACTGGTACCCATTTTACCTTCACAGGAGCAACCATACCTTGCTTTGTAGCTTCTTTGGTATCAACTGTAATTAATTTTGGCCCCATCAAGCCTAGAAGACGGAATTGGGCCCCATCGCTTCTGTTAAAGCTACCTGTCAGCCCAAATATCCTTGGTTTGACCATCGTGGAGATAGTCTTAAAAGTATCAGGCGCTGCAGCTAAATGGCAATTGCCGCTTATGAAAGAAAAGCCTTCTGACCTTACTACAATATTGCCGCTCGGCACCTCCACACAATAAACGTTGCCTGAATACTTCTCTAATTCATGTGTAACGTTTTTAAACGTATTGTGCTCTTTTTTCGACATGAATAATCTGTGCATATCTTGATAAGATTCTTTTCGATAATCTTTTTGTATGCTTTGAACACAACTAAAACCTCCCTGAATAGCAATGGCTGACACTAAATCTACATTTTCTTTTACACTGCTGCTGTAGTATTGGTAGTCTTTTTTTAGAATATATCCGTCCCACAATGATACCTCATTTACAAAATCAACTGCGTAAGCACGAGTTACCGCTACATTATTAAACCAAGTTATTAAATTTTTAGTTATTTCGAGTGGTGTTTTGATCACAAATCGAACATACCCTTCCCTGTCTATAGGTATTTCTTTAAATTCAACGCCTGACTCCAATAATATTTCTTTTAAGCGTAAAATTTTACGCTCTTTGACCAAGGATATAGACCAATATGCATAATCTCTTTTAACATAATTTCTAGTGCCGTCCGCCTGCAATGCAATAGCTAATCGATCTATGGCCGCTAATGTAGCTATTTCATTAACGCCTATGCCTGACACAGGGTACTTATTGTATTGCGCACGAACTATATCAAGTATTGGTTTTTTGCAGACATTATCTTGCCTATCCAAATAAGTCTGATTATGTCCAACCGTCATTCGAACACTTCTTCCCTTATACAGAGTTAACTTAACTAAATCACCTGAAAACTCTTTCTTAATATGTCGAAGTGGTTTTACAAACTGTATCGACCTATCTGCACTCCACTGCGCAATTAATTCTGTACCATCTAGCGAATCAAAACGTTTATAACCTTTATTGGTTAATACCTCAGTATCTCCAGTAAAACATTCATCGCAAATATAAAAGTCATAGTCTTCTCCGAAACTAAGTATTTTAGTAAGGGATTTATTTCCACATACCACGACCCTAGCTTGCTTAACTTGAGCTTGTGTAATAGACTTACCAGCTTGTTGTATAAAATACTTAGTGCCCGGCATATTATATTTGCGGATACGTTCACCTATAGTTGAATAAACTTGAGCTCGATAACTGCTTATAAGAATACGCGCTTTAGGGAACACTAGTGGCATTATACCAACAAGCTCACTTTTACCAAAAGCAACAGAGCAAACTATAATACCGCCGGCATTTTTAGCCATTAGCTCCAAGACTTCTTTTTGTTTATAACGGAACTCAAAGTCAGCTGGGATTTTGTCCCATACGGGTACATAATTTTCAGCGGGTGATAGCTCAGTTATTTTATGCTCTACCTTTATTTTATGCTTAAGACAAAACGCTAAAATTGCGGGTAGGTACCCGTGAAAAGTCACAATCTGAGCGGGGATGGCTGTTGTACTTAAATCAACTGTTTGACCGTTAGTGTCATAACCGCTGCCGAGTATCTCTGGCGTAAGAGTTCTTTTATTAGCCTCTCTATCAAACCCTACAAGTGTGTACGAGAAGCATTTCTTTAGCTCGTAATACAAATGTAAGGGGAAGGAGCGAATAATTAAAAGATTTCCATAAGTTTCAATGTCAATTATCATCTTTCATTTCGCAAATATCCGACAAGTGTTTTACACCGTCTTTAAACCCTCTTTCATATTCTTCTAAAACTATGCGCTCAAGCCACTCACTTGCGCTATCAACAATAGTAGTCGACCCGTGGCTCGCTAAATTGATTGCTTCTTTCACACTATCTTTAATACGTTTCTTCGTATATCCGGTTAATTCTTTGTTCATGGGTTAGGTTTAGCAGGTTTTATAATAGGTAACCACCGCAATTTATCAATTACAAAGTCCAGCTTGTCTAGTCGGTGCCACATGCTTGATGGATTCCTAATTTCAATAAGATGCGAGAATGCATCTCTAACAATTTGCAACTCTACAATTATCGGCCCTGCGTCAGGGGTATTTAGATCATAAAGCCAATAAAAACCTGCCTTTACTGGTACCAGGTGTGCCCAGCAATCATTGGCTTCGACCGACGCCGGCTCGTCACATAACAGCTCACTAGCAGGCATTGTTGGCGTATTTGCCTCTATTACGCTAGTATAAAATGCTTGGGCTGCCGATACGCTTATTGCTGCCCCGAGGAAAGTTCTTCTTCTCATTTGTTCAAGTACTCCTGTGTGATCTGTCTATCCGCTTCAATGCGTTTTTCTTCAGCGCATTCTTCGCGGTATTTTAATGTTTCTTCAATAGTTTCTCTATAATGCTCCGCCTCGGCAGCTAGGCAAGAATTATAGATTTCCGCCTCTAATGAGCCGTAATATTCTGTGCGTTCTTTATCTGGCGCCACCCAAGCTAGTGCCAAATCTTTTTGACATACTTCAGGCGGATCTAGGCTGTTCCACAGTGCGATAATGCGTCGAAGCCCTAATCCTTTAAGAGTGAAATCGCAATCTGAACACCTTATCTGCGTACGCTCATAATGATCATGCCATAAGCCGCCCCAGGACACATTAAGCCGACCACCATTAATGTCAGCTCCGCATTCAGGGCACGGTTTGATAGTACACGTAAAAGTATCGCCTTCACGTTTTAATTGAAGAATTATTTCATGCATGACTACTTTTCTGGCGTTATTATTTGCGCTGACTATTGCCCAAAATACAATAAAACAGAAAATATAGGTGAACATAAGAAACAATAGTCCAGCTAGTGCCTGATCGTCTGCAAAATATTTCATGACAATACGGGTGGCCCAATTACTGCCACATGAATAGGAACACCTTCTAATTCATACGGTATGCTAATTTCTGGGGCACTATTACAGTAAACATAAAGACATCCCTCTCCTACACCAACACACTGAAACCAACCATCCGTTGAATGAATGTCGCCGCGAATACAGTGTTCATATAAGGTTTGAACTAAGCTATAAGCTTTTTCTTGAAGCAGTACCTTCTCTTCAATATATATTTCTTTTAGTCGAGCTTTAAGCTTCCTCTTCTCTTTTGATAGAACTGTTTGCATCATAAATTTTCCAATCGTTAGCTAACATGTGGCGCGTTTGCGGTTCATATACTACTACTCTATCATTAAGATCGCAGCGCATAATAGGACGACAATCACCTGCTGAATATAGGTATTTCGGGCAGGCATACGGGCATTGCTCGGTTATGCCTTGCTTTTCCCAAAATTCACGAACTACTTGCCATCCGTTGTTCATGGCCTGACAAGCCTCTAACCAGTTCATATGCTCGACTTCATGATTATTTATTTGATCAACAGTCGTGCTTTCCTGTAATTCATGCATAACCGTCGCAGCTATGCTACTTGATTGTGCCATGAGGGCGCGCAGTAAAGCATATGTGTCCACGTATGAGCCTCTAGATAACATTTCTCTAAGCGCTACCTCTAGTGCTAGTTTTACTCTTGGGGTTAAAGTCGGGCTTGCCTCCTCACAGCACGCGGACTCATTATTCGAAAAGCCAATGTATTTTTCGACACTTTTACGAAGTTGCGATTCAGTAACGTCTGCAGTGGCGCACACCTTATTTAACGCATGTAGCGCAGGGCCCCCCACCTTAGCGACTGCGAGTAAGATATGCTCCGTACCGATGTAGTTACAATTTCGCCGCTGAACTTCCTCTTTAGCGGCCATCATGATCTCATTAACTATAGGTGTGTAATTATTACTTGTAATCATCATCCTAACTCCTTCATTTTGTATCTTTGCAGCTTATCAGCTAAGGCTTTATAAAACGACTGATGAGGTGGTGCAATATGATCCATACTTAGGTCGTTCCATTTAACACGAACTAACCCAGTAATATCGTCGTGAGCCTCAGGCGTACCTCCACAAACCTGTCCCAAATATAAAATCGAAATAATTTTATTGATTTCAGCTCTGTAGCGGTAATCATCTATTTGCATGGAAGTAACGTAGCTAAGATTTGTAATGTCCAGCCCGGCTTCTTCTTTGACTTCACGCTTAGCAGTATACTCATACGAAGTATCGCCAGGATCAGCAAAACCTCCAATAAACAGATACTGCTGCTGATATGTTTTGCTTTTTTGTCCAAGCCAGATATAAAGATTATCAAAATTAGGCGGAATTAATTCACCTTCAAAAATAGCTACGTCCACGCAAGGGTAAACCGCATCAAATTGATTTTGAGTTGCCCATATTACGCCTTCGCGCCACCATTTATTACCTACTACTCGCTTACCGCACTCAGCTCGATCTTCCGTAGCTGAAGTTTGGTAAAGCTGCAAAGGTTTATACTCATGTGTACTAAATTTACCTTCGTAAGCCCATAGAAAGCTATCACGACTGCCGTAGAGCACAGCTGCCCTGTTGCCAGCTAGCTCCGCTATGATTTTATCTAATTTAGCTGACCATTCAGCATTATCGCCTGGAATGTCCTCTATTACGGCAAAAGATACCTTTCTTTCAAAGCCAAACTTTAGATCGTAGACATAGTCTTGAAGCATCCTAATCCTAGAATCTACATCAAGAGGATGACGTTTAGTTGCTGTGCCAAGTAATGATTTACCCAAAACAATAATGGTGAGATTATGATTTTGCCCTAATACATAGTTAATTAAATCTTTTTGACCGTCATGAGGCTCAGCACATTGCCATCGTCCCACAATGACCCCAACATCCGTTCTAGTTGTCATAGTAATTCCTTTAAGGGTTAAAGTCTCCGTCGGAAATATAATAAAGTATCGCCATGAGCAGAACTAAAATTATAAATGTAAGTAAAAGGTGCATTAAATGTATTTCTAAATTAAGCATCAATTTTTTGAACTATTTCATGCATATCGGCTACAATTCGGGCATATTCCGGGAGATGGCTATAGCGAGAATATTTACGAATAATCTGCCTCGGACAGTAGCCGTATATGTTAGTCACTGAATCTTTAACAGGTTTTTTCCTGGGATGCTTAACTAGAGTAGTCTCAACATTCCAAAGTTTACACACCGGGCAAGCATCTCCTGCCTGATACACTGCTTGAGTCTCCGGACAGCACATAGAGTCAATCCCGTCACCGCTACTAAAACCTTCCGTATTCATTCTAAGAATTCCATCATATTTCCATGCCTCTGGCGGAAGATTCTTACCTTGACAATGGCTTACGTCATAGACGTGAAATAATGTCGCGGCTGGATTAGCCATTAAACAATCCACAAATTTACCATCAGGGGTAACTCTAAGAGAGTGACTAAAACCACTAACAACATATTCCCAGCCCGCACTATCTTTAACAATTACTGGCAGTTGACCTATTTCTAATTGCTCGCTAAAGTTTACTATGACTTGATTAAGATGATCGTTATACTCGCCAATCGGGTAAAGATGTAGCTCATCGTGAAACCGTGACCAACCTTTTATATTTTTTTCTTCAACAAACTTATCAAGAACGCTAATCATTCTAGGATCGACCGTACTTAATAAAGTTTCTATAGCCTCTCTTGTCGCATATTTTTTAGGCATGTGTAATTTTTGGTGAAAGATTAAGTGGGCCACAGGTTAGTTGCGACCCCACTTAATAAATTTAGTACGCGTTAGCTCTTACTTCATCAAAAGTATATTCTTTCATAATTTTTCCATCACGAAAGACTTCAACCATAGCTGGCTTCCACGTACGGGTTTGATCGTCATCTTTACCGCGACCCATAAAACTAGTTTCATTAACAGTATAAAACCCGCCGGTATCAGATTTAAACGTGGTAACAAGACCTCGTTTAGACTGTTTACCGTGATCCGTAATTGGATCTTTGAACACTTCTTGCCAGCGGCCATCTCGCTCAATGGCGCTGCACTTAAAGGCCATTTTCTGGGTGTCTCTGTTAAGCTGTTGAAGTAACGCTCCGCCAGAACCGAAAGCGATGTTTTCAGCTGAATAGCCGCGCTGTTGCATTGCATACAAGATAGCATCTATACTTTCAATATTAACGCCGTCGCCTTGAATAACGCGGATTTTGTTATTTAGCAGCTTGTAACCTTTATCGCTGATCGTTCCGCCAAACTCGCCCCAAAGAATATCCATTACATTCTCATTACCCGTAACCAGTACTTGAATTGGATCACCAGAGTCAGGGCGGATGACCAACGTTCCATCTCGTTCAAGAATCATATCTCGTAATGGATAACGACCCCACATTCGACAAGCTTCAAAAATATTGAAAGAATCAGATACACAGGCTACGATACCAGTCGGATAGGCTTCTAGCATATTCTTATAAGCTAATATCTCGTCCTCGCGACCCCAGCTTGTTATTGTAGAATGCTCGCTAGCTGGAATACTAAAACCTGCCATATCTGCACCATAGTAATAGCTAGCATATTCTATAGCTGCCATTGTGTCAGTTCCCTTGAAATTAATCAAGTGAGCCATTCCGCCAAGGCCAGCACTCTCGCAAGAGCTAACTCCTCGAAAACCGAAATCATGAAGCTTAAAATCAATACTATCAGCATTACCTTGTGTCTTCATTAGATACTTAGTAATGAGATGTTTCATTTCACGAGACTGTGTCGCAACAGTGCACGGATACCAAAGCTGCATTAACAATGTTTCAAGATAATTAGTTAACCAGTAACATTTCGGATCCGTATTACAAATAACTACCAACGGATGCCCAGTTGGGACAGGAGTTCCTTCTGGAATTGCCCAAATAGAAACGGGTAACCTGCCATCATGTTTATCGTAAATATACTCCCAGCCTTCTTTATTAAACAATCCTGGGCCGAGATGCTGTTCCATGCGTTGTGCAGCATAGTCAATATTGCCTTTCGTGAAAAGCGGATTATACGGATGATGCAAATACTCTTTTAAAATATATTGCAATCCAAAGAAAACTGTGTCAGACCATTTGCCGCCGCGTGATTCAAGATAGGAATAAATAGTCTGCGTATTTGGCGGATATTGTCGCCAATGTGATACTTTATATGAGTCAGTTAGTAACAGCAGGTTCGGTCTCATTTATGGTTTTTTGCTCCCGTTCTTTGAATTTCTTTAATAAGTTCTGTTCATAACTTAGCAATACTGCACAATAAAGCTGCTCTAAACCTCCGCCAGGCCCTTGTTCGATTACTCTATTTTCTACAGTTAGCTCATAGAAGTAGTGCGGAATATCGCCATTCCAGTCCCAAAACCACGTAGCTTGATACCGGCGTTTTTTAGCTATGGCAATTTTAATATCCGTACCGAAACAAGCTTTAAAGCCGCCTGTTTCGCAGATAGTGTTGTAACCAGCACACCAGATAATATCTTCTACTTTATCTTGAAGCTCAATAAGAATTTCTTCTATTGGCTTACTCAAATCAAATTTTAATTCGCTCATTAGTCTTTAATGTTAAACATGGGCATTACACCGCCCTCTCCGATAAGTAATGTTTGTGGTACGTCTCCATTCCAGCGATTAATAGCTTCCCACAGTGCCAGCTGAGGTTTAGCATATTCGAGACGCATACGCATTGATTCAGCTTCCGCTTCAGCTTTAGCTAAAATCGCGCCCGCTTCTCCCTCCGCCTTAGCAATCGCCTGCTTAGCTTCAACCTCGACTCGTAGAAGCTCATTTTCTGCACGCAAGAACGCCTGCTCAGCTACTACTTTTTGTTCAATTGCTGCATCAAACTCTCGACTGAAATTAAAACTCACCACGTTTACCTGAGTTACGATAATTCCGTAATCTGCCAATCGCGTCTCAAGAATTTCCCTCATTTGCTGTGAAACTTCTTGTCGCTGCGTAATAAGTTCCTCAGCTGTAAATCTAGCAGTCACTGCTTTAAATACTTCAGCTGTGCCCGGCATAATTACAATTGATTCATAACGAATTCCAATATTTCGGAATAAATCTACAACTTGTGTGCGCTCCAGGTGATAATTTATGATGATCGACGAAGTGACGGTTTGCAAATCTCTTGAAGCAGCTTCGTTACCAGTAACCTCAGCTTTCTGAATTCGAGTATCAATACTATGCACTTGTGTCAAGAAGGGTGCTACAAAATGAATTCCTTCTGTTAACTCTGAATCACGCGCAGTGCCTAAAAACACACTAACGCCTACATAACCGGGCTGTACAATACGGATAGACTTAAACGTTCCTATTACAATAAGCAGAATAAAAATAGTTAAAATTGTCCATTTAATAATAGGTTTTGCTTCCTCCCATTCACGTTGCGACATTGCGATCTCCTCTAATTGTTTAAGGTTATTAAAAAATTCTATTTGTTTATTTTTTCTCATTTAGGGTCAGATAATTCGCAGCAAAAATATAACGGGATGCTGCCGTCCTCATTAGTAGTTACTGGATTGTGATGAGACGGCATATACATGTCCCACGTATAACCCCTAACTAACCATTCTTTAACGTGCTCAACTATGCGCACAGCATCTAGATCATCTTTTTCATATGCTTTCTTTAAACTACCATTAAAACTTTCACCACCATATTCAAAAATAAATTTTATGACTGTATAAAGATGTGTTTCGCGCACTGCACGGTACGCTTCTTCTTGCGACGCATACCCGCCGGATTCCCAGCGCACAACATTTTCTTCTTTTGGGCCAGGAATGCATAACTTAAAAGTATACTTAAGCGGCTTGTTAGGGCTTTTTAACGACATTAGCTAATCTCTCCTTGTTGCTCTCAAGAAATTGCATTATTTCCGCAAGTAACTGATCCTTCTTTGCTGCTGTGCGCGTCGTTTCCCAGCCGCCCTGGTTATGAACATAGTTAATGAGCCGATACATAGACACAAACTTATCTATACCATTGACTATCCGTTCATTTTGACTGCGCAACTGTTCTTCAGCGACCGCTATCTCTTCAAGTTCAGATAAATTGACAACAATTTTAAATTCCTTACAAAAAGCTTTAAGGTTATTTAATTGCTGATAATTTGAGAAAGTATATCCTTCACGCGGGCCTATAACAATGGTAGTATAAGGTTTTATATTTCCTCCCGAAGTATATATGTACCTAACGCGCAATATATTACCGCCCTCAAGAATTAAATCGTGCCCGTACAACGAAGATGGCATCACAGCTGATGTCCGGTAATTTGTAAAATCATTTATATCAGGTGACATAAATTTTAATACAAATTTACCGCTATCTTTTTCCATAAAAACTGTGTGCGGTAAAGAGAGAACATAACGCAACAAAATTACTTTTATCTCGTCCTGTTCAACAAACTTATGCAACTCCTTATTTTTTGCAAAATATTCGGCAGCACTATTTTCATAATCAACTTCAAGACGCGCTAGTTCAAAAGTTCTATCTATATATTTTCGAACAACAGCGTCAGCTTGTTTTCGAGCCCCATCGCATTGCAACCCAACTAAAAAATCAGACATTTATTTCAGTTCCTTCAATTTGGTCAATAAGCTCTTGCTTAAGTTCCTTAATATTTGAATAAGATAAGTATTGTATTTCAGGGTACTTTCCCCTTAATACGTGAGTATAAAAGTAATGAACCCCGTAACAGCAGCAAGCAGTAAAGTCATCGGGCTGTTGAGAAGTGGCGCTACGAATAATAGTATATACATCAGAGGCGAAATTCGTACTATGCTTGTCCTCAACAAGCGACAAGAAATCATCCACCAATCCAAGCTTACCTCCTTCAACTGTGTCATACTGAAAAAACCTAACATATCCTTGCTTTATGAAAGAAATCAACCACATCAAGCCCCTAGCTTTATCTAAATTATAGCCTGACCTGTCCCCCGTGCGCATGTCACCAGCTACCCACTGGGCAATAGCTCCTCGACGTATTCGACAATAATATATACGACAAAAGACATCGTCTGGAACTCCGAGCATACGCAACTGTGTCTCACGAGCTGACCCGCTGCCCTGTCCGTCATGAACAATCTTAGTAGCTAAGAACATTTTTTTGATGTTCAAGATGGTACCTATTTCTTTTTCATGATCATGCGGAGTAAGAGAACGATAACCAAAAGGAATATCAATCTTACCGTCATAACGCAAACAACAAACCGCAATAGTGGTGAAGGAAACTTCGTTAGCTCCTCCACCGCCCCAGTCTACGCTAATTATTACATCTTGGTAAATACCGGTTTTAAATTGTTTCTTAACGTGCTCAGCTGCCTCTTGGATACGATTGACACTTGTGGGCAGCTTACACGCCTCCTTTAATTCAGTAAGTGTAATAAGTCGGGAACTGCCGTCATAAGATACGCCGCATATTTCGTTATAAAATTTAGCAGGAGTCGTATTATCCGCACCTTCCCGATAACCCAATAATTTATTCCAAGAAGCGCTGTCTTCACAGTGCTGAGGCAAGACTAGCTGAGGTACATGGTAGCCTACATTTTCCCATCTCTTTTCTGGGTGCGCATGTACCCACATACCTTGTCTAGTATCCAGCGGTTTACCGCATCTTTTCTTTTGCCCGGCCAGTAGGCCAGCACAGACAATACCAGGAGTTTCTCGACTTACTTTCCACCTAGGCACACGAGGCCCAATCATCGCATCCAAATCTGCATCAAGGCTAGGATTATTCCAATGACCGCAACTAGCGCAGCGAATGCACCATTCAGCTTTGCTGCTAATAGCCCAGTATTGCTCCATAGTGTTGTCCATGGTTTTGGGTGTACCGAAACGTCGTATAAAACGTAAATGGCGAGGAGCAGAAGCTGCGCACTGATTAATAATAGGAGGATATTCAGGATCAAAGTCACCGATTTCGTCGTAGAAAATTGCGTATGTTGAAATACCTCGACATCTAGTTACAGAAGTAAAGGCGTATGAGAAATATAAAATTGATCGATTTATGAAATCGCGTTGAAGGATCGAATCAGAACATTGTGCATTTACCATGAGACCTCTAATCGGCGACTCATGAATAAAAGGCTTCACATAGTTCTGAGATAATCTTCGCACCTGCTCAAACAGCGGCGTCACTGTTAATATTCTCATGTGAGGTATTAACATAGCTAGTCCCACCGCCGATGCCGCTATTGTCATGCTCTTTCCCACCTGACGGCCGGCACATATCACAGCATTGGACGCAATTTGGGTTGAGAAAATAGGCTCAAAGAAAAAATGGCGATCTAACGTGTAAGGCTTCTGGTCGAGATTAAACATCAATGGCAAAACATTTACCATCGATAAATTTACGCCCTCTAGAATATTAGAAATATTCTGTAAAATTGTTTTAGCGTTATCATAATTAACTTCACCAGTTTTTATGGCCTTAGCTAATGTACTGAGCTGCTTTCCTTCTATTGAGCTGGTGCTTTCACCAGCTCGAACCGTCCTGACTTCAGGTGACGGTAATTTTATGCGCGTCATAGCCTATATTATAAGCTAATCCTCGTCCTTAGCTACTGGACTTATCGCAACTATCTTTTGCTCAGCTGTAGAATCAAAATCCCAGTAAAAGTTACCGACCTTTAATTCGTCTCTCGTCGGATCAACATGAAATCCAGACGACGTATTCATATAAAAATAGTTTTTAACCAAGTCGGCAGCTTGTGCCCTGCCTTCTGCCTTAATATATACTTCGCCGCCAAATGTGAATTGAACATCTAGCTTAAATGTCTGTGTACTCATGTGTAAAAGAGAGGTCAATGGTAAAAAGGGGCTCCAAGTTCTTTGGAGCCGTATATTCAGAAGAAATCGCAGTATGCACAGCTAACTAGATGACTTACCGCAAGGAAAAAATTCTTGTTTTATATTCAAAAAGTTGTATCAGTTACCCAATACGCATAATCAAACTATAAACAAGAAATCTTCCTTGCAGTAAAGTCACCTAGCTAGGCGCATACCGCGATTTCTTCTGATGGGACGTTGACGGTTACTGTTTGACCGCCCAACGTTAAATCTTTTTCTCCTTTGAGAGCTTTTGCCGCTTCTTCATAGCTTTGAATCACCATGTCAGCGTCAATCCACTGTTGCCAGACTTCAAGCGTCTTTCCAATCTTGGAAAGATCTTTCCAACGCTTTGAACCTTCTTCCAGTGTATCCCGTTGAGTCATTAACTCATCATAAAGGGTTGGAGCATAAGAAAAGAATCGCTCCATGTCGTGACAGCGTAACGCGGCCTGTACTCCCTTTGGGATATGGTTATCGCCGGTTGGTTGATAACCTGTCAGGTAGCCTTTATCAAAAGCTTCCTGTAGTTCGCTCTCAGGTACGTATTGCCTGTACTTCTTCTGAAGAGTGACCCTTATGACACTGCCTATGAAAAGCGCACTGTCACGGGTTTCATCCACAAAGCCCAGGTATACATGCCTACCATCACTGATCTCTTGGCGAATGAAGCTGTACACCAGCCGAGTGATAACATTGTACAGCGCGGGCTTGAGAACCCCGCGAATGTTGTGCAAAGTTTCCCTTGCGACGTAAATGTTACATCCGGTAGAATCTTGGATGAATTGCAACATGGCGAGGTAAACCTCTTTCTTGGTATTCAAGAAATCCAAAATACATCGGCCTTGTATCCTGTTACCATCTTGATCCACACGGTAGTCGCAGAGAAGCTCACCATAGCGTGCTTCTATACCGTCTGTGAACTCCACCAACTGTTCTTCAACGGAATTTACTCCGTCGGGATACCAGCATTCATTCAGCGATTCAAGCCCGTGCATCGACAAAAGTCGAATGGAATGCACGCCTTCGATGTACGAAGGTCTGCCGTCTTTGTCCTTATCCTTGATCTCTCTGGTAGAGAAGATCACTGTCCTTTTACGGAACAGTTCGAACTGGCCGGCAAAGAGTTCCTGAAATCGCCCGATCTCATACACATCCCTGTCATAGCCGTTTCCAGCATGAGCCTGAACATGTGTATACCGTTTATCGTATGCGTATTTCTCAGAACGCATAGGAGAGCGTTGATAGCGCTTTTTCTCGTCAGCCACGGTTTTCGGCTGAGAGCTAGGTTGCCCTTTGGGGGGATTGGTGGGTGTCACCACAGCAGCCTGAATCTCCTGTTCGCTACTGGTAATGGACTGACTCCCACTGTCGGGTAGTCCATTTGTGTTGGTCTCTGTATCACCCTCCTGGGCAATGACATCGGAGGAGACCGATTGTTGTGTGTTGAGGTGTTCCTCATCATTATAAACTCCTTCTAAATAATTTACGTTAGTGGTTTCTGCTGATGTAATCATTCAGTATTCCAAGCTAACTATTTGCCCTTTTTGCCCGCCAACCGTGACGCCACAAAAATCATAAAAAGCATCGTGCTTATATGAACTAAGAGAGCTTAACAACTATATATGCCATAAACTCTAAGAAGATTTAAGAATCAGCTTATTTTTAGCTGCCTTTTTGCGAGACGCTTTTTTCACCGGTTTTGTGTCTGTTGACTTAATTACTGTCTTAACTACACCCGCCTCCTCAGCTGCTTCCCTAGCTAACTTATTTTCAAAATGAGCTGGATTAATAAAGATTTGAGATTTCTTAGCCAATTCCTTTTGTTTTTCAGCCTCAATCGCCATTTCCTTACGCCACTCTTTTTTAGCTTCTTTTAATTCCTTATCCGTTTTGCGAATTAGTCCGCCACCCTGTTCGTCTTGTAAACAAGCTACGTCGTAAACTTTAGTGCGAAATTCATTAAGAAAATTCCAGATAACAGTTTTCGTAACGTGATAATCCTTAGGATTTTTCTCCATATCCCTAAGAAATAGTTTTAAAGCTTGAGCTACCCTCAAGAGAACTTCCTGAGGATGACCGTAGCTAGGTTTACTGTCAGGCTTATTTGGATCGGCACACATTATCAGCCCGCCTTCGGCCCAATATTTTAGAGGTTTCTGCCCAGACTTAATCATAGCTGGAAATTCGACCGTATTATTTTGAGTATGATGCCGCTGACCAGCGTATGAAATTATCTTTGACATATTCTGTTTTTAAGGTTCTTTTCATCGATTATAATAGGAATAGTCATAGAAGCCAAGTCTCCGCGATAGAATTTTCGATGAATTTCCCCACTTCTGAACTTATTTCATTTGGTAAGCAATTTGGCCTACCGTCTTACATTAAGGCAGCTTCCACAAAGAACTTTGAAGAAATAAGCGATCCGCAAACCAAGGTCGGTTGCTATCTTGCAAAATTCGCTTCCCTCAACGGCACACAGCATATTTCTACTTCGGAGCTAAATAAAAGAGCACAAATCCTAAATATTTCTGAAGATATTGCACAATTAGATCACGATTACAGGGCATTTCAAAACCCAGCCCCTATAAAAACAGCAGCCCCAACCGAAAAGTATCCAATCAGAAACGCCAATGAGTACATAGCGGCGCTTGAATGGCTAAAAAAGAATGCATATGCCATTCCTTTACCGGAGCGACGAGAACTGGCGGAAAACCTGCTCGAGAAAGCAGCTTCTTTTGATGTTGAAGCCGATGAATGTCTAACTATGTACGCCGGCCAGCGGATTGGAGATATAAAACAAATAATTCCTAATTTGTTGAAGAGAGCTGAATTAATACGAAATAGCCGACTTCATCCAGTTAGCGTAAGGGAAAAAACGGCAAGTGAATTGGAAGCGGTAGCTGAGCTAGCTAACCTCCAGCCAAATAACACTTTACAGCAAGACAATTTAGATAAAATTGCTGCCACTTTGCAATTTATCGACAATGAGTACGGACTACAAGGTCATTACTCTAATGGCTTCATCAATGAGCCTGACGCAGTTTTTGTTCACGGCACGAAAGTAGCTGAAGATATTCTCGAATATGGCTATCAGTATCACGATGCTGTATACGACATGCGAGACTTTGAGCAAATTAAAGTAGCTGCCATCATTGAAACTTTAGGAGAAGACTTCGCCAGTGTAATGACTGATGGATTGTCACTTGATCATCAAAAGATCGGAACAGTTCTTAGCGTAATGACTGACCTAGAAAAAACTATGTTTAATGACTTAATTAAAGAAGCGGGTATTAGACCAAAGTTTTATCATAGAGAAACAGTCAATCTTAAAGAGTTGGGCAAAGAGTTAGCTAATTTGGCATAACTTTTAAAATTTTTCTAGAAATTGCGTAAAGTGGCAACATAGCTAGCTACTTTGCGCTATAATTACGTATAGTCAGGTTCACGACATTAACTGCCCGCGTGCCCCGCGTCAACATTGGGTTATGTATTCGCCATGCTAGCCGGTAACTCATGGCGATTTTTTACGTCTAAAAAAAACGGGAGCTAGTAGCTAGCTCCCTTCTTTTCAGTTCTCACCAGGCAGCTTCGGTACATTAATAGTTCCGATGTTGGTTAGATCTATAGTGTACTGTCGTTTCTGACAAGTTCCGCACTCGTAGCATCCGCCCCCTGTTATGAAGGTATCGCACCGATGCTTATATGATGGCGGCTGAATAGATTTAGTCGGCTGCGTAGCCGGCTGTGTAATAACTGGAGACATGATAATTTCCTTTCGGTCATGTAGTATCAAATAGGTGCCATAATTTTTGATACTGAATTATTACATAGGCTGCATTAGCGAACATAAAATAAATATTAGTTTCGGGAATCTATGATTCTGACGGCGATCAGTTCAGTGAACCTTGTGCCGCTCTAACCTACCTCTAACACTATTAACTAATGCACAAAGCGTGTAACAGAAGATGCGTCCCGTCCGTAGACTAATTGGGTAAGCGCCATACTCCTAACAAGTTAAATAAACATAAGTAACCGTTACACACAAATTTATTTACCTTAACTGCCGCTCTTTTTAATAACTAAAAAAGACACTCAATGTGTCAACTAAAGATATATACCTTTTAAGTAAAAAAAATTAAAAAATTGCGGAGGTTGGAAGCGAACCAACACCGTTCGGGCTTATGAGACCCGTGAGATACCACTTCTCGACTCCGCATCCTATATTTTATCTACCGCTAGCTAGCTCACCCAAAATCCATTCGTGGCGTCAGTAGTTTAAAAAGAATAGATTATATCCTTAGATATAATCACACTTTTAATTACCTTAAAAATCACTATTTTTAAGGTCTTGGACGAGAACCTATAAGCCAAGAATGTGAGCTACCGGATGGCTGAGGCGGCGGTGGCGGCGCAGGTATATTTATTGGAAAAGTTCTAGGCGGCGTTATTTGAATTGGCGGCCCAAAATGATCGATGTTGTCACAGCTCATTACAGAAGTACAACGAACTTCGTTATTATAGTGTTCACACCACGGTAAATCTATATTAGAAAAAATAGCCTCAGCCGTATAGCCGCAATTATCCCAACAAAAACTTATTGCACCACTCCACGTGCTGTGTGCTGCTATCTCAGGTATTCTAAAATTAAATGAAGGATAGTCCCCTTCAATAATAGCGTCATATACCATTATTCTTTTAACCATCCCGCCAGTGCCATCACTTACAATTTTTAAATTAGGTGTTAGATCGTAAATACTTTGATTAGATGGGTTACTGATACTAAACCCAACAGTAGTCATAGTTTTACCCGGAATGCACCGTACTTTTACTAACGTTTTTAAACGTGCTGTAATCGTACTATTATAAAAATCATAAAGCTTGTAATAGAACTCCGTTAAATATTTTAAATATTCAACCTCGTAAGCATGAATAATTCCCAATCTATTTATTTCATTTATCCAGAAAGCATATTCATCGCAGCCGCAGCAGGCGGCACAATCATTTCTTATTCCAATTTCATGAGTGCCTAGTACAGTATATGGTTCGCCGGGACTGCCTGAAAAACCTTCTTCTTCTGGAGGAAAAGATGTAACGGCAAGACAACCACCATCTCCCTCAATATAAAAATTATTATTTGTGTCACCCTCTTGTTGATTTATTGTTCTTACCATAACACCATCTGCGGCAGCTATCTGCTCTCTAGTCGGATAGGTACTTAAAGTAATGGTCTTGTCTTCAACATTGGCGTATATCCTTCCATGCTGATTATTCTCGTCTGGAATAAGATTAAGAATCAAATCATTGCGGTGAGGTATATCAGCTGCCGGGCGACCAGCGTCCACATGATAAATATTCTTAACTGCCGCAGCCCAACAACGAGAAACTAATTTAGTACGATTGCCGTTTTGTGGGAAAATAAGAGGTAAGGTTGTGTCATTTGCAGTAGTATACTCTGAATACCGGACTGTATTACGTCCTCGCATATCACTAAAGAACCAAAACCCTTCCCCTAATGGAGTTACGTTTAAATCATCTGTATCTAGAATAATTTCATTAGCTTCATTTGTAAATACTAGCCTAGGAAATTCACGAGGAAGCTGAGTAGCAAAACCACTTAAATTAGAATCAATAAACTGCTCCCATTCAACAAATGTCCAATTATGCCAGTCCGTAGCTAAGCTAGTGCCGCCTGTGCGTGTTATTTCGACAAAAACAGTTCCGGCAACAGGCTGTACAAATGTAACAAAAATATCTGAGACTATCCCAGCTAAATTACTGTGTCCGTCAAATGGGTAGACAGTCCCGCCCTGATTTTGATTTATATTTATTCCTTGCCGCCCTAGCTCGTTATAAACCGGTACGTTAAGATTTGACGCAAAAGGTAAACTTGCGCAACGTTGCTTAAAAGCTTCAAATCTTAAATGGATGTTATTAATCATCTATATTCCTGTGACACTGAATGTCGAAGCCAGCTGCACTAATTGTTGCTCTAATTTTTGCTGATATAGCCTCACCTCGTTATTAGCCTGCAGTAGATTTTGAATTCCCTGTTTTATAACGGATAACTCCTCGCAGCCACAACAAGGGTCACAGCAAGTTTCAGTTAATACTACTGTGGAAGCATTTACGTCATTCTCCACCTGTAAACACGGCGAATGCGACACTATCGCAATATTTCCGTCCACATCGGGCGGCACCATATTTATTGTCTGAATACATCTGCGCCGCTCAATAACGTCGTTAATAACACGACTAATACGCAACTCAGTGCTTTGTGTTTCATTATCATAGCTTTCGTCTATTTTTATATTTTCCCCAGCTACTATTTGAATATCTCCGTATATAGGGGCATGAGCTGCGCCATTTTCAATTACGGTAATAGATGTAACTGCGGCAGAAGAAAAAGACACTACATCAACATCAAGCTGCGTTGCGGGTAAGTCAAAAGAATAATCCCCTAACATCGAGCGCACTTGCTCAAAAGTTCCGACTGTAACATGCCCCGACAAGCCTTTCCAATTATTCAATGCAATAATCGGAACAGTAATATTTAAATGATCATGCGTTCCTAGGTCTATGGCAGTCACTGTTCCAACTTTTATGTCGCCCTCATTTCCGCGATAATTAATAATAAAATTAACTCCGCCGTGATAAACAGTAAGACGACTAATATAAAAATTAGCTACATTCACTTGCTCTGGAGTAGCATTAACCACTATTTTGGCTGCAACAAGAAAATTATTTGGAACTGCCGCTTCCTGTGCGCCAATATTTGGTGTTTTTGTTGCTCGCTCGGCAAAAGGGTAGCTACGATTTGCATTATGATGCAAAAATTCTTGATTAATGACTCCAATTACTACCATTAGATTCTAATAATACGCTCGACCTCTACGGCGTTATTATGTATTAAGTATACGGATCGTAAAAGACTTTGCAAAAGATCCTCCATTCGCAATAATACTCTGTTAGCTTCTTGCATCGTAGGGCGAATACCTCTCACTATTGACTTACGGAAAAACGGACGATCACACGGCTCATTAGCTGGGTACTCGAATACGTCAGACAATGTGCATACAGTTATAAAGTGATCTCGTGTAGAAGCCTCTCTATTAATTCTTGAGCTTGGTCGCCGCTTAAATAAAAATAATTCTTTTGGAAAGCCCTCAATTCCAGATTCGAGAATTTCATATGTGACAAGATACCCAGTCTCATTAAGAATATCATCCTCATGGACAGTTATTGAGTGCCTGACTTTTAATTCGTATTTTGGTGCTTCTTGTTCCATTACAATATCTCTTGAAAATTATTACCCACCAACGCGCCGTTTATTATTGGCCTGCTTAAAGGATCTAGCTCCTGCCCGCCTGTTTTTACCTCTACCGCAGCTCCATCTCTATTTATTTTAAACAAATCCGCCTCATTTGCACTTTCAGTTGGAAACACTGCGATTACTTGTCCAGGATAGGACGGCCCTGTCGCTACGTATTGGTCAAACGCAGTTTTAGCCGGAGACACACTAGAAGCATCTATTGCCCTTCTGGTTGTTCTTTGAAACTGTGTTATAAAAGGTGTTGCCATATTAAACCGTTAAAGTGAAACGATCACTGCTTTCAAACGCAAATTCATTAAAATTAAAATACACTCGATAATCAACCGGTGAGAAATTGTTTAAGCCCGCCACCGGTACAATAATTTGAGTAAATTCGTGCATAACATTAGACCCCAACCCTGCTTGCACTATTGATTGAGCAGCTCTTACAGAAGCTGGGTAGGCGAAAGCACAACCCCGTGCGCCCGCCGGCACATCCACAAACATAGTGTTACCGGCAACAATGTTTAACGCCCCTTCATTAAGTAAAGTACGCAGCTGATCACTAGACATTCCTACAAATGGAGCTGCGGAAGTTAACGGCCCTAAAAATCCTCTGCGTTGCGCAAGGTATGTTACATTTACTGTCCGAGGCGTAGTGCCAGCTAAAATCCTGCCAGCAGGGCTTGGATTGCCTGCTGTATCATTTTTAATCGGCCCCTCAGCATACTGTACTTCAGCATTAAATGAAGTGTTACTAGTTAGCTGAAAACTTGGCACAGTAAAATTGCCAACCGCATTACTCGTATGGATTGGATTTGGGCTGCCAGTATTAAATAGTCTGAAAGCTATAACCGCGCCAGCATCATTTTGATTCCAGATAGGCTGTAACACAGGAGAAATATTACTACCTATTTCCCTAGCTAATGGCGTAGTGCCAGTGAGCGTTAATGTAGGCATAACATAAATAGCCGGTAAAACAGGGTCTAATAAACGTCGTACAAAATCTTCTAATGAAATGCCAATAGGCACTGTGTTCCCGACTAGCCAGCCGCCAGCTTGTTGTGTGACATTTATATTGTTAGCTGAATGTAGTATTGGCCATTCTAAATCATCTAAATTTGCATCCTCCCCGGCAGGCCCTTGTGGCCCAGTTTCGCCTCGTTCTCCGGGATCACCTTGATCGCCTTTATCCCCCTTTTCCCCAGGAAACCCTCTTTCTCCTCTATCTCCTTGATCACCTCTTTCACCCCTATCTCCTTGATCGCCTTTGTCTCCTTTTTCACCAGGGTTTCCTTGATCGCCTTTATCTCCTTGCTCACCTTTGTCTCCTTTTTCACCGGGCACGCCTCGAGGAATACCAAAAACTATAAAAGGATTTTCATTAGTTCCAGTTCTCGTTGCCGTAGCTGCAGCTGATGGAGCTAATGTAATTGCGCTTACAGATATATTAGGCGCGGCACCAGGTACGCCCTGTGCGCCCGGAGTTCCTGGAGGGCCAGGATTACCAATACCACCTCTTGGCCCCGGCGGCCCAGCAGGGCCTGGGGCTCCTGCGCGACCAGGTGGGCCGGGGTATCCAGGCGGCCCAGGGCCGCCAGGCGGCCCCTGTAAGCCTACAATCCAAATACCCTCAGAATTAACAGGTACGCGTAACTGATCCAACGTCCTCAACTCTGTTCCATTAGGGTCAAATACGCCATGACAATTAGTCCGAATTAAAGCTTGTGATACAGGTACTGTTCGCATTATCTTTTTCTAAATCTACGAATTGCCACCACAACAGAAGCAATATTTGAAATGGCAGTTACAACTGTCAGCACAGCTGTAATAGACTCCGGTTTAGTAGCTTCAATATCTTCAGTTATCGTAAAACTGCCAACTTTTCTTCTTGCTCTAATACGGTCTTGTATTCTGTCAAGTAATCGCTGCCTAATTACTGGATCATTATCAATAACTTTATTTGGCTCAATAATACTGTTAGGGTCTAGCCAGATCTTAGCTGCCGTAACGTAAAATAAATCAAACAATACGGCATTATTCAATATCTGAGAATATAATTCAGCAAATTGAGCTACGATATTTACCTGTGTTTTATCTACTAGCCAGGTAATAATACCCTTATTACGAAGTAAGAATTGACGAACCTCTTCTTTAGAGCGCCAATCTGGCTGTCGCCCAAACACAATTCGCAAACCTAAATTAATTACAACTTGCTGTAACAGCTGAGTCATTACTCCTCCTCCCACTTTGCATATAGCACAATATCTTCTTCTACTCGTATTGGAAAAGATGCAGGCTCAAAGAAATCTGCGTCCAAAAACCACCCGATAAATACATATCCATCTTTTGTAATAACTGGAAGAAAACTATCGCTAAACTCCTCGCCATACTCAACAAAAAGCGGATCAATGTCTGGAATGCCACCATTTGTCTCAATAGTTATTAGGTATTCTTCAGGATAATCATCATCATCATCATCATCATCATCAAGATCACAGTCGCAATCATCATCAAGATCACAGTCGCAATCATCGTCAAGATCACAGTCGCAATCATCAGGGTCGCAATCATCCGGTTCGTCTGGCGGCCCAGGCGGTTCAGGCAGCGCAAAAGCTAGCTCGCCTGCCTCTATGCGAAGAATTACCTGTTTTGACCAATTAGGGAAGTGCTGCATTAAAAAGCCCACACGATCCGCTGGCACATGCCCCTCATGTCGCCCAAAAAACCTAGAAGTCATAACCCTAAAACGAGCTATGTAGTCTCGCGCGAGAGAATTTACAATAACGATCTCATTTCTGGGATACACTTTACTAAGTTCCGTTAAAGTTTCTTCAAGTGCATCCGCAGCATCATTAAGGTTGTCGTAAACAGTGATGGCGCGATGAGTTAGGTTATTAATCCTGTCATCAGTGTCTATAATAAATAAGAAGGCTTCGTTAGACATAGGCTTGAAACGGGTTCAGGGTACAATTAAATTATACCTTACAAAAACGGCACTCATGTTGATAAGAGCAACAGATAATAAGGGAAAAACACATACCGGACGCAACATTAAAAACATTTTAATTTGCGAAGAAAACGGGTGCCCAATTGCTGTTCTAAAAGAATCAATTATTGGTGAAATGACTAATTATCGAATGTTAGTCCCTGGCGACCCGGATTTTCATAAATTTACAAAATCGTTAGGTTATGATGTTGAGTTAATTAAACCTAATTTGTAAAGCGAGCTACTGACCTGTACTCTTTGAACGTAACATTCACACTATTTGTATCTGTAAAAAAGCAAATAGTATTCACAGTTGCGTGCGGCGGTAACTCGAAGGCCAGCTCCTCTTTAGCCGAGCTGGCCGTTCTTTTTAGATTTGTAACAGAATAAGTCTGATTATCCTGAATAGGCAGTAATAAGCTGCCTGCCATATAAAAATCACTAACAAACATACCAGCAGGCAATAAACGCTGTACTGCCTCAATAATAATCGAAGCTGGCAATACGTTCATAAATCCCGTGTTAGCTACAGCATTTACGGCAGCTGACTTAATTGCGCTTAGTTCCGGCAGTGTTTGGCCTTGCTGAATAGCTATAGAAAAATCAATTAAAGTTTTACACGGGATGGCAGCTTTTACTAAAAGGTCTCCCATTACAGCAATATTATCTCGCTGAAGGACAAAATCCTGCAATTCAGGAATATAAGGGAGATAATCATAAAAAATAGTATAATCCCCGAATTCTGGGATAGTCCCGCAAGTAGGATCAATACTATGGTCTACAAACTCTAATACAATAGTTTGAAATGCAGTAAATGCACCTTCACGATAATTAATTACATCCGGCGCATAATTAATTCCAGTAAGGTCAATTCCTCGTGTTTCATTTGTAACTTCTAATGCAGTCGAGCTAGTTTGACTATATACTCCTAAAATTGAATAAGCTGCCGGTGCATCATCCCTACCTAATTCAATACGATAAGTCAAAGTTCCTTCATCAACTAATACGCCGCGCACTTGAATTGCTTTAGTTAACAGCGAATCAGCTGTTCTGACATAAATATCTCCGGCGCCTCCCTGAGATAAATTAAATAGTCCGTGTTTATCTCTAATTGATTCAATGTCCCCGGCTCCGATTACACTAGCTTCCTTAACTACAGTATTAGGTACAGTTTTAATCCAGGCCCCAATATTAGCCCGACTGGTTAACACAGGCGAAGTAATTCCATTGACTAGCTGAGGCACTAACATTTCAACAGTATCTTCTTGAATACCACCTACAAATGTTTCAATAACTTCTACCTCAAGCAGCGAGCTAGGCTGTGACCCCTGTGGAATTAATTTTGTACCAACCGGCAGGTTAGCTGCAATATCTACCTGACTACTTCGCAATTCAATAACTGCACTAAATAATCCATTATCTAGCTGCTGCAGTGGCTGTGAGTTAGACGCATGCGCTGACTGCCCAGCAGGATATATTGTAAAAATAGCGGTAGGATGAAAAGTCTGGCCGTTAGCTAAAAATGTATCCATTCCGCCGAAAGAATACATTGTGTTCGCATTAAATAATAACCTAACTAGCCCAACACTGTTCTCGCCAGATAATCTACGAATACGATAATTAGCAAGGAATAAATCTAAATATTGCGTATTAATCTCCGGATCATTTCTTACGTTTTCAACGAGCGACTGTATCTGTGAATGCTCTCGCCATTTATCAATACTGTCTATAATGGCTTGACTAAAGATAGCTGTCGGAGCTGCAACCGTACTGTTATATACGCCATACTGCAGCTCCAGCTCTGGCGCGATAGCTTCCCACAAATTACGCAAAAAAGCTTTACGAGCTGAAACAACTGATGGATTTACACCTAGATAATCCGAATTAATAAATGGAGTAAGCATTATACTGGAACCGGTAATTTAAACTGAAGCATCTCTTGCGCTTCAGAAATAATAATAAAATAAAGTAATACAGTTGTGCCGTCTATAACTATGTCTTCAACTTTGGCTGATAGAAATCTAGCTTCAGGTTCAACTCTAGGATCGTTAGAGGACATCATTTGGAAAGATACGTCAGCTAGTATTTGATTTACCTCAGTAACCAAATAACTTTTTTCTGAAGTATGAAATCGCGCGATCATTGGAACTAACGTACAGCCAGCTGCCGGGTCGGTGATATCTGACCCCTTTACAGTTAATAATAATTGCGCAAACCTAGCTACTAGCTTAGCGCCTCCAAAATTTAATTGCGGCGAAGCATTAAACCCTGGCTCTAGAGCATAATTCGTAGTTTGAAAAGCTGCATTATGGGCAGCTAAGTTAAATGTAGTTAAAGTCATGCTTCTCTGTAAGTCATGCCGTCTTGTAAAAAACGATAAGTGTATTCTTGAAGAATTGAATCACCTTCATTATCTCCCTTAGCTCCCTTCCCTAGGAAATCAACCAAATTATATTTAGCTTTAGCAAAATGATGTGAAACTTTTAATCTCCTAAAATTAGTGACCATCTCTAGCTGAGCGACTAAATCATTAGCTGTACAGATAATAGCGCCGTCTAAGCCTGTACCGGCCGTAGCTGGGTCGCCACTTTTAACCTGATCAACCGCCTCTTTTAATTTATCAGTATATTCCTTTCGGTCTAAAAGAAAATTCTTAAACGCCGACTGCCCGCCACTTCTTGTATTAATACTAAACCAATTTAATAAACTTGTCGGAGATACGTCCCTAGGATGCTCGCTGGTCAAATAATTTTTAACTATTTGATCAATCGGCTTTTCTAACGTCTCCAGCTGAAAGCTGATTTTTTTTATTCCATTATGATTTATTGATTGATTTGACATTTAAGTATAAATAGGCCTACCTACGAAAGCAGGAGATTGAGGAAACATTGGGTTTTCATTGTCCTGCTCATTTCCCTCTGATAATGGATTTTCTTTCGGCTCCTGATCAGGAGGTATTTGATTTTTCATCCAATGATATTCTGCCCCGCCCCTAGCATAGACTCGATCATATTCCGAATTAATATCGTGTCTAAACGTATCCGTGTAAGCTAGCGTTATATTTGTTTGGGCTACCAGCGCAGCTTGATTCAAAGTGTGCGTAAAGTTAGCTATAATACCGCTGTGATAAATACCAGTTGTTGAGTCTTTTACACAGACTGGCATGCCTGTCATAACATTAATATTAAAAGGCATTACCGCAATAACATTTTTCCCTAATGTTTTTGCGTGATAATGATACATTTTAGCTAAGCCCGCTAATGTTTTTTCCAACTCTGAAGTTATTATTTCTAATTCTTTTTCGCCGTTATCACTATTGCCGTCACTTGTGTCCGCGATCACTTCATTAAGCTGCCCTGCCGGCTGCAGCCATCGTCGTAAAGTATTTGCATCATAGACGTTAGAGTACCATTTAGGTGCGGTTACAATGCCAATTGTGCCCAAGCTATGTTTATCTTGAGGTTTTACTTGCGGATCAACATAAGCAGCTGCCCAACCAATGGCGCCGCTCGCATTTGGGTCACGCTTAAAATACTCAAATGAATCTCCTTGTTTTCTATGAGAATACTCCGTAGCAACCACAGTTACAGCCGGCGTCCTAGCATAAGTAGTTGTGTTATACACGGCAGTACAGAAATCAATGGGCGGTAATGCCCAATTTCTTGTTCGACAGCGTATAGCTTCTAAGCCTATAGAGTTAGTAGTGCATACGAGCCTTAATTCAAATTGACGAGCTAAGTGAGATAATGCCTGAAAATATGTAATTCCATTTATGTCGCCAGCTTCCATCTCGTAGAGCGCTGTATAAAACGCAATAGCTGGGTGATTGGCTGTTAAACAATTTACTCCGCCCTCTAAAGTGGGTTCAGATGTGCGCTTAGCGCCAGTTAAATTTAATTCCGGTTTATTTTGAGCATACTGTTCCTGCCTATTTTTTTCATAACGCTCTAAAACATACCTGAATAGGTTATGAACTAAATTCTGATTATTCTCGACAATAGTTTGTAATGCCTCTCCGGTACTGCCGCTAGCCTCTAGCTCAGTAAACATCCGGCTATAGCCTTTAAAAGACAGCTCTACTTCGGAAATAAAATATTTATAAATTTCTTCCTGTAGATCTATTGTCCTTTCTGGCTGCGCCAGTAGCTCTAACAGAAACTGAGAGTGAGATTGTGAATTGGCTCCTTCTGATTGCCCTGACATTGAAGGGTCTCTTTGTCGCAACCAAGGAGTATATGTGGAATACATTGATTGAGTGCTCATAAACGTATTCCGCATAATCATGGTGTCTAATAGATAAATCCAATGATTTATTTTTACCTCTACATTTTCCTGCTGATGTGCTACACGAGTAAAAACATCAGCTGAGATAACGCCTTTAAACACTGGCTTAAATGCGTTTCTAGCGTCATCCTCAATATCCGTATCAACAAATCGCTCTCTATACCAAACTATACAAGCCCTATACCGCTGCTCAAGACTTTCACCATTTCCGCTCCCATCCATAAGCACATCTTCATATGTTTTTTTATCCAATATAGGTTCGTGCCTATATTCTCCTTGTTTCACAAACGTAGTGCCTTCAAGAGCCAGGTCAGCAATTAGCTTACCTGCGGGCAGCGCTACGCTGCAAGACGGAATGCCGTCTAGGGTGGAATTTATTTTAAAACCTAAAATATCTAATCTATAAGGTTTCCCTCTATTATTTTTAAACTGGCTGTCAGCTTCATCAGGGTGATTGATGTGGACAGGCTCAGTGTACTCAAATAATGGATTTAAATTTTCGCATAATTCTAAGTACGCATCAAAATAACGTATCTTGACTGCATTATCAAGATACACATCTTTAATATTGTCTGCACGTACTTCAAATTGATTAGACATTACCGAATAGAAATAAATGTATAGGTAAAATCGTGCTGCCTAACTCCTTGTGTGGTAGTTGAGGTGACTAAGTTCATACGAATAAGTACGCCAACATATGTTATACTGCCGCCCCACAAAGTGTCATAAGTGGTTAATGTGATTTGCTCCCGTGCTCGTTGATTCTTGCCGGCTTCTCGCAATTCCTTAAGTTTATACATTTCATAAAATTCAACAAGACTGTGTACCGGGTTTACCAGTTCATTTTCCCCTCCGCCTATGCCGCCTGGACTTCCACGATGACACGGAGAATAATCAAAGGCCACTCCAGAAACAATATACGACATTGGCTTATCGCCAAAAAAGCTTAAATATAGGTGTCCGTTAAGCACCGGCTCAGGCTGACAAGCTACCTCTCGGGCATACTGGATGTTATTAACAATACAGTGCGCTAGAAAATCGTGTTCTTCGCTACGATACTGCGACAAATTTAAATAACCTCCTAGCTGTCTAGACCCGTCGCCGGCAAAAGGACTGTTTTCGCCTTTTAATTGCTTACCTATCCCTTCTTCAGCTTTTTTTATGCGTAAGCTACCTAATCGCTTATTTGGGTCAACATCTACAAAGCGAGAAAGCGTGGGCATACCTACAGCAGTCACTCCTTCTCCCTCGCCGCCCCATGTGGGACGACCAGCGGTAAATAAATTAAATCCGCCTCGATTATCCAACCCAGCTGTAGAAGTACTTATCCTATTTAAATCTACTGATGACATAACAATTTATACTAAGCTTGACCGCTTGATGGCAAAACTCTTGCTGCCGTCTCATTTACACAAACATCACCATTAATTATCAACGATCCTGCCGTAACCCGCATTTCAGCTACGCTCTGCTCCTGTGACCCTCCTCGGCCGTCAGCATAACCTACTTGACTATCTCTTGACAGGATAATAGGAATATGCTCCCTATCAATTTCTGACAAAGTTTTCTCAGGGGTAAGGAAGCTTTCGTCTAGCTTACTAATACTATTTACTAAATTATCCATGCTCTTAGCTAGCTCCTCAGCGCCTACAAGTTTTATTTCACTTGGAACGCCGCTCACAGTTTTCTCATCTGCCGGCGTAGTTGTTTGCGTTGCTTTTCTTTGCTCCTCAATAGTTGCTATAGTAGCATCTGCTCTTTTTTGACTTTCGGCGACTTTAGCTTCAAGATACTTTTTTTCAGCCTCCTCTTCTTCAACAGTGACGGCTAAATGCGCGTCGCGCGCTTCTTGGTCTCGTGTTAGCTGCCTGCTTGCCTCTCTAATGCTCGCATTTAATGTATTGGCCTCACGACGTAAATTTCCATCATTACTCCAACGTTTTTGCATGTCGGCCAATTCTGCTTCTGCCCCAATTTTAGCACGGTCAGCAGCCCCCATACCAATTAATTCTCGCCTTCTCTCGGCATTGCCTGCGATGTCTTCACGCTCTGATGTAATTTCCGCCAGTCTCGCCCTTTGTGCATCAATAGCCTTGGTGCGCTTTGCTACGTGTTCCGCCCATTTTTCTGGATCATTTCTAGCGAACTCTTCAAAATGTGCATCTCTTATGGCTTTATCGCCTTTAAAAACCGATAGCTCCATTTCAGCACTTTCTTTAAATCGCTGGTGTACAACCTGCCTTGCGTCAGCACGCACATTTCCATCTCGATCAAAATTACTATCTTGGCTTAACAGCTCAGACATACGGGCTATAAGATCTAAATTAGCCGCAGATACATCACTGCCATCATCGAGATCATAAACAGCTCTAGCTAATGTTAAGTTTTCAGTGCGTCGCGTCTCATTAACTTCTTGCTGTCGAATTTGCTCTATTTGCTGTAAATCAGTTGTTAATTGACTTTCTCTAGATTCACCTGATCTAGCAATTTCACCACGACCTATACTTCTAAATTGCTGCACCAAAGCTTCTTCCGAGCTAGTATTTAAATTAAGCCCAAAAGCCTGACCCAGTCGTATTTCTCTTTGAGAAAATCCTTTAAAAGTTTCTAAAGCTTGGACGCGCTCTGTATGTGTCAATTGACTCATAGCTCCAATCACTTTAGTCTGTAATTCTTGAGGAATATGCGTTAATGCACTAGTCAACCCTGTAAGGGCTTCAAGATCGCCACCGCCTGTAGCTTCTTGCAGCATTTTAATAGCGGTAGCACGTGCCTGCGACGGCACTGCATTTAATAGTCTCGTAACGTTACGTGCTATCTCACCGTCTTTATCAGCTACGGCCAGTTTTGCTATTGTATTAATTAGTTCGTCCTGTCCGTCCGGGACTTGTGCCAGCATTTTCTCAGCTTGCTCTTCAGTAAGCCCCATATCACCCAGCATTTGCTGTACTTGTGCCTCAATGCCCGCTCTCGCTGTCTTTTGAACTGTGTCTGTAGACGCAATTTCAACTGACCAAGAACCCCAGCCCAATCTTTGCCCTTCACCGTCACCGTAAGCTGCTCGTTCCACATCACTTCCGTGCCGAGCTATCAGCCGATCTGTTGCAGCTTTAGCTTCTTCCTCGCTGCCTTCGCGCATTAACTTAAGATCAGCAAAACTCTCTCTCTTATCTGCAATAAAGCCCGTAACATCACCATCACCGGCTGCTCGCTGGACTTGCGCCAATGCATCCCATTGCTCTTTAAATTGCTGCGGGGTTAAATTAATTAAATACTTAAGCGCTTCTTCATTTAAAGCACCTTCGCCGCCCATTAAGCCAGCCTCTTGCAAGCTTGTAAACGCATTAATGGTTTTTTCATTAACGTTATTTAAGGCGCCCAGCATTGCACGCTGTTCTTCTCTAGTCGCATTAAACAGCGGGTTAAGCGCCGTTAATGTCCTTTCTACGTCTATATCTTGTAAAGCTGCGTGCATTTGCAGCATCGGATCATTATCAGTCCTTTGTCTTAATCGTTGCTCAACAAACCGCTGCTGTACTTCTACGTCCCTACCCATCATTTGAAAAATGGAAGAATCTGGCTTACGTGATAAGGCCGTAGCAGTTCTAACAGTTCCAGTCTCAAAACCGCCTTCTCTTGCCCACAAATTGTAATTAGTGACAAATGACCTGGTGTTATCCACTAATTGTTTTCGTTCCTCAGGAGAAAGAGACTTAGCGTCACGACCTACAAAATCCTCAAAACCCCAAGACTCTAGAATGCGCATCCCTTCAGGGCCCATACTATGTAGCTGAGATAAAATTCCAGTTTCCTCATCTAATAATAACTCTAAATTATTATTTGGATCCTCTGTTAACTCATGTAGCCCGCCATCTAGCCGCGTAAATATATCGTGCAGCTGCCTAGCTTTTTCTCTATTGTTTTCATCCGTGCTAGAGCCTAGTGTTCGTATAGTCTCATCAAATGTCTTTAATCTATCTTGATCACCTCGAAGTCTACTAAGCATTAGCTGCTCTCTTGTGTCCATAAGATTGCCTCTACGCGTAAATACGTCATCCATTCGAGCTTTATCAGAAAGAGTGTGGATTAAATCTATTGCTCCGTCGGTATTATACGTAGCTATACGCACTCCGCGCCTGTCCTGAGATATTTGATCATAGCCCGGTACCATAGCTAAGTCAGCTTGGCGTACAATCTCCCCATTCAGCATCCTCTGCAATAAACTACGTGCAGCGGGCCTATTTTCTAATCGCGCTAAAACTTCATCCTGCCTACCTTCATTAAGAGCAGTAATATCTTGCTGAGTTAAATCACCAGCTCGAAGCATTGTCCCAAGCACATTAGCCATGTCCGAATCTAAGTGCTGTAAGGACGTAGCTAAACTAACGCCATATATCTCAGCTAAATCTGCCTGCCCTAGTACATTACTTTGAGTAATCCAGCTAGCTCCTTGATGTGTTAACCCTACAAGCTGTTTTACTGTATCTAGTTGAATCTTTCCTTCAAACCTCTCTAAACCCGTCCCCTGTAATCCCGCTGACACTCTTTGAGCTAACATAAAACGATCTCGCTCATCCATGCCTTGTGTATGATCAGTTAACAGCGATAAATACTGAGCAACATCTTCCATTGTTCGAGTGCGCAAGTTAATATTAGCTTGAGCGCCTTTACCGCCAAAAAACGTCTCCATATATTGCTGCATCCCTTGAGAGGTTAGCATATCAGCTGGCGCACCAAGTCTTTGTAATTTAGACATAATCGGGCGCTCTAGCTCATCCATTCGCTGAATTAGTGCTGTTGTTCTTGCTACATTTGCTCCACCAAGCATTTCTTCATCCATTAGGTTTTTAAGTAGCTCAGCATGATCACTTCCGTTACTTACTATTTTCTTTTGCTCAGCTAGCTGCTCACGATTTAGCTTAGCTATTTCATCTAACTTACTCGCCAATAAAGATTCTCTTTCATCTTCTGAGTCAGCTTGTGCAATTAACGCATCAAAACTACTAGTTAAGTCTTGCTGCCGTTTTGCAAAGTCATCTAAGGTAGTAGCTAACTCAGTAAACAGTTGATCAAAATCACCGTCTCTATCGTGGGCTACGCCAGCATCAGCTAGTCGTTCCATTAATGCGTCGCTGAGAAGCAATCTACCATCGTCATCGCGCCTAAACTGAAGATTTCCCTCCGCATCTCGCTCTTGTGTAAAATGTCGCGCAAGCCCGCCCTGTGCAGCGCTTGCCATAGCCATACGCATTCTCTGTACTTCGCCTGAATCAGAATCAGCTAGCTGTATATCCTGCGCATTAATTATGCGACCATCTTCATCTCGTATAATTCCAAAAGCAGCATCGGTTAGCTGGGCAGCTTGTGTAATTTCCGCCGTATCTCTATGATCAAATAACCCCGTGTGTCTAAGTGCGTGCGTAATCTGAGAAACTCTTGCAAAATTAGGCGTTTCTAAGCCCATATCCCGCATATTCGCCATACTAGATTGAAATTGATTAGCGAAGGCAGTTGTATACGCCTGGTTCATTCCTAGCTGATTACCCTGCGCATCCCGCTGCCCAGCTACGACGTTTTCCATAAGGTTTCTTAGCGCAATACGCGGATTACCCTCTGGCCCAGAAAGAGCATGTAAAACATGCTCAGGTAAGATGCCGCCTAACATTGGCTCAATAGCATTAGCTACGCTCTCAATAGTTCCAGTTACTTGAGAGCTAATACCAAGATTTTGCTGAAGAAAGTTTGTAAAGGCCTCAAAGGGCCTCAGGTTAGCTCGATTAATACCTCCTTGTGTAGCTTCCTGTATTGCGGTCAATCGCGCAAAATCGCCACGATCCAACATGCCACGATTGGCAAAGAAAGCTTGCTCTGGGTTATCCGACCCCAGATTAGACATCCATGTAAAAATTTGTGTCAATATATCGGTATTGGGCAGCCGATACATGACATTGTTGCTCATCTGAACCATAGGTTACTTCATAAATAAATAGTCAAACACTTCACGCATATCAGAAAACTCTGATGAAGCAGCTGGAACTGCTACACCGTCTTTTGTTCTTTTTACTGGCTTACCCGCAAATACTCCAAAAACTTGCTGATATTGTGCATAGAAGTCTTTATTATGTTTATCTATGCTGCTTTGCTCATAGCGACCGCTACCTACGGTAATTAAATAAATTGCGTTATATGCAAAATTTAATAAAGCTAAATCTTTTTCAACTTTTTCAGCATAAAATTTAGTGCCAAGCCTTACTCTAATTTTAGCCGCCGCCTCAGGACTTAAAAGGTCTTTTTTACTAATAAAGCCGGCCGATACAGCATTAAATATGTTGCGAGCATATTTAATTATTGCTGTATCGGCTTCCAAAAATCCGCATCTAACCCTAATGCCACTAACCTCTTATGCCTAAACTGCATTTTTGTTGTCTCGGAGCACAATAGCTTAAGCAATTCTGCATTTTCAACCGCCTCCACTAGCGCTTGACAACGAGCAACCACAAGATCTACGGCCTCATCGACCGTACCATTTAAATTTAAAGGACTGTAACTATACTGCCGTTTGCCAATATCTAAATTTATAATTGAAAAAGCTAAATACGCCCTCAAATAGAAATCAAACTTCTCTTTTGTCGATAACTCCGGTCTAAGACTTACTTTATCAATTACAGCCTCTAAATAGTCAGCTTCAGCCGTATTCAACGCCCTAACCTTTAATTTAACGGCATCATTAAATAAATAAATGGTTTCCTCATACGGCTGTCCGTGAATAACAGAATAAAGGAATTGCTTTTTGTGCTCAGCCGTGACCTCAGCTGGATCCACACTTAATGGAATATTACAATGAGGACAATTTCCAAATTTAGCAAAAGGCGCTAATTCCGAAGGAGGCGCACTAGGCGGCTCTCCAGCGCTCGCAATAACCGGCTGCGACTTAGCGGTCACCTGAGGCGCAACGGCCGCCACAGTCGCTGTTTCAGCTCCTGTGGTGTGCTCTATCTTCACCGCGTTTTCAGCTTCATTTTTGATAGCTTGGGGAGCATTAGCTGCGTGCAATTTTTGCCCTACGTGCTTAAATAACTCAGCTGGCGAATCAAAACTCATCGTAGGCTCATTTTCACGCCGCTGCGCTTCTTGATTAGCTTCATATTTTAATTTTTGCTCACCTAAAAACGAAGCTAATAACTTACGGTCTTCAACAGATAATTCAGCTAGGCTATTAATTTTCTTAACCGGAATAGCCTCCATGTCAATTTCCTTAGTTGCAATATTAGCAAGGATTTCTTTTTGTATTTCCTCGATAACTTTGCCATAATTATCGTTCAAAACAAGCTTGGAAGTATCTAGCTTTTGAACTAATTCTCTTACATCATCAGAGAACGTCTCTACAGCATATACGCCCGATTGAATAATTCCAGTACCAGAATAAGTAAAACCTTCGGGCTCTTCAACGGCAGCAGCTGGCGGCAAGGTAGCTGGCAATTCAACGGGCTGTGGCTTGTTTTTTTGATGTAAAAGCATAATTAAATTATTAAAACGTTTTTATTTAGTATAATAAAAAGCCACTATTTAGCTAATTACGGTAGCCGAGAAGACTTCTACCGGTTCTTTTAGCTCCGGCGTCTCATAATTCTCCACCTCGTTCTGATTATCAATAGCGTATTCATCCTCTGGCGTATTTTCTTTAATATCTTTATCGTTGTTGCCGTCAGGGTCATTTGGATCAAGCTCATACCCTTTATTTTTGACATCCGCATATACACTCTTAGGCACTACGCAACAAGCTTGATCCCAGCGAGTCTTACCTGGCCACGCACTTTCAGCTTCATTATTGGGCACTTTACTCCTAAACTTCTCGTGAAACTGTTTTAATTTAAACTCATCTATCTTACCGCCAAACTCCTCAATATATTGAGGCATTACAAAGACATACTCTTCCGTGCCGTATTGGTCTTGATCCCTACTTTTAAAGGCCTTATATTGAAACGTCGTCTCGTGCCCAACTTCTTGCATCTGATATAGTGGCTGCACTTTTGGATGCAATAAATCCGAATTAAATAACTGCCTATCAGCATTAGCTGCAATATTGGCGGTAATTGATGCCTTAGCTGCCCTGCAGCAAGCTTGTCCCGCAAAACAAGGTAAAAAACTAAAACCACCCGTAGCGCAGCCGCTTCCTTGAATACAAATGTTTCCGCAGCCAGTTATTCCTCCTTCATATTTAATCCCTTGTTTTACATCTATAGATTTGTGTACTATAAAATCATCCTTAATGTGTGTCTTTTTAAGGTTGGTAATGCGACCACCTTCTTTATTGGCCTCAACAACCACACCACTCGTCGCTGCCTGCGACTGCTTAGAGTGCGGCCCAGTAATAAGCAGTGATTCCATCATCGCCTTTATTTCATACGTCTGCCCAGCCCAACACCAACAGCTTGTGCCGTAATCATAAAAACCTTCGTCTAAGCACTTTGTATAAATATCCTTGGTGTAATGAATAGTAGAAGTATCTTTTGCAACTAAATAAAGTCCATCTTTTTTAATGTCTTCGCCAAATTCCTCCTTCTCAACATACGCATCAAATTTCTGCATACCCCTATTCTCAATAAGTGTACGACCAGAACTGCTGACAGCACCTACAATTTCCATATTATGATAGGCAGCTAACCTCATGTCATTTTGAACTGCAGTCAAATCCATCGATTTATTAGCAGTAATAACAGTATCGTCACCAGACATACTAACAACTCGTCGCTGAGCCTTGAAAGTAATATCGCCAATAGAGTCTATTTCAATCCCATTAACACCTGTTCTTATTTCATTACCGTACGCATCCCTAATTAAAAAACCCCCGTCCTGCGTAGCATAAATACCTGATTTACGAATCGTATAGTCTACGTCTTTCCAAAAAATCTCCGCATTAGCTGTCGTAGTATTAAGCTTAGGCATAAGCTGCTTATTTTTTAGCTGCTGTGCGTAAGGTTTTAACTGGTCAATAGTTAGCTGCGGCTCAACTCTTTGATAGTCTTTCTTATGGTGTGCAAACGCATACAAACTTTTATATTTTTCCCTAATATAATAATCATCTACGCCCACTGCTCGGACAAGCGGATCAGTAATAGGGTCGTTTGCATTTTGCACTTTTAATGTTTCAGTTTTATCTCCCTCTTTACCGGTATATTCATAGCCGTTATCGCCGCTATCACCTTCATCCTCAAACTGCTCACAGCAGTTCTGATAACACGGTACAACAATTGTTCGCTCAAGAGAGAACCCGCCAGCAGCTTGTAGAGAAAAGGCACCACTTACATTTAATGACTGCCTATAGAGCTGAGAGGTTTCTCGTTCTCGATGCATTTCATATAGCTCATTTGGCTGTTTAGGGTATGATCTTACAGAAGTCATACCGCCATGCCCTAACCACCCGCCAAACTGTTCAAACCTGAAGAACGGAGATAGCTTTTCTTTAATATCGTCACCTTCGCCACATTCAGCTGCCGTATAGAGTTTTTGCGTATCCATCGTTCTATCGGTATCTACGCTAATCCACTCTTCCCCCTTTCGTCCAGGCTTTCTAAGAACACCTAATCCTTCCCAGTCATATAATGCTTGCCCGCCGTAGTTTAATGTTTCTCCGCAAGCAGTGTATTTATTGAAATGCCCGGCTGGTGTCCAAACTTGCCAGTTTTTAGCTACTTGGCGCATCAACTCATCAATTAGATTTTGCCAGATACCGCAGCCGTTAGATACTTTTAAGACCTGCTGCCACATATTCATGTGAATTAACCCGCCAGTAAAATTACTATAAGTAAGGTCACCTAAACCGGTAGAATCAATAGGTCTTGCGTCTCCATAATGCCTGAACGGAAATTCTAAGGTATAGGTCTTTGGGTAATCATCTTTTCGTACGCCAATTCTCGCCCATAAATGATTAATATTGGCATACCGAGGCTTAGCTGAGAAGAGTCTCGCGCGAGAAGCTAAATCAGGAATAGTTCCTAAAATAATCCCCATTCCACCAGGAGCTTGATTTAAATAGTAGACGACTACTCGCGCATTAGGCGGATAAGGAGCTGCCTTACTTGTTGAGAACGGTAGCCCTCTACCCGTATTGTCTGTACAGATTGTTTCTCCCGTATGGTTATCTAATAAAACAATATATTGACCGCTATAAACATTTGCATATTTAACAGTACCAGTACAAAGACTAGCCAGCGCATTAGTATTATTTTGATCGCTATCTGGCATAATCAGCTCCGTACCTCCTTGTAAAAGTCGTTGCGACGCCGAAGCGTTCTCGTTAGTGCGCATCAGTGCGGCAAGAACGTTTGATACAACTGTTTGCTGATTATAGTTTTGGTTATTAGCTGGGCGCGTGTTACCATTATGACGTGTTTGCATATTAAAATTATAGTCGGTACGTAAAAAAAGGCTAATGCAATATACATTAGCCTTTTTATTCTACTAAATAGGGCGATTAGGTTCGCGCTGCCGCTGCCAAACTTGTGCCGAATCCTGAGGGCCCAGCTGCCTGACCTGCCGTATCTACCGCTCTCATGAGGCCACTTGTTTGGCCCTGGAATGCCGGATCATTGGTTAATGTTTGTCCGTGTGCATCAAGCGCAACAAATTCCATCATAAGCTGCGAAGTCATAACAAGGTTCTCAATATTTTGTGCAATCTGTACCTGACTAACCAAACACCCTTTTAGCGTCAGTTCGGGCAGATTCGCGCCCATGTCATTTTTGTCCTCCATTAACTGAGCACGAGTGACTGTATTAGTAGTTTGCGTTGCTTGACCACTATTTTCTAAGCCACAAATACCGCTATTCAAGCCGCTAATTTGGATATGATTCCGTTGCGTATTACATGCGTTACCGTATTCCCGACAGAAACGATAGTATCCTAGCGCACCAGTTAAAGCTGAATTAAAGACAGCTGACCCAGTTGGCGGCGCGATGACAGTAAACACGTCGCTAGTATTTAACCCTCGTAGTTTAGTTACTGTTTGCTGGTATTGAACCTGGTAATTTTGAATGATCATTCCAGCATAGGAACGACCATCTTTAAATGCCATGACTGCCTTACCATTAAACTTTAAACCGCCAACTATAGTTGGGTAATTTTCATGACTATTACCGAAGAGGTCAACCTGGGCGGTAGCGTTATCGAAAAACCCATCGGTAGAAGTCGAAATTTGATTTAGATCCTGAGACATATTATCTATTTATAACGTAAAGTTATTTTGTTAAAGTTAAAATTAAAGGTTTGACCGCCAAGTCATTAAGCAGAGCCGAGGTTAACACCAATTGCAGAGTTATCTGAGATAACTTGCAAATGTAGTTCAATTCGGTTAGCCATAAGTGGCAATTCAAGCAACACGTCCACGTTAATTACATCACGGAAGACCGGGTCAATACTAACGCTACGAATGTTATATCCTACAACTTGCCCGCTGCGTCCGCCTTCTCGGAACCGCAACATAAGTGCATCACTTGTCTTTTGAATAGTGTCGAAAACAGCCGTCAAACCTTCAACAGTTGCCGTCAGTCTTCCCCTCAGCTGCATCAACGCAGCCGTGTAGTAATTACTGACACTATCAAAGTTACGCGTTGTCATTTCTTCACGCTCGTGAAGAATATCAAAGGTACCAGTTGTAATTGTATGTCGAATAAAGATGTTTTCATCATGATCTTTAGTCAGCATCGTAATACCTGCCTGAGCTAGCGCGTTCAAATTTTGCTCAGAAAGCTCTTCCATCCCAGAAACATCGGCAACTCCTCGTAGCGAAAACAATGTTGATGCCTGGTTAGGTGGAAGCCCCATTGTTCGTGCGGCAATCATTACTGCGCCAATGTAGCCAGGTAATGCCCTATAGCCATCAGCTGCAACTGTGAACGGATGTACTGCAATAACTCGACGATTATCCCAGGTATTCAAAGCGGTTACGTTCTCATTAAAATTCTGAGTCGTAATTGGCCGCCAAATTTCATATCGCTGTGGAACATCAATAGAGTTGTTGAACGGACGATCAAGCACCAACATGTTACCGTTGACTACTCTAGCTACCGTTCGAGATGAATATCTTAAATCACCATTGGCGTCAGTATAAAATTCAATTCTAAATTCGTCACCAGGTCGAACGCCAGCTGCTACAAAATCACTATGCTCCGAAAGAACAGTGTTAAAGTCAACCACTTGCGTATCTGGATTATCAATTACCGTGCCCCACGTTGGTCTAGCTGGATCCCACACAACAACTGGAACTTGAACATCAAGCGGCTGATAAAGCCAAGCTTGTTTTCGTCGATTAATTTCATCAGAACTTTCGCCTAAGACAAAATTAACAGTGAGTCGTTGGATTATAGGATCAGTGGTAAGCGGTACGATTGCATATGCGTCTCGATTTTTACTCACCCGATTAAAGGCAGCTGTCCAAGAATCCACATCAGCAGGATTATGTACAACACCATAAATAACTGGCCGACCAGCGCTGTTTTGTAACGCCTTAAATATGGCATACTTCAGCGGGTTAGCTGGGTGTGTTTGTCCAGGGAACACCGACTCAAGATCCAAACCATTTTCAATAGTTCCTGCGCCCGCACTTACGCCTACTGCGGTATTCCAAATACGGCTCTCGATATAAACATCAGCTTTGACTATCGGCAAGGATTTAATACCGAATTCAAAATCAAGCGAGGAAATAAATGCCTCTAGAGTCACATTGTTTTGATTTTGACCCCAGAAAGCTGCGCCGACTGAAAGGTTCCGCAATACTTGAAGCGTAGCAGAGGTAGGTGCTGCTGTAAATGCTGGAATATTTTGTTGTAAAGTAATTTTTCGTACTGTTGATACTGCTACGGCCGTAGTTGTGTAGAAGAAAGACTCTCCTTGAATCATTCCAGCGCCGCCAGTAACAGAGAATGTTAGGCCTTGAGTTCCAAGCGCATAGGTTGCACCCTGTACGACCTCAAATTCAGCTGCTGTATCAAGACCGGAGGCTGTTCGCACTCGAACAACAGGTCTTACGCCAGTACCGTCTAACCTGCCGGTCCGCTGAACGTCAACAATGTAAGTAACATCTTCGAGTCCTCGAAACTGACCGTTTGCAACAATTGTTGGTCGAGTGTATGGGAACAACATAGAAATTGTCCACACTTGCGCCTGCGTAAAGACTGCACTGCCTAGCCCTGTAAACGTCAATTCCAGCCCTAATACTGGATCATTTCCGCCACTTGTTACGGCCTTACCAGTAGCATCGAGCGTAAACTCGACTGCCTCACCACCATCGCCGGTTAAGAAGAAAATCGCATCTGCGCGTTCTCCGCCCTGCACTACATTAACGACATATTGTTTATCAAATCTGTTTGTAGGTACAACATAGTCACTACCGCTAACTGCTGGCGTAATATTTACACCGGAATTTTCTGCGCTTGAATTGCGACTGACAGTCGCCGTAGTAGTAGCAATTGTTGCCCTATTACCCGACGCACCAGCTACAGGCTCGTTAGTTGTAACATGTCCATCAAGAACTGGCTCGATAGCGTGAATAGCGCTAAAGAATTGCTCTCCTTCGATAACCATGCCAACTACGTCGCCAATGCGAACGCCCCTAACAGCGCCCGTACTCTCAACAATTACTTCCGCAATATCGGTTACATCAACAGTAATTTGATTTAAACTGTTCGGAATAATCGTAACAGGGACATTGTCTTCATAGCGAAGTAACGCATTGCGGAAAAATACTTTTGTGAAGTCGAGGTCAACATTTGCGTCACCTATTCCTCTCTCCCAGTCAAAAACTGGGCGAGTACCTGTTAAATATTCCCCAACATAAGCCCTTGCGCGTTCTGCAGGAGGAGCATCATAGAGGCGAAGTGTTGCACTACCACCAACTACGGCAATGTCCTGATCAGGAATAAAAGTAAGAGCGTTTTGCTGAATTGTTTGATAAACTGCAATTCCCGGTGCTTTGTAGCGTGCCATAGTATTTATTTATCTTTGTAAGATTTGTTATTGGTTTATCGTATAATCAATGTCGATTAAACTAGTTTTTGGTTCCCATTTACCGTCAAAGTCTTTAACTGTAATTAACGGCCTAATGTGTCTTATTTTTGGAGCTGACTCAGCTAGCGACCAGCGATTATGATGAACATATCTAACTTTTACTATTACTGAATAAGTCTCATTATCCTCCATAATTAATCGCGGCTCTGACAACCCAACAACTTGGATGTCATTCATGCAAATTTGCATAGCTAGAAGCTGCCCATATATCTCAAAAAAAGTCGCAACCTCATGAGCTAATATCTCAACCGTTGCATAGGACTTTGCCAAACAATTAAATGTGTGGTGGCCTATCCACTTATCAATTTTATCACCGTATATTGGGTCACCCAGGCCATCTCTATCATACTGCCCAATCTTTTCCCTAGTCCAATCTTTTCTATCTATCAGAATCGCTGGCCTGAAGTTGGATTGAAGAGGCTTAGGCTTAAGCGTAAGATCAATATAGATTTTAGTATCAGTAGTTCCTTGAGGAACATCATCAGCTGCCCAAAGGACATCTTTTAAAGCGTCGTCAAAAATGCCCGCAGGATTAAAAAAATGCTGCCTTAATACGGACACAAAGAAACCGTTTAATAATAAGGGGCCTTTGAACCCTTTATTCGCTATATTTATTTCCTTAATTGTCGACATATTATCCTTCGTTAATTAAATAAAGCAGCTGCCGTAAAATATCATCATCTAGCTGGTCAATCGCCGGCACATAGGTTTCAATAGTTTGCGAGTTATTTGCACTGCTTGTACTGTCATATCCATCATACGCACAACAAGGCGGACAGGTACCTTCATATACTGGGGCAGGGTTTGTGCCTAAATATATGGCAGTTACGAGCTGCCCTCCAATATAAATACATGGAACCGGTGCATTTCCAACAAATATCGGCATAACATTTAATCATATTACTTTACGCTTAAAGTGGAAAACCGTAATTTGTAAGTAACGTTTGAACCGTAGCTAACGGAATGGGTTGCGGGATGCCAGCTGCGGCCAAAGTTGCCCAGCCTATGGCTGAAGTAGATGTTGAGCAAAGTATCATACCTGCCGCAGTTGGAGCTGCCAACCAGGCAGTAGTATTTGCCCCTGAGCGCCAGAAAATACCTCCAGCTGCTCCACCGGTTGACCAGGCAACATCAGTTGCCGCAGTAGCGGTGCTACCTGAAGTAAGAACCTGCCCTCCAGCTACGTTAGCTAACCACCCTAAAGCTGTTGCGGACGTAGCTCGCCAAAGCGCCCCCACTGTTGGTGCGGCTGACCACGTATTAGCTGAAGTCGCCGCCGCACCAGTTACCAGCATCCGCCCAGCAGCACCTGGGTGCGCTGGAATTAAATTAGTATGTACGTTTACAGTACGAGTATCAGCTGCCCCGGTAACATCTATACGGTTAGCAGTACCTAGAACATCCGTCAATGTTCCTTGAGGTATCGATGGCATTTCCGACACAGACCAAGCCGTTTCACTAGCTCCCCGTGAAAGAACGTAGCTAGTGTTGTTGTTAGTAGTCTGTCCGCTAGCGATTAAACGCATTACATTCGCGGCAGTTAAAGCCGTTGGCACCGCTGCGCCAGTAGTTGCGTTTCCAATAATCGTCCAAGCTGCAATGGCAGATAATCCGACAGTTGGCGTAGTCGTTGCTGTCCCGCCAATAGTGATAAGGCCATTAGTTGTTGCGCCTACACTAGTTACTGTCCCTTCGTTAGCTGTTGCGCCGTCTGCGATGTTAAGAATCGTTCGAGCAGCTGCCGGCGTTAAATCCTGAGGCGGCCCCGCCGTACTTTGCGATCGACCCATAATACGACCACCACCAACAACGTTAGTTGAGGCCATATTAGCCATTTTTACCAACGTAACCTGACTATTCTGTATATGCGCCGTTCTAACCGCATCTGCAATTAAAAGACCGCTAAATACATTACCCGTTAATGCAATAGTTACTCCGCCAGCTGTGCCTGCCGCTGCGACAGAACCAACATACACGTCAACAAGGTCTCCAACATCTACCCTAAAGGAAGTACCGTCTTGACGAGTAAATACAACTTCTTTTGTGACTGCGTCGTAAGTTACATTACTAATAAGCGTGGATACAGACGGAATATTAATATTAATATTCGCCCCGCCTTGCTGAGTAATTATTAAATCACCGGTGGCAGGATTCCAAGTGGCATTACGCAGCTGATTGTCAGCTAGATTTATAGTACGATTAAAAGCTGTCCCGCCAATCGTGAGTGTGTCGGAGGTAATGCCAGTGGGCGTTGCTCCTAGCTCAAGAATAGCCTCAAGAGCCTCGATAGTTGCAAAGGTATTATTAATCTGCGTAGCAGTTAAATAATTACCAAACCTGGCGCTAATTGACTTTAAAATTTGGTCAAGGCCGTCAAAATTCAAATAATCACTCATAGCTTAATTTTACCTTTATTATTGAGTGCAAATGTACACTGTCCTAGAATCTCGGCTTCCTATCGGCGGCGCCTGCGCCATAGATCCCACCCAAAACCTTATATGCTGAATGTGCGCGTCCGTAGGCGCTGTTGTTGCATTTGCTCGATTTGCGCCACCAAATTGTGTTGTTACACTGTCATCTATCCGCTGCCACTGCGAAAATGCAGCTGCTCCGTTGAAATGCCGCACCCAAGTTTCTACGGGCATTATCCTAGCTGTCGAGAATGCCGTCGTAACTCTATCTCGTCGCCGCAATATTTGCGTACCGTGAGTTTCACCAGTATATTTAATTACAGTTAAATGGCAGCCATTATTCCAGTCAGCTAATGCGGTTGTTGGAAAGCCCACAGGCGTTCCCGTAATATTTACGAAAGTCCACTCACCGTGCCTACGATAATTATTCAGATTAGGGCCAGCAATTTCCGCTAGTTGCTCGTATGCAACAGCTGCAGCGCGTAACTGAGGACTTGTACTTAAATTTCCTGTTGCTCCATCACCGTAATTACTGCTTAATCTAACATGTCCCGCAAGTAAGCTAGTGGCTAGTCCATGAGTATTTGTAACTGCTGTTACACCTGGATTCCACGCATGATTCATTGGCGCAGCATTAAGCGCATCCCGTAACCGCGTCTGCATATCTGCGGTAAACACAGTATCTGTACCAATGGCAGCGGCAGTAGCCATGTTTGCTAATAGCCTACGCGCCTGCGCTGTCGTAAGTACAGCAGCTGCGTCCATACGAGGATACCGAGTATCATGATTATGGTCAGAAGCAGCAGCGCCCAAATCAGCTAATGACGGACGAGCGTGTACGTGATCTCTTCGTGCCGGAACTGTTTGTGTGCCCGCTGCAGCCGCCGCCCCTAGCGCAGCTGGCGCGACACTATCAAACAACAGTGCGTGCCTATGATCACTTAAAGCAAGCGTAACAGCTGTTCCTTGATGATTTGTATTATTTGCCGCAGTAGCTTGCCCAACATTAACTGGCGCAGCTACCGAATAACCATGCGAGTGATCTCTTCTAGCCGGAAATTGAGCGACCCCTTCTGAAAAGCCTTCACTAGGTAACGGGCCGCCTAACGTAACAGATGGCCCAGCTGGCCCAAAATTAATGCCGTGTGTGTGATCAGCTCTTGCAGCGGTTAAGCTTACGCCTAATACTGAAGTGCCGGTAATTGTAGTAAGCGGCGGTGCGGAAGTAGCTAGCTCTAAGCTCTCTCCGCCCCCTAGCGCAATTTCCCAAGGCCCCCATTCCGTAGCTGAAGTTGATATTCGTTTCCAAAATGTAAATGTTCCTTGTTTCCAAAGTATTTGCGTAATATGCGTAGCACCAGAAAACCTAAGAACTTTTAAATAACAAGCATTAACAGGTTCTTCAATAGCTGTAGCTGCGCCCGTCAAGCCGTAATCATCCGGGAACTGGTCAGCATTGGCGTTATTTACTAAAGACCACACCCATTCTCCAGACGACCTGAACGTATTTAATGCAACTGAAACCGGCCCGACAACGTGACAGTATGAGACAGCTCCTGAACTCCTAGCGGTATTATCGACAATAGACGCTCCAGTTGCTGTACCTGTACTACTTAAAATTACACCGCCGCGACTGCTTACAGTAGCAGTATGCACCGGGTGTACATGATCTCGCCTAGCTGCAATATTTGCAACTCCTGGGTTTACTGTGCCAGTAGAGAGCGGATTTGTAAAATCAAATATTGGATGTGTGTGATCTGCCCTAGCTGCACAATTATTGTTACCTAGCCCTGAGAAACCACCATCAAAAATAGTATTACCCCAAAGACGACCAGTTGAACTAACTTTTATATTAGACCCATGAAAAGGTGCAGTAGATAAAGCTGCGACTACACTTAAATGATCTATCCAACATCCAGCCCTAAAAGTAGATGATGCGTTAGCTAATCTAACTGTTGACCAAGTTTCTCCGCCATTGTCAGAAATTAGCTGAAGTCCCGTAGCGTTTGAGCCTGAAGAAAAGGCAATAAATAAATCTAATTCTTCAACCCTTATTACTCGTTGTAAGGTAAAGTTATTGGCGGCAAGAATCGAAGGCCCGTAACGTATAGTCCAGGTTACGCCGTTATCATCACTGGTTCTTATATCTGACGTGCCTACAGCTACCCAGCGGCCATTTGGCCCGCCATAATTCGGTGTCCACGCTAGACCAGTAGTAGGGTTTACTAAAGTAGCAGCAGTTGACCAACTGGCACCCAATTGTTGTCTTCTCCGACAGCCAGTATTTGCACCAGCTGTCATAATCCAGTCATCATTTAACCAAATAACATTATTAGCTGCTTGATTAGTTGCAACTCCGTTTGTCCATACTGCACCAGTAGAACTCATCATATTAAACGGAGTAGTCGTACCAACAGCAATAAACATCTTTTCAATGTGATTCCAGATAACATCAGTCCATGTTCTAGCTGTAGTGTCAGGAAAAGTAGCTGGTGTCCAGACAATTCCGTCCTCAGACCAAGAAGCGCCAGAGCCGGCAGCTGAAGTTCTGCCGCCTACTGCAACAAAACGCTCTAATTCGGGCGACCAGCAGACGCTATTCCAGATAAACTGGCCTATTGTAGTTCTATTCCAAGTAATTAGGTCATCACTCCAAAGAGCGAGGCCGTCATTTAATACACCGCCAACAATAACAGCTCTTTTTAATGTTGGAGAATAAGCTATTCTATTTGTAACGGGCGTAGCTGGAATGCCGGTAACTGGCGAAGGTACAGCAGGTACAAGATTATCACAAAATTTAAGACGATTTAAATCTAATCGTTTTAAAATTTCTTCAAGACCAATTACATCTAAATATTCCGGAAGAGGTGTACTCATGCACTTTATTTTACCGCGCAAAGCTCCTTGCGCAGAATTAAACCGAAATATTATTCTTCAGCGGCCTCTTTAGCCTTCTTAGCTGCTTTAATTTTAGATCCCTTTGGTGCCGGAAGATCACGAAGCTTACAATAGTCAGTGATTAGCCCAAGAAATGGCTGCTCTTCTGGGAAAAGAGCTACGACCGTAATCAAGTCATTGGCATCCGGGCCAACATAGCTTTCAATAACTATTTCATCCTCTGGTAAGAATAAAATCGCTTTTAACGTACGCATATTAAGCGTAGCGCTATCCGCCTCTTGATCATAGCCTTTTTGTACTGCGTATTCTTGAGTGCAATCATCAACTCGTAATACAAATTCAATTTTATATTTCATTTTATTTAGTTCATTGAGTAACGATAAATTAACTCCAACACAGTATTTTCATCCTTGATGAATGGCTCACTGAAGTTAGCTCCAGAAATTACACCTGTGCCTTGGAAATAATACATTGTGGTAGTATTCACCCGATTATATAGTACGCCCGCATCAGTCATTACAGGCGCATTAAAATTACCGTCAGTTCGACAAAGATAATGCCTCAACCCTTGCAACTGCATTGTATCATCTACAATAACGCCAGGATGATAATTAGCATCACTAACAGGTGCCAGAGTATTATCGCCTAATACTAGCTGCCTATAAGGAAAATAATACCGCTGAGCTTCAACGTGGAAATAACCAGTTACTTGCCTGGCCGCCGTAACGGCATCATCTGCACCAATTACATATTGCGAAACAGCAAAATTTTGAATTGGCCCTACAGTAGCTGAATCAATGCCCCCTTGGAAATTGGTAATAACAGCTCGCTGAATTTGTACCTGTCCGTTTGAAATGTTCATTGGTACGAATACTTCAAAAGCGTTCATGTCAGGGCGCGCAACAAGTATTGGTCGCACTATTCGCGCTGTATTTAAATCTGTCCCAGGGAACGCTACATCAAGAAAACTCGTATTTGTTACTTGAGTAAAGTTACTACAACCAGTTAGTCGAATAACTACCGATCCCGCAGTGCTAGATTGCGTAGTAGCTTTAACAACCGTATTTCCAATCACTAATCCGCCAGTTAACGCTACGTTAGCAATGTTAGTGTTAAGCTCAGCAGAGGTGAATTGCACCATTTGTTTAGACCGGAGATCAAAAGAAAATTGATTTGCAGCTGAAACAGTTTTCCAAACAATGGAGCGATCTTCTCTGTGCTCTAAAAAATAATTAGTAGTACCAACTGTGCTGGTAGTAGGTGCGTATTCTCCTAAAAGAATACCTGTATGCGCCGAAGGATTAGCCCAATCCCTACCAAAACATAATCCAGTTATAGTAGCCGCACCGATATTTTTAACATAGCGCACCTCAAAAAATGGATCAGCTGCATTGTAGCTATATCGAGAACGATTATCTACCGAAATGAGTGTGTTTGCGTCTTCAACTAGCTGGTTATTTACATTGCGGTACACAACGTTAGCGGCTAGTTCGTTTTGGCGCGCAGTCACAAAAGGAGGGATTACATCATTGCTGCCGACAGTAATGTTGGCTCCCATAACATAAATTCCCCAGTTGCCAGTGCCGATAAGCGCAGCGTATTGTCCAGTTGCTGGACGAGAATCACTTCTCAGCGCTGTTGCGGGGTTGCCCGCCATTTTAGCCCCCATTAAGGCCCGCAACTTCCAAATATTTGTAATATTGTTTTGAGTCCACGGACTTTCTTTAATAATTCTCCCAGTAGGGTTACGAGGATCATCTCCTACTACTTTTTCCCTAAGGATTGCCTTAAAATGTCCGCCAAGTTGTATTTTTTCCACTGTATTTTCTCCTAGTAGTTATATTTATTATAAATTAAGGCAATTAGCCTACCTCGCCTCCGCCTCCACCCGGCGAATAATAAGGACAATCTATGCCGTATAAATAGCACAATAATTCCCGATGATGTACGCAAGTATTTGAATTTGCCGTACACTCTGAATGATCTGCAATAAACGGACAATCTCGCCCATGTACCATACACATTGCGCTGTTTTTATATAGCTGCTCACAAGTAAGCGGGTCTTGACTGCACTCTAGCTCTAATTGTTCTCGGCTTACAGCCCTATCAGTTAAGTCAAATGACTCAACTAATGTTAAACGTCTCAGACTATTATCCGGCTTAAACTTACAGGTTAAGAAGATACCGCTTAAAGTTTCATTAATAGTTAGCGTTGCAGAAATACCCGCATCTGACTGCGGCAACGCAATATCAGGTAAATCGCTAGTCGGATTAAATCTTTGCGCCTGGGTAGCGTCAGTAAACGTGATTGTATCAACAAGCTCTAAACGAACTAAGCTACGCTCTGCCCTTGGCTCCTTGCGTAAAACTCTAGCTACTGTTGACGTAAAGTAAAATTTAGCCTCAGTAACTGTGGCCGGGCGAATTTCTTCCGGCGGCGTATAAAGTATATTTTTTTCAAACTCTTGCGCCGTTATACTGGCAGAAAGAGCTAGGCTGCTGCGGATTTCCAGTCTTTGATAGCTTTTATCGCCTTTAGGTTCTCTTAGTGGAACGCGACGAGCTAATCCCCGGAACTCTATTACTTCATGAATTCGTGGCAAATAGTCATCGCCGCCACCAATCATTGCAATCTTCTGCATAATGAGCATAATTGAGTCTTGACTCGTTGCACCTATGCCGTGATCAAGAAGATTACGCACCCCAACAGTCTTAGCAGCTCGAAGCTCAGCTTGATACTGCTTAACTAAAATAATCTGAGATTCTAGTTGCTGTTGAATATTCATTTAGTTTAGTGTGAAAATAATACGGCAGGATTAGCAGCGATACCTTGCCAGCTGATATTAGTGCCTAGCGCAGATGCTGGCTGACTTAAAAACTGATTAACAGCGCCACTGCCGCCGCCAGGATTAAAAGTAAGGCGTAATGTGTTGCCTCCCTCTCGCATCAATTTTGGCCAAAGAGTACGGCCCTGTACAGAGCCCCCTAACGGCGAATGAAACACCCCTCGCATCTGTACACCGGCAGCGCCAGCCGCAGCCGCAACATGATTTCGTAACTCGCTTAAAATCATAAAATGATTGGGCACAAGATCTGCCGCATTTTGAATATTGGTATAAGCTGAAGTTTGAAAACACATTACATTAATGGGAGAGTTAGTTAGGGTCGTTAGTGCGGTGTTGGCCGCAGCTAAATTGATAGTCGCAATAAATCCTCGAATAATTGTGCCTGGCGGACTAGCGACAGTTACTTCTACCTCTTGACCTGACGAACATACAAAATTTATATTAGGGGCCGTTATATTTGTAGAAGTTCCCGTGCCCCAGAACGTCATTTGAGTAGTAAGTTTGGTAACTAAGCTACCCAGATGATCTTCTTTCTGTACTCCCATTGCTAATGCCGCTGGTCTTTGAGCTATACTCCAGCCAATTTCATTTCCTTTTTCAATTAACTTAGCAAAACTATCTTCAACGTCGGCACTAACTCCGCGCTCTTGAAGTACTGACACCATTCGATCTTTCATACGAAATACATCCAATTCTTCTGCGGTCATCTTTGAGGTGTCGATCATGCTCATATTTATTCTCCTATAGTGTTATTCCAATAATGGAACCTAATATTTCTAATTCTTGCCCTAACTCATCAACAACAGGAACATGTTCAGGAATTAGCCCTGTTACTCTATTTTCAATTCGCGTTAGCTGAGCTAACATATCGGTAATTACCCCGGCCTCCCAATTACATGCTCCACCTAAACTATTGCCAGAACCTAAAAGGGAAATTGAGAGATCTTGATTTATTTTAAAAACATCATATTCATTGTTACCCGTAAACACCGAAACTATTCGTCCTGGCGTTGCTGTCGGCCCAGTTAAGTACGCATTAAATACCTGCTCATTAGCAAACACTTGATCAACATCAAGCGTCCCCTTATTTAACAGCTTTAGCGGTAATGGTGTCTGTACTGCTGACATAATTAAAGGTTACTTCAAATAACGTATCCAAAACCAAACAGCCCGATTATTACGAACCTGCGGTGACACTGTTTGCACATAACTCTCATCCGGGTTCATGGACATCAATGACCTGACTGTGTCATTAAGATTATTGTTTCTACCAATAATCGCTCGCTCATTACCAAACCCGGTAAACCACCAACCGCCACAATCTATAACACCAGCTAATCCCATAGTAGGAAACGGAATCGTATGAATGGTGTTGACTGCGGCTGTAACATTTACATTGTTGGCATAGCCAAAACTTCCATCACCTAAATCAATTTCTTTATTTAACTCCCACTTATGTGGCTCATTCGATAAATTCGAGGTTGCAAGCTGAACCTCCCTAGGCGGCACATAAAAACAAGTTCGACCTGAAGGTATCGACCCTCCGTGCCCAGTTGATACAATATCTCCTTTATACACGGCTAACATTTGGTCAGCCCTAAACCCAAAACCGTTCACGGGACATATTGCGCTAAAAGCTCTTTCTCCATTTATATCGCACCAATAAAATCCAGTTGAATTTGTTGTGAAACTTACAAGTACAAAACCTGTCCTATCTGCTGTCCAGGAATCCCCCATAAAAAAGTTAGTACCTGTCCAGCGATTAATTGTTTCAATGGCAGAATAATCAGGGATATAAGGAATAGCTCCAGCTGCTCCGGCGCCATTTGTTATTTTTCTATATGTTCGATCCGCAGCTGTAAGATAAACATCAAATTCACCTGCCCCGTCATTTACGCTGACTAGCTTACCCGCTGTAAACGTACCGCCAGCTAACCACTCATAAAAGCGCTGAATACTTTCAAAAGACATATCAGTTTCAATATGCCCTGAAATAAGCAATCTAAAATTAACAGGTAGCTCAACAAGCGTCATTAGGTAAATCTCAAAACAATTGGTACATTGGCCGTATATGGTGCATCATTTATCATTACAAGGCATTTGTAAGGAGCAGTGGCCGACCCTGCAGCCCCTTCAACATTGACCATCCCCTGCGCAAATGCGCCAAGAATAGGCAGCGCCATTCCACCCTCTTGTGTGATCGTAGCGGGCCAAGGTAACGTATCTGGGTAGCAGAAAACACAGCCGTAGTCGCCGTCTTGAACTGTCACGGTTATCGACTGGCTGATGTTTGGATTTAGCACCCCGTGTGTCAGGTTACGAATCATAGCGGATGTAGCATCGTCAAGCCACTCTGCAGCACTTTTATGAGGGTTGCCAGCAATGCGCCCGCTGAACGCTCTTCGCTGCGGGGTATAAGATACCCAGCCAGTAAAGGCAGTGGTACCCGCTTCAATTCGACCAGCTGGCGATGGATTACCGTTACTATCCACAAGTACCTGGCCTTGCGCAAAATCAGCTTGTGCTCTAAAACGTGTTTGTGCAAGTAAAGCAAATCCAGGACTTACAATATGTCCTTGTGCATTATTATTTGTAAAGATTGGTGGAGTTTCACCTTCTCGATAAAGTCGGTACTGTACCATTTCTCCTCCATCGCCCTGCACCCATGTGGGATTCAATGTCGGAGAGATGACAGTTCCAAACTCAAGATTTCCAGCGGTTGGAGTGCTACCTGCCAACGCTAAGCTAGGCATTAAATAGGTGGGAGGAATAACTGGGCCAAATGCTCGCTGTAATAAGCTAAAGACATCATCATTAGCTGTAATAATTACGTCCTGTAATAACCCACCGTGCGGAGCTGTTACCCTAAACGAACGCCCCATTGGTAGCTCAGTCGCATCTTCTGCGCCGCCACCTTCACCACTGCCAATCAATTTTAATGTACGATCAAATTGAATTTCATACGTAGCTATAAATTGACCTTTATCTACATCATTCTGAACAAGGCGTAAATGATCCCCGATAACTGCGGTCGGATCATTAGTGGCATAATCGTGCATATCATACATGCTCGCAAAATGCCTTTTAGTTTGTAAGGTATGGCGATTTAGTGTTTGAAACTGTACCGGAATCTCTACAATTGGTGCTGACATATTTCCCCCTCTTTATCCTATGGTAAATCTATATTGTGTGGCGATAGTTGTATTAGCATCAAAAGATGCCCTATAAACATCATACGGCGCGGCAGCATAGCCATTAGCTCCTTCTACATTTACAGCTGCCGCACTGGGTACAAAAGCTGCCGTAATTGGGAGTCCGGGCATTGCCATATTAACTGCCTCAATTAAAATTCCCTGATCTTTTGGAATAGCAATCACGATTGTTCTAGTGCCAACCGGGATACTTACTAAAAATTGTCTTGTAGTTGTTGTATTCGTTCGACCAGCTAATGCCCTTACGCCAGCAGAAGTTGTAGGGTTTGCCTGAACGCTATTGTATGTTTCAAAGAATGTGTTTCTAAAACTGGTAAGCGTAACTGCGTTACTTGTTCGGACACCAGCTGGGATTGAGCCTGCTGGAAATGGCTGATTATTGCTGTCGTTTTTAATTACGCCAGCTATGTGTGATACTTGTGCTGTAATACTTTGCTGCGTAGCGCCAAATTGGTGCGCAGTTAAAACCCTTGCAGCAACCGTCAGATTAGACCAGATATTAATGCCATTATTGAAAATTGAATATAAGGCCACTGCTCCGGCATCATTTTGCTGCCAATTTGGCGTTATTGTAATATTGGCGGTCGAACCTATCTCTCCAGAAGTAGCATTGGCACTGATGGATAAGGTAGGCGCAGTGTAGCTAGGTGTTTGCAATGGCGTAAGTAACTGTCTAAGGATAACTGCTAGCTGAGTTCCAGCAGGATATTGTGTTCCAGCGGGTATTCCTTGAAAGTTGGAAGCAGTTGTTGTTATCGGCCAAGGTAAAACTGGATTACCGTCCGCATCTGCCGCCCCGGTTCCGCCAAAGCTCGGATCCCAAATATAGTCTTTATCAACCATAACCCTAGCGTTATCCCATTTGGTCACTAGGGGGCCATTTGGGTCTAAGATAAATTGGTCATTAGTCCTTACTCTCGCTAAAGATATATGAACCGGCTGGAGATCTGACATACCCTAATTTTAACTTATGAAAAGGCTCGTAAGTAGCTTTCATATTCTTCGGGAGTCATTTGCTTTTGCTCATAAGATTGTGCTGGGGTACATAAAGCACATTCATCAAATGGCGCATCCGTTACATATTTAAGAATATCTTCCATAGGGGCAGTATAAAAATCAATACCGTCGCTAGCTAACACCGCCTCAGCCCACTCTTTATTAATAATTTGCTTATTACTGAGACCGTATTTCACCAAATTACAGCGAAAGCCATGACAAGCACATCTAAATAATTTGCTTCCAGTAACGCTGTAATTTTCCCTTACGTACATATTGCATACCGGATTTGCGTTTTCCGTCTGGACAGAATGCTGCATAACAATATTTTTGTCCCTAGTATTAAATACCAGTTCCTTATCTTGCCCCAGCACCCCTATGTCAATAGTATGAAAAGTATCCCTAACGTACTTAAGCCCAATTTTTAACCGATCTTTATGCTCTTCTGTCCATTTAATTAAAGGTGTTTCAATTATGTGCTTACTAATAATTATTGCAAAATTTTTATATCGCGCAGAAAGATCTATTAAATCTTGCAAACGTGCATACCCTTTTACCAGTAATTCCCCATTAGTTCGTAAAAGTACATCACTACCCTCGGAAAAATGCTCACAGGCGCAATTAAGTATGTCGATAATACCTTCGTGCAATAAAGGCTCGCCGCCTAAGATACTAACCATTTTAGGTTTAAAGCGAGCGGCCAGAATTGGAATAGACTCAAGTACCGTAGCAGTAGGAACTCTATAATCAACTGCCGGACTGAAGCTGCAGCAGTTCTTACAGCGTAAATTGCACGCCCCAATTATTGCAACATCTAATCTTTTAAACTCTAGCTTACCGGCAGCATTTATATTTGGCATATCCACATTTTACCGTAAATTTATGGCATATATCACTGAGAAGATTTTAAATATTATTTTTATTTATGCTGACTAAAACTAATGATTTTTTTGTGGACTGGAAAGAAAGTGCAAAAATAATGAATATCTTTGCAGTAATTTTTCTAGGCATACTGTACTGTCTCTGGGCTTTAAACTTACCAGGGCACACAACATTTTATGAAGCGCACCTTCTTGGATTAGCGGAGCCATCTAACTACCTACAAATAGTGGCTCTTTTTGGATTGGCTAATTTAGTTGCGCCAGCCCTGCATATAACAGGCTAAAGAAGAAAGACAGCTGCATATAGCTGTCTTTTTTTTAATTAAATACATCGTCGTAAAGAGCTAACCCGCCCCCCACTATCATACCGCCCAAACCTAAGCGACTTAAACGATTTGTATTTCGTGGACTCCCTAATGTTCTAATAGCAGCCCTTCTGCCCTGATTTGGATCCGCTAAAGCTGCATCCCTAATAGCTTTTTGATTTGACGTAAAATTAGCTAAATCAGCAGTATGTTGATTTTGTCTCGCAGGAAAAGAGGCTACGTCCGCATTGTGCGTCTTAAGGGCATCTTGAAAAGTTTTCATAGCATTTTCATGCGCTTTCATCCCAGCATCAAATCGCTGCCGGAGAGCCTGATACCTATCCATATTTAATCTATCTTGATTAATGTTGCCCGTCCTAGCAGGTAGTCGAGGCTCTCGCCTAGTTGGCGCAATTGGCGCTGTAGGTGCCGCCCCAGGCGCTACTGGCGCAGCTCCTGGATTCGCGATTGCAGCTGGCGCAGCTGCGACATTTTTGTTGCCAAACCACCCACCGCGATTTAATAATGGACTATGACTTAAACCCCAAGTACCCGCGCCACCGACACCGGCTGTTGTACTTGCCGCGCTAAGCCAACTTTTAAACAGCGGGTCAGAAATATTGGCTAGCCGATCTATCTCACCTTGTTTCCCTTTAGCCGCAGCTAATAAGGCATTAATTTGTTGTGCATCAGCGTCAGGATTTTGTTTTATTAATCGCTCTTTAGCGCGTTCAAGTAACTGCTCGGGCGTTAATTTATTTAAAGCGCCGTAGATCTGCCATTTGTTTGCATTAGGATTAGCTTTTAATAACTCATCTACAGCTGCATCATTAGTTCCGGAATTAAACATGCCAAGCCAACCTAACCGATCTGCATGCCGTGAAACCTCAGTATCGCCGCTGGCACCACCTAACAGTGATGACCCTAGCAACCCTGCACCCGCGCCTAAACCGCCACCAATAACTCCGCCAGTTAAAGCTGAAGATAATCTACGCCTACGCCGCTGCTCTTTAGCTAGCTCTTCATCCGGCTCGTATTTATCGCCCACAAATTCCGAACCCAGAAACCCTAAGCCCGCACCAATACCAGCACCGCCAAGCCCGTATACGGCAGTCGTCAGTAATTTATTAAGTGCGGCCTTACGCGCAGCGGCCTCAGGAGTTTCAGCTATTTTCTCCTCAGCGGCCTTAATCAATTTTTTAGCTTCACGAATTTGCATAATAGTTATCTTCTAGTCGTAGCCTGCTGTGTTAATATCCCGGAATTATCCGCGCCCCCTGCTCTCGCCTCAGAAGTCCCAATATCTTTATCGTAGCTCATAAGCGGCGTAATGTCATAGGTACCAAGCACCCCGCCTTTAGCTAGCGCCTCACGCATAAAAGACCGAGCCACCATTGGACGCCTCATTGCCCCTGGCGCAGTAGCCATCAATAAGTTATAGGTATTAAACACCTGCTCAGGCGTATACTGACTTATAATCTCATCATTTGATAGCATATCATTGATGATGGATTTAGTCCTCAGCCCAGTTAATGTTTTTTGGTGAGCTGGCGTTTTGATACCATAATGTATATGCCTGGCCGGCACAGATGTCTGCGTTGGGGCTAAACGACTTCTTTCTACTGGAGCTACCTCGTAGCCTAATGCGCCACCAGCATCATTTAGGGCGCTGGCAAATATATTACCTGTAAGAGCTGACGGATTGGCTACTTTAACTCCAGCCTTTTTTTTTAAGGCCGACTCAATAATATTACGCGCTTGTCCGCATTTATTAAGTCCTTCGATAGCTTGCTGAATTTCCTCAACAAGTTTATCAATGCCCCCGCATCTTTCAAGAAGAGCAGGATCCGCCCCTGTTATTTTAGTACTTGTAATAGTTACTTCAAAAGCTTCATCAGAATTAGCTATGGTATTCTTTCCATATTTATGAATAGCTGCAATCTTAGTAGCCACTAATTTTTCTGGAGGAAGTGTTGCAGCATATTTTCTAGTGACAAATAATGAAGCCTCTAGCTGATCCTTCAAGTATTCACAGCGACCAGCTAACTTCTTGATCTCTCCGTCAATAAAATTCTTATCCGAAAGCAACTTATCAACTGAGGTTTTTGCAGCCTCACAGCTTAAACAAGCTCCAGCTGTTTTTAGCAAAGCCTTCTTTTCCTCAAATTGCGCCCTAAAATCCTGCAAGTCTAGCTCCTCAGCAATTTTTACCGCAAGACCCCGAAACAACCTATGATCAATATCCTTTTTATAAATATCCGCTACTTCCTCAGCGGCAGCTACTTTTATATTTTCTAATTTAGCTACAGCAGCTTCACAGTCAGCAATTGGCGTAGTTTCTAATTTCTCCAAAATACCCGCACCTTTTTCTCGAACATCCGCTGTATGCGCCGTATTGTATGCACGACCAACCAGCCTAGTATGGTCAGGTGTTAGCTCATAAGTTTTAGCTACTTTAACTAAAGCGGTCGTAGGGTGCATTCCATCATCCGTTAAGATAGCCATGTCATGAACTGCTTCTTTTAGCAATTCTTTGGTGTTATTAGAAATTTGCTTCGTAGCCATAGTATTATTTTACTTTGATAGCCTGTATTTTAAGGGCCATTACTGATTAACCACCTGATGATAGGGCGAGGAAACAATGCCTGTAAATTGCGCAAGGTTTAATTCTCTTTTTTTAATTTTCATCCACTCCTTCCATTGCATATCAAATTGTTGTGCAATAGCTTGATAAGCTTGTTCTCGCGCGAGATCATCTCCTTGCACGCCACCATGATTAACCATTAGCTTATTTCTTGTATATCTGAAAGCTGCCTTTTGATATAACGACGCAATTATTTTATTTAACCAAGGTTCAATCCACGGGAAATTAAAACAAGTAAATGTGTAATTAGCTAAATGCGGAGTAGTTCCATTCCACTCACGAACTGCGCTAATGACACTGTCCAAGATGTCAGCTGTCGTAAATTCAACATAACCTTGTAATAGATTTTCTACGTCAGTATCCATAATGCGCATACGCACATCAGAAATAGTAGGCGTTTTAGTGTCAACATGGGCTGGACGGAAGGCGCTGCGCTCTACATTAAGAAGTGTTCGATGGATATAAAGTGCTCTTCGATCTGAGCTACGACATAGCCCAATAGAAATAACAAAAATACCACCAAGCATGCTCGGCTTATCCGGTACTTCAAATTGCAAAATACCTAGCTTTGGATTAACTACTTTAACTGGAACAGCCCATAACGGCCTTCTAGGTTCGTCAGCTGGCTGTATCCTAGCTTCAAAAAAATAAGTATCTTCTAAATCGCCTAATTCTCCGCCACCATAATATTCTGGATTTAAGGCAGCTAATATCCCCCAAACAGTGTCGCACTTACTTATCTTAGACGTATCAAACGGAGGAATTTCACCAATGTCGGGCTTAAAAAAAAGACCACTTAAATCAATAGGCGTACCGGTAGAATCTCGAAAATTATACTGAACCGTCGCCACCGTACCTTGCTGAATAGTCACAGCTTCTACCTTTGTAAGAACCGGACAATTTTCATAAATATTTGGATCCGGCGCAACAACTAATGTTCGTGGAGTAGGAGATAATTTCATCTTAATTTTTAGCTAGTGTTGCGAGAGTCCCTAAACCGTAACCGGTGGCACCGCCGCCTAATGCACCGAGCCCACCGCCAACACCTAAACCTCTAAGCAGATTGTTTATGCGTCTTCGATGAAAAGACTCATTAGTTTCATCGTTTTTTTGACCAGTACCAATATAACCAATCCCTGCGCCAAGACCTCCGCCTAAAAGACCACCACGTATTCCACCGGCAGTCGCAGCGCCTGCTCTAATCAGCCTATTTTTTAGTTGATTTGGCTCAACAGCTAATCTCCCTGACAGAAGAGGCGACGACCTTAAACTAGCGCTAAGATCAGGCAAGTTTGCTAATTTCTCTAAATATTTCTCAGCTAATATTTTCATAGTTTAATTTTACCTCATGCTCAGACCTAAAAAAGAGAGGCAGCTGCCTCTCGTGAATCATTTGATGCTATTAAATAGCTCTACAAATATTGAGCCTAACTCCCTGCCCAATTCTTGATGCGCCTCCCCTGTAGCTGACATAATGGCGCCTTCAATAGCGCCGTATAGGGCTGCTTCAGGTAGCGTCACTAATCTACCGTCCACCAGTCTTCGTTCCGTAAGCCACCAGAATAAGTTTCCCTCACGCTTTTCCGCGTTTAGGTTTTTTAATTCCTCTAGTAGCTGATGGCGTAACTTTTGGCACTCTAGCAGAATTTCAATTAATTCTTCATTGTCGGTGCGTTCTTGCGCAAGTGCCGTGCGTAACTCTTCCATCTCACGTAAGAGCGTAACTCGCTCAAGACGTAGCTGCTCTTCAGCGGTCGCATACCAATCACGCTCATTTCTTAAACGGGCGATGTGCTCTCTTTGATTGGGAATAACGCGATGAGCTGCAGCCCAATCGATGGTGTTTTCGCCGAAGCTTAATACACCCATTTTCTGGGCTAGCAGCAGCGTGTCACGCCGGAAACCGGCAGCTAGATACTGCTGCGTTGCAGCTTCTTCCCGTGCTTCAATCGCAGCTTGTTGCCAGCCTTTTCGGTTGTTTTCTGTAACGTACAATGAAAGAACCAGGACAGCAGTAAAGCCTACCAGCACCCAAATAATTGGGTTTGTGTTTGTGATAAAGTTTTTCATGATAGTTCCTTTCGTGTTAGAGGTTAAACATTATCACGTTTTAATACCAGCTTATTAGCTAATTTTTAACTATATTTATGGTAGTTAAACTTGATAAACTTTACCCCCTTTAAAGGAGACTAATCATGTCAAAATTACTAGAGACCATTTTTGTTGCAGGGCCATTTGTAGGAATACTGCTCGGCATACTTTTTAAATTCTGGGCAACAAACTAAAAAAAAATGACCCTCATTATAGGGGGTCATTTTTTTAGCATTGTTTTATAAAATAGAAGATCCTGGAGTAGCGTTTATCATGTGAGGCGGTAAAAATCTTTGATTTTCCCGCTGCACTCGCTGCATCCCTTCATTTAATTGCTGCTGCCGACGCTGCCCTTCTGGTGTTTGCTGAAAGTCTTGTAAAATACGATAGGCCTCAGCCGCAGTAGCTGCAGGCGCTTGTAATCTTACACCCGTCGCAAGATTCTTACCGTTATGCGCCTCCCATAATTCCCTAAAACGCCTATAGTCTTCAACATTCATGGAATTAACGTAGTCGTTAACACTTTGAGACGTTCCGGGCATCCAATAATTTCGCGAAATTAATGTATTTAAAAACCCTCTTATACCATTCGCATTTACGTGTGGATTATAATTTTGCACAGCATAGGTCAAAGCATCATTCGCAAAAGCCTCCTCACCTTTCATATCCGCAACAAAGCTTCCAACGTCCGCACCTAATAACGCCCAACCAACACCAGGTATAAAACGAGTACCCACTTTACCTGCTAGGGTTTTGGGCGTCATGCTAGCTGTCATGCTAGCGGCCCTATCCGCCATAGCTTGTGTTGCTCTTGGTGCCACCAAATTACCCACCGGCCTCACTCCATAGTTACCTATTGCTTTTATTGTTGACGGAGCAGTCATGGCTGTTTGAGTAGCATTGTACACATTTCCATAAGTACCATGAGCTAATATATCTAACGCGCGATCTGGCCCCATTCCAATACCCAGCCCAGTACTAACCCGCGAAGGATCTACAGTTAAATTATCTCCAGTAAATGCTTGTCCAATAGGTCTTTCATGCCAATAAACTCCATTAATCCCGCGCTCGTCATGATCAAAACCTCTATACCTCAGACTGTCAGACACAGTAGAAGGGGCAATTACTGGATTTTTTCCGGCTTCAATATCGCCCAGCACAGAATGAACCCTTCGCCAAGGAGAATTTGGATTATCAATATGGTGCTGCCGCCACTGCGCCGGCGACGCATCATAATCAAACCCTTCCGGTAACGATAGGTTATCTAGATAATGCGACTGCGCTGCAGCTAAATCATGCCCTTGCCAGCCAGGATTTTGGCTTACATGATTATTCCAATCCTCATCAGTCCAATTAAAACTAAAGTCTTCGGGTAAAGCTGCATTCTCTGGAACCTGCGGAGCTTTCGGCGGCGTAGGCGCTTGAGGTTGCTGTGTACTACCTAATAAATGACCACCTAAGACACCTAGCCCGGCACCAGCTACTCCGCCCAACATCGCACGTCTTCGCCGCTCTCGCTCTTTTTCAACTTCACTCTCACTATTACCGCCACCACTAAAATAACCTGCTGCACCACCAGCTAAACCACCAAGACCGGCACCTATTGCATAATTCTGCCAGTTAGCTCGCTTCATGCCCATCAAACCACGAAGATTATTCCTAGTTGCCGCTGTAGCTCTTCTAAGTCTACGAGATTTATACTCTTCATCACTTTCTCTCTTACCTTGAGTAGACTCTCCACCAGTAATGTCAGAACTATAAATATCAGCTACGTCACCTAGTAACCTGCCCAACGTTCTAGCTGTTTTTATGCCACCTTGCTTCATATTACTTAATCCGTGCCCAATCCCGACGCCAATGCCCATACCACCAATTGCACCAATAGCTGACGGCAAAATCATGCGACTATTCTGTTCTCGCTGAATATCCCCCCATTCAGGCGTAGCTGCAACTTCTTCCACTGTTATATTAGGATTCCGCCTACGATGTTGCTGCATTAAAGCAGCACGACGAGCATCAAGATCACCGCTATTCATATAACGATATAACCCGTAGCCTTTACCCGCTAGGCCGCCAATCGTTCCAAGAGTAGCTAAGCCAGTAGCTGCGCCTCGGCCTAGCGTATTTTTAGCTACAGACGTTGCCCCTATGCCGGTTCCAATAAGAGCTGCCGGCGTTATCACTTGAGACAACGGAATACTTGGAAGACCAGATAAAGATGGTTGCATTAGGCAAAGGCAGTTGCATTGGGACTAAATCTAGGATTTGATACTGGGCGAGTATTTAACGCCCACGGCTGGTCAGCCTGAGACGCTTGCTGCGGGTTAGCTAAATTATTGAATTGCTGCCCAAGCCATCCGCCAACATTCCTAGGAGCATTTAAGGTATTAGAGATTCCTTCTCCCATTTGCTCTGGTGACCAACCAGTTAAACGAGAAGCATTATCAATCATACCGCGGGCTCTAGCTATGTCTGGATCGTTGTGTAGCTGCCCGTAAGCTGTTGCTTTATCCATAAACCCTGGTTGCCAAGCTTCACCACCAGTGCCCGCTTCATTACTTCTGGGCGAATACTGGTTACCAAAACCTAACCAATTGCCCCAGCCATTTTGACCTTCACCGCCACCAAAAGTATAGCCGCCTAAACCACCAACACCAGCACCAGCTAATGCGCCCATCAAAGGATTCATTCCAGCCATACCAGCACCTAAGCCACCTATACCTGCGCCTATGCCGCCACCAATTACAGCCCGCCGACCATCATCGCCAAGACCTTCCCATAGCTGGCCCAGTTGATCCATAATAGCAACCTTTTCCGCAGCTTCTTTAAGCAAGCTATATTGAAATGATTTATATCGCATAGTAATTATTTATTAAAAAAAGGCGCCGTCACGTAATACGACGTCGCCTCATAACAATCAAAATTTAATTTTTAGTTTTTATTTTTTTGTTGCCGCATCGCCGTCTGCCTTTTTTTTAGCTGCAGCTTGCTTATATGCCTGGAAAGCTTGGAACTCAGCCCATTGCTCAGGCGTTACCTGCGGTGCAGCAGTTTTAACCTCCTCAGCTTTCTTAGCTTCAGCTTGTTTCTCGCGCGAGGCTCTTAGATATTCTATGGCCGCAGCTTGCTTTTCTCGTGCAACGGTACTCGGCTGTGCAACAATGTCATCAATTATCTTAGCAACCTTCTCGTGAGCTTCTTTAGCAAAGAAAGTCTCCATAACCTGTTTAGGCTCATGACCAAGCGCAAGCGCATCGGCCACCTTAACAAGAGCTTGTCCGCCAGCAATATCGCCAGATTCGGCAAGTTTAATGCCCGCTCGCGCGATTCTCAAGCATGCAGTTTTTAGTTCAGTATTCATGATATATTCGTGTGGGACTAAGCCCAGTAAAAGTTAAGTTTATTCTTTATAGTACCACAAGCCGACAATTCGGAAGCATGTTACCGTTAGTATCTACAACTGGGACAGTTGTGTTAGTTCCTTCGTTAGGCCCGTTTGGTCTGCTTAGGACTTCTAGTTGACCTCGTGCAATAGTTTTAGCTAGGTTAATGATACTCTTTCTACCATCATACCTGCCCATGTGATTAGCTACAAGTAGCGGGTCACCGATAAACACCATTGTTTCATTAGGTTTAAAAAGCAAACCATGACGTCCCAACCAAGGTACATCTAGCGGAGTATTCGCCGTGTTCCGTATAATTGTCGCATAGCTATGCGGCCAGTTCATTGTAATAGCCATAGTTCTATGTGTTAGCCCGGTGATTAGCCGGGCGGTTAATGTTTAAATTTATGGGTTGAGTCCGAGCAAGTCAGTTCGGATAACATTACGTTGGTTAACAATCAACATACCGTAATTAGCAAGCGCAACAAACTCGATCATATTGAGCTTGGACTCGATGTACATGGTAAGTTCTTGCAAATGGCTGCAACGAATGTAGTATTTCTCGTCGGTGAAGCCCCAGATAGTTCCAGTGGGAACCATGAGAGTATTCATCGTGATATACCATCTCATTCCACCCCATCCATCTTCTGTAACCCCTTCTTTCAACATCGACTGTGCGATGTCACCGCCAGATTCCTCACGACCAAACTTAGCTGGCTCAAGAGCGGTAATGACGTTAGTGAGAAGTTGCTTAACTTCAAACCCTCTATCCCCTTGAACTCGAAGCATTTGAGCTTTGATGTTCGGAATAGTTTCTCGGCCGAGACCACCAGTTGACTGCACCCACTGAGGAGCATTTGCCCAAACAGGAGTAGAGTTAGGCGCGCCCAAACAAAGTTGGTTAGCATTAAGCCAATCCATGTTCAGAGTAAGTGCCATATCTCTTACAATGTTATCCGCAAACAATTTACGAATATCGTAGGAGTAGGTTCTCATTTCGTTCGTATCTTTGAGCATACGAGGAGTGAAGATCTGGTAGAACTTCATCGCACCTCGCCTACCGGCAAAGATGTAGTTGTGCGGGTTCGCATAAAGTCCAACATTGATAGATGCTGGGCTGTCAACTTCATAATCGAAGTAGCGAATGTTTTCTTCAGTTTCAAGCTGCGGAATCAGCTGGTCATTCGTAGTCGTCGTCCACGTAAACATGGACAAGGGCATTGCTTTTTCCCTAATACGCTCTTTAATGACTTCATTACCAATCTCAGCAGCCTTTTCCCTATCTTCATGCGAAGACGAGGTGGCAAGTTTTACAAAATTTTGAGAAGCAATTTTGTCCTGCTCTAGTTCTTGTTCGTATGATGTAATACTCATATTTATTGTTCGTTGGCATTGAGCCAGTAAAGGTTAAAGTTAGTTACTCACAGCACCACAAGGAAGTGGACAGCCCCAGAAAGATACTGCTGGCTGATTCTTACCTGTTACCGAAACCATTGGGTTCGGAGTAGGTTTTTGCATCGTGGTTGGGTAGTTAGTGTCAGCGAACTGATTATAGCCCCATTGACGGCCTCGACCCCAAGGACGAGAAACAAAACCAATGCACATTTCAGTGTCTTCGGTAAGCGGCACGATCATACCAACTTCATCGCTTGCAGCAAATGCAGCTGTCGCCTTACTGGTCAAAGCTGTGTTATACGGATATTCCTCTTCTGGGTCGCATTCCGTTGACATAAACTCATAACCTGTGCACATTGGAATGGCCATCAAGTTCGGAGCTGGTTGCGGAATCGCACTCATATAAGGCGCTTCAGAAAGCGGTGTTCCAGAATTTGCCGCGTAAGTAATTGGAACGGTTGCGATATTTGCACCGCCCTCATTCAAGAGCAATGGCATTGCAAACTTACCAACTGCGTTTACTGGGCAGACAGGATCGTACACGCCATCTTCAGTGAGATAAACAATACGACCATTTGGAATACCGGCGTAAATATTTTTGATAGGAGCGTGATACTGCGTTTGGTAAGTTGAAGTAGGTGTTAAACCACTAATAACTGTACCCTGGCAGCCTTTGATCCCTTTGTAGTGACTAGCAAAATTAATAGCACTCATAGTTTTATGTAATTTAGTGAGCGTTACTCACGGGTTAAAGTTAATTGTTAATTAGACGTTAAGAAGACGTTCAGTAAATTTACGCATCGCGGCGGAACCTTCAGCCCCATCACTTCTACTACCATTTTGAACTGTTGCCGTTTTCTCAGCAACACCTAATGTACCAATTGTTGGCGTAAGCTTGTCGTGCGCAGTCTTCAGTGCCACATACTCATTCAATACGTTATTGAGCAACGTAATTGTCTTTTCGTGATCACTTAAAAACTCAGCAGCATGTTTACTAAAACCATCTGGTACAAATGGCTGCCCATTTACCTTTTCAAGCGACTCAAGCCTGGTCACCATACTAGGAACTAGGCTCGCACATTTCTGCTGCCTAGCGTTCATATCATTTACGATGCCGTAAGCCTGTCTGACAATGTCACTTGTCTCTTTACTATACTCAGCAGCGTCTTTAACAAATTGAGTTAATTCAGTTTTCATAATTATTATCTAATTAGACTATCGATTGATTGACCGTACCGCTTTGCTTTTTTGCCCTGTTCCGCGTTTTTAGCTTGCAACATTGCTTGTTTAAGTTCACCTGTCTCGTCTTTAGCTAATCGATACTCGGGAATACTCATGCCGTAATAGGCGGCTTCTTTATATTCATCCTCATTTGCGGCCTGGGCAAGTAGCATCATTGCAGCTAGCTCGTCCTCACCAAAATCGGGTTCATATGTTTCACCACATAACCCTAAATCAACATCCCCACCATATTCATCACTTAATGACTGTTCAACCCCACAGCAACCTGGCTGGGCGCCAATATCATCACTGATTATGGCTTCCATTAAAATAGCGGCCTCTTCATCACTAAGTGATTCAATAATTGCTGCTAACTCAGCTAACTCGTTACTCCCTGAATTATCGCTGCACCCACTTAAGCTCATCCCAAAAGAATCACCTGGGGGCGGATCATTCATATTAGCCTCTTTCGCCATTTGTTTGGCGAGCTTCTTTATTTTTTTTTTTCGCTACCAGTAGCCAATTCAGCCAACTTGGTCAACTTCTCAATTTGCTCAGCAGAGAAAGATGCTAGCTTATTAAGAAGTGCGTCCTTATGTTCGCGATCATTAGTTACTTCTTGCGCTTCTTTAGTTAAATCTTTTTCAAGCAATGCTTGCGCCATTTTCATTTCTTCCGGCGCGAGTGGTGGTTCAAGGGCCATTGCTGGATCCATCATAGCTGCTTCTTCAGCCATCGCTGCTTCAAGCATAGGATCGCCAACACCCATTGCAGGGTCACCTAACATCGGATCAGCAGCTAAACCAGGGTCGCCTAGAAGAGCTTCCTCTTCAGGACTTGCACCAAGAATTGCTTGTATTTGAGCAACTTCTTCAGGCGAAAGCGGATCTTCACTTAACTGTGTTTCAATAATGGCTTCAACCAGTGCTGCATCTTCTGGAGCTAGCTCGCCTTCTGGTGACCCGCCAGCAGCTAATTCTTCTTCTGCTATAGGTTGACCAGGCGCTGCCATTGCCGCCATCGCAGCTTCAGGCTCCATAACGGGTGCATCTGCAGCAACTGCGGCCTCATCAACAACACCTTCCGCAAACTTTGCCATCGCAGCAATTTTGGTTACAAAAGATTTTTGTGTTGCAGCAAATTTCTTTGCCTGTGCAATAAATGCTGCGCCTTGTTTATAATCGGTCGATCCGGTAATGCTCAAATCTGAATCAGGAGTAGCTCCGTCAGAATAACCTGGCTCATCTTGTGTCATAGATGCGTCTTCAGTTCCCCAACCCTTTTCACCCAATAAAGCATTTTCAAACGTCGGAGATTCACCAGAAGGAGTAGTGGCATCTGGAAGCATACCGTCTGCAATAGGATTTCCGCCCTCACTTGGAACCATTTGCTTATCTTGACCTAGGCCGGGAACAGACTCTTCATTAAAGAGAGCTTCTGCGTCAGTATCAATACCGTCCGTTTCGTTTTGCAATTTAGAATCTACACCTTCCTGCGCTTCATTAGCTTTTTTCTTACGTGTAGATGCAACTTTGACACCATAACCCTCTAAGATGCGAGTAAGTGTCGGAGAAAGAATACTTGTGCTCATAGTTTACTTGGGCTTTTACGCCTTTGAATTTAAATATAACATACTAAAAAGTTTAAACAAAGCCAGCTGCCATGTTCTGAATTACGGCTGTGACATAATGCTCATCTTCTTTTAAACGCGTCATAGCAGCTACCTTGTATAAACAATATTCAACAGCTGCCTTATAGTCTTCTTCAGTAATTGCTACCCCTGCTATTTTAGCGCGCTTTACATCAGCCACCAAACCATCCACTGCTCTTTTTTGCTCAGCTACTTTATTGTAAAGATTGCCATAAGTGAACAAATGATAATGCGCTGGCATAGAACGCTGCCTACTGCACGCATATTTATTACACTCATGTAGCAGCTGATCTCTACTATCAACAGCTTGATTTAATAAACCAAACATATTTTCTAGGGCGCGACCATATGCGACTGAGACCTTATACCCAGCATACTTAGCAAACTGCTTGGGAGATAAAACCATATTAAAATCAGCTAGATGCATTAAATGCGCACACTTTGTTTTATCATCAGATAAGCGGGCAAATTTCTCTAGAGCTGGACTCAAGCTATCATTCGCAATAAATCCATTTACCTTAATTAATAAATCTAGATTATTGCCTGACCGAGCCGGAGCCAAACTGCTTTCGATAGACGCTAGCTTTAATAATGCCCATGAATATTTCTTTAATTCAGCTACTTTAATAATGAATTCATCTGGATTATCATATAATCCTCGCGCGAGAGCTAGCTGTGCGCCGCCTAAAACTGTACCCGCTGCAGTCGCATATTTAGCTATAGCTCCGTAAGCTGTTCTATCAGCTGGAGTACTAACTCTAGAAATATCAATAAATCTACCACTTGGATTATCTACATACTGTACAAAGCCGTCCTCTGCTGTTTTACATAAGCCAGATTTACAGCCAAATCGTTGTTTACCGTTTTTATCTATACATTCATGTTCTTCACAATATTGAGCTGCTGTCTTAGCCTTATTTCCACAAGACGAACAAACATCAATAGGAACTGAGCTACCCATGCTCCACGGCAACTCTTTTCCAGAATAAAGAGCGTCAATATCTTCTTTAGGTGCAATTTTACCGCCATTTTTATCAGCTGCCTCTTTGCTACCGTTTAATAGTACAAGAAGCTCAACTCTGGACATTTCATCATTCCATATAGACGCAGCTACTTTGCCGAAAGCTTTTTTAGGATCTTTATTCTCGTGGTGATAAAAGACCTTAGCTGACTTTACAAAAGAAGGGTGATCACGTTTCAACATCTCCTCTGTCCAGCCGTCACCGTTCCTGTTACATCCGTAGTTTTCTGTGCTGCCCATAGCTATAAGATGAATTGGAATTTCATCCTTTGCCAGTTTAATGCCGTCAAGAATATGCTTAAAACGATGCTCACCTGCCCGTTTAGTAAAAAAAGAATTACTATCGGACTGAGTAAGGCCTCTAGAAGAAACTGGAATTATTTCAGCTGTTTTTACGCCAAAATCCCAGCCACCAACGTCGATACATTTATACATAACTTAATTGTAACTTACTGAATAGGTCGCCCCGTAACGGCGCCGCGCATTGCCTGAAACGGGTGTCGATACGCCTGCCCCATAGATGCTCTCAGGCCATTAAGAAAAGTAGGGCTTTGAGCTGCGGCAGGAGCCGGTGCCGCTGGCATTTGTTGTAGCGTAGGTGCCGACCTATGTGCAGGTAAGGTTCTAAGCTCCCGCTGTAAGTCTCGCTGTGTAGTGGTAGCTAATTTAGCTAAATAAGCTTGCCCGATGGTCATATTAGTTATAGTTGAAAAACTTTTTCTTTTTATTATACGCTACAACTTAGACCTAAAAAAAAGGAAGTGGCTACTAAACCGGCTTCCTTTTCCAGTACGCAGCTACCGCAAAATAGTAAAGCTCCGCGCCTGGTTCCGTGCATACCAGAATACACACGATTGAAACTATTACGAAAAGTAACAGCCAAATCAAACATTTTGTAAACTTGGAGAACTTCATTTGACACCTCCATCAATAAAGGGTTTTCCTTCAACTTTTTATACCCCAAAACATAACATGTTTTTACGTAAAAAAAAGAGGAGCCGAAGCTCCTTGATGACTAAAATGTTAGTGGTGTTAGTAGTTTTACTACTTCAGACATTCTAATCGCTTTGCCGTCAAAAACTTTGCGACCGTCTTCCGTGAGCCTCTCAGCCTCCTGACGAAGTTCCCTCTCTGCGGCAGCCTCACTATCAAAAGCTGCCAAGTACCAACTGACGCCATGACCGTCATCCAATTTGTGCATCATTAAGTAATCCATGGTAATGTTCCTTTCCATTGTTAGAGCTAATGATTACCACTTTTTAATACCAGCTAAACTGCTGCTTTTTAACACCGACATATTTCCCTATCAATCCAAGCATCCCATTTCTCTTGATTTTGGGAATGAGTATGAGAGTGCAAAATCCCAGCCGTACCTATAGCACTCTCACTGTTGGTTCTCACATTAGAAATCCGCCTGGGATTTAACGCGGGAAAATTATGATTCCCAAAAAAAGAAAATAACCTACGAGCATAATCAATCCTTATATTTGAGCTAGCGTCTAGCTGAAGTGCCTGTATCAAGAATTGATCATCCACAATATACTGTTGCATATTCTCCCTAAATTGCGGTCTTTTATTAAAGAACCTTACTATCGGATGATCGGCATTATTTCTGAACGCCTCATTTAATTTGAAGGTCTCTTGCAGAAGATGAATTACTTCGTTTATCTCTCCGGCATACGTCCCAGTATTTGCATAGCCCTCGGAACCGTAGCCAGCCTCAATAAGATACGCAAACTCTGGGTCGCTATATGGATGCAAATTAGCCGCAACCGCTGGTGCAAAGATTACACCGCCCTGATACGCAAGATTGAAGTCGTCTAGGATGTCTTGATGATTTTTGACAAAGACAACATCGCGGACATCGACAAAAAAAGCATATTTGAAGGTCGTGAGATTAGCTACAAGGTAATTATGTAGCTTGATGTATTTCTGTAAGAAATTAATCCAAGGTTCTCCGTAAGAGATATATGTGAGCGGGATTTGAAAGTAGTCAGCTGTTCGTTGAATAGAGGCTGACATTTCTTGGGGATTGGGGTAATCACAGACAGTAGCAAATACTGTATTGTCCTTTGTTGCATAATGCATCCAAGTATTATAGCTAACTTCTCGCCCACGAGCCAGCGAAGTGATGGATCGCGTAAGTATTGTCAGTAAAAGCCGCCATTTTATGTGTTCCCCAATCCATCGGACAAAAATACTCGCGAGGGAAGAGCGTAAAACCACAAATAGTTTGCTTTTGACCGTTCAAAACAAGTCCGTGAGAAAGGCAAGCGGCGGTTATATCGGTAACATTTGTAGTTAAATCTAATGACCCATCTTCATTAACAAACCGACGACTGGCATATCTTTCAAGTAGTTCTACAAAAAGAGGATGCCCTTTTTGACAACCCATAATTGCCGTAGGTATCTGCTTGTCGGACTCGAAACCAGACACTGCTTCAAGATCCAAAAATACATCAATCGGTTTTATAAGTTCACAATCTGCATCCAGATAAATACCGCCATAATTGACAAGCGCCCAAAGGCGAACATAATCCGACACAAAAGCCCACATTTTTGACTCGTAGGCTTCTTTCGTGTACGCACTCAGATTTATATCAAAATTACTTTCATTCCACTCCTTGATTTCGTAATCAGGACAAAACCTTTGCCAACTCTCAATACATCTCAGAGCCAAAGGAGGTAACGGGTTGCCGCCGAACCAACAATAATGGATTAATTTCGGGATCATACTGTATCGACATTTTAACAAAAAGGAGGCGGTAACTGTACAACCCGACCTTCCGTCTGCTCTACATAAGCTGTGGATGCCGCATTAGACGTTGCTGTCGTTTCCGTAGCTAACTTCAAAATACCAGCTGGTACTTTACTTATTATTTTCATAGCTCTCCGCCTCCGACTGATAACTACCTGCTTCACCGCCCGACGAATTTCGACGACGATGGTGCTTCTCTGCGAGTGCGAGTAAAGACACCGCACCTCCTAATAATGCTGCGGATCGGAAGTTAGCTCCCTGATCCTGATTTGGCGGCGCATTAGACATAAACCCTAACCCAGCGCCTGCGCCGCCTCCAAGTAACCCGCCAAGAAGAATATTCCTACGTTTGTCGGTAAAAGAACCAGCAACACCCCCGATTAACGCGCCAACACCACCACCAATAAGAGGACTCTGTAAATATAAATTTCGATCAAATGCTACCTTCTCTAAATACGCTTCACCGATTATTTTCATACCGTAATTTTACTTCACCACTTTGACCAAAAAAAGGAGCCGTAAGGCTCCCTATGTTTCTTGTGCTACCTAACTGGCAAAGATCAATTAGTTTTAGTTTGCAAAGTTGCGCATGACATTTGCGGCTTCGGTGTCTCGCTTCAAGAGTGCCTGAATATACGCATCCCTCAATACGGAATTGTTGTTAGTTTTACGTGCGTTACGTAAAATATCTGGTTCGATACTGCCAAAAGCATCTCGTAATTCCATATCGCCTAAATGATGTTGAAATTGTGGCCCATTTAATAAACCGTGTTCACTGGATGCCCAGCCTATACCGCCGCCCGCTAAACCGCCCAAGCCAGCACCTATTAATGCATTACGTCTTTTCTTTTTAGGATCTTCGGTCAAAAAATATCCGCCTAACCCTGAACCTAATGCGCCGATTCCAGCACCTAAGCCAGCAGCTATTTCAGGCCGCTCTGTCCTAAAAATATCTCGCAAGCCAGCTGACGGTTTACTATTATTCAGCTGAAAAGTTAATCGTGTAGTTCTATCGGGAATATTTGACATCTCTATTTCATATTCCGTAGGATTGCTGCTAATTTTAGCTGGGCATCTTTAGTCTCTTCGTCAAATTGCCCTATTTTCATGTCCATTGGCGGAATAGGCATAACATTAGTTCCTGGAATACCAACTTCTTCTTCAAGTTGCTGCTTTTCAGAATCTCGCTTCTGCTGCTCAACAATCGCTCGGCTCATTTCAGCAGCATCTACAACACTTGGAGGAATTGGTATGTCGAGATGATTAAATAA